GGAACTACAAGATGACTGCTACCGAAAAAAGTATTTTGCGGATGTTGAAGGATGGCAAAAGCCAGAATTCTATCGCTAACGAATTGGGCGTTCCTCGCTCAATGGTACAGCGTGTGTCCGACCAGGAGCTGGGTGTTGATCCGGCTTCTTTGAAATCTCTGACCACTGAGCAGATTGAGATGATCCAATCTCAGAGCAATTCCGGGGAAAGCAATGCTACCCTGGCGGCGGCTTATGGGGTCAGCGCCAAAACTATCGCCCGTGCTCTGATGGTCCGTATCGTGAAGAAAGCCAACAACATCACGGTGATCTCTCCGATTAAAACATCGGACGCCACGCAAGAATTCGAAGTGCTGGAAGGTGGCGTGGCTGTATACGAAAAAGACGACGAAGAGTGGTATGTCGGCAAATTCATGGAGAATCACGGGCAATTTCTGTGTTTGCGTTATACGGACGACAGCTATGACGTGATCAAAGCAGCCATGATACCGCGCGATCAGCTGAAGGCTTCAGAAAATTCTAACAAGTTTTCCTCTAAACAAGATGGCGATAAAATCGTTGCGCTGGCCGAAGTGGCTGCGGCCTTGGTTGAAGGTTACAAAGGTGAAATGTCCGAAATCACGGTTGTCTTGCCTGATGATGACACGTATCCGATGCGCGGCTCCATGGACGCCCGCCGCCGGGTCGGTTATTACGACAGCATCCTCGGTCGCACCCTGCGTCTCGCTCTTTCTTCGGTGACTTTCAAAGTCAAACTGAAAGAAGTGCAAGAAATGACCGATAAACAGACCAAGACTGAATTCGGTGATAAGGAACTGAGCGTGTTCTTGAATGAACACCAGATCATGATCCTGCCGGAGAGCGTTGTTATCGTAATCGATGGCAAACCGGAAACGATCACGACCAGCCATCAGTCCTATGACCGCATCGTTGAAGCGATTAAATCTCGCGATATCAAGCTGGCATATACTCTGATGAAGCCGCGCGAAGCGATTGGAAAATTCGCTTCCGGCCTGGTAGATATTAGCGAAAATCGGGTGCGTTGGTCCGGCCATGATATCACTGGCACGAGCGTCGCCAAACGCATCCTGACGCTGATGCTGCGTGGCGACTACAATAACCTGCAGCGCCTGACGAACTTCCTGGATAAGATGTTCCAGAACCCGAGTTCGTCCCTGGTACAGTCTGGCCGTATTTATGAGTTTATGGCATACTCGGATATCGAGATTGCCGAAGACGGCGATATCATTCTGTACAAATCGGTCCGTGGCAATTACATGGACAAGCACTCTGGTACTATCGACAACACGCCGGGGACGATTGTACGCATGGCGCGTTCCTTCGTCAATGATGACAACAAAGACCTGTGCTCCTATGGGCTGCATGTCTGCTCGCTGGCATATTTGAAGCAATGCTTCGGCCATCTGGGCCAGCGCGTTGTTCGTTGTAAACTGAACCCGAAAGACATCGTGTCTATCACTGATGACTTCAAGTCCAGCAAAATCCGTTGCTGTGAATACCTGGTGTTGGATGATTACACCGCTGAGTACAACCGTCAACACAAATCTATCGACGTTGAAGGGCTTTATCGTTAATCGCGACAGCGTAAAATAAGGGGCTTCGGCCCCTTTTTGTTGGAGTTAATTCATGGAAACCAGAGATGTTTATTTCAAATATGGTCGTCAAACATTTGGGCCTTATAGAACATTGAAAAGTTCTTAATCGACTCTTTCCAATTCGACGGTGAAATGCGAGAATATTCATATAAACATTTCCCGGTAAGGAATATTGAAGGAAACCAATTTGTAAAATTATTCTGTCGTTGTGAGGCATGTGATTTTAATGACGACGGTCGCTGTATGCATGAATATCAATGTAATTGCTGTGGTAAATATATCAAAGTCTATAGGAGAACTGAACATGGCCAAGGCACCGAAAGTTAAAGATACTACTGTTGTTGACCCAATCACCGCAGTAGAAGAACAGAAACTCCCATCATACCTGCAGCGCGTCCTGGATAACATCCCGAACGTTGGCGACGGCGCGACAGTTTATGCTGGCGACTACGGTTGGGTGTGTGAGCACAAAAACGGCGATAAGGAGCTTCTGGAGGAGCTAACCGGGCTTGCTGGGACTCTTAAACGTTATGGTCGCGACAAATTCGGCCGACCGATAGAACCCGGTACGGTCATCAGCACTGACATTACGGTGGAAACTTTGAATCTTCTGGATATCAACGATCTATCCGTGTTGGGCGAGCCTCTGGGGATTGTAGAAACTGATCGGGACAAATTGATCGCCAAATTGATCGAAAAACTTCAGATTAAATAAGTCCAGTGTACAACAGCTGAACTTATTCTATATGCCTATTGTTGATGAAAGCAATTTAATGGAATACGCTCTGAGGCATTATATTACTCCTTGTGTCTCAAGAGATGATTTGATGGTGGACATTCAGCGAATTTCGCTAATTAATCAATCATTGAAACGATTTGTCCCCGGGAAAAGCCCCCGAGTCCTTATCAATCAATTGATTACGCTTTTCAACACATTTGAAACTGAAGCAGTATGCCGAATGTTAGTGTTGAAAACTGACAAGTCCCAACATCCTCGTCTGAAAGCAGCGTTGTTGACGTTAGGTGTATGGAGAGACGATTTATGTTCCGGTTCTTATGAACCAGATAACGAGCTGATGATGGCTCTGAACAACGATTTGGATGAGTGGAGGAAACCATGCCAACAATCAATGTATTAGTCGCGCCGTATGTTGTACGCAACAAGCCGGAGACCGAACGCGGTCATGTTGTTACCGGGGTTGCCAAGGGCTGGCAGAAAACCAGCCTGAACCAAGACCCGAACGAAATTCTGACCGAATGTAAAGGTCTTGATGCACTGCTGACCAAGTCTAATTTGCAAGCAGACGGTGTGACCAAAATCGATCCGACCAAACCCGTGGGCTTCCTGGTGTCTTACGAAATCCACGACCCCAGCGCGGTTCTGACCACTGGCCTCACTATCACCCCGGCGACCGCCAGTGGTGAGATCGGTCAGATAGTTGAACTCGTGGCAACCGTCGCCCCGGCGAATGCGACCTATAAAGGCGTCAACTGGTATTCTGGCGACGTGACTAAAGCAGTCTATATCGGCGGCGGTAAATTCAAACTGCTTCAGCCCGGTTCCGTGACCGTCTATGGCGTCACTGTAGAAGGCAACCATACTGATTCAACCGTCATCACAGTCGCGGGCGCTTTGTCCCTCTCAACCGATCTGACGGCAACCAAAGACGTGACAGGTGGTGAAGACGCGACGTTTAGCGTTGTTGCTACTGGCGGGACTACCCCGTACACTTATGTGTGGCATTTCTCTGACGTTCCGGGCGGCGCAGGTTCGGTTATTGACGCTGGCGCCAACGCGACTGCATCAACCGCTAACCTGGTTGTGACTGCTGTGGATGCTGCTGACGAAGGCGAATATTGGTGTGTTGTTTCTGACGCCGATGGCCATTCAGTGACTTCTACCCGTTGTGAAATGGCTGTAGTCTAATATGAAGACCTTCAAGGATTTCCTTGAAGATTCTTCTCCTCCTGCCACCACGACCGCCGATGTGGGGAAACCCGAAGGCGGTATGGTCAAGGAACCCGTGAAGAAACCGAAGGATCTTGAAGAGGAATCAGAGTTCAAGAAAATCTTTGGGAATATCTTCAAGGATATTGACTTCAGCAAAGCCAAGAAATGGAATTTCAGGACAGGCAAATATGATGAATAAAAGAGGCTTCGGCCTCTTTTTCTTTATGTGTTACTCGGGGTATAATCCACCAGTTACCTATTATCTTATTTATAGAAACGCCAATTTGTTTACTCTAAGAATGGTTGTCATTCTCGGCTAGATAATAGGGGCTTTGGACCCTATTAATCAACCAGAGGAGGTGTGAAATGGTACGTTTACGTCATAAACCAAATCAGTTCGCCCTGGGAATGCTTTGTGGTATATCATTCATGATATGCCTGGAAAACGCAGTCAGTCTTGTTGCTGCCCCTGACTTTCCTTTGGTCAGATTTATATTGTCTGGGCTGTTTGGTGCTGTATCTGTCGTCAGTTTCTTGATCGCATTCAGGAAATTATAAATCTACTACACACAGCAATATATTGATTTGAGATTCCTATATCATGTTCCTATTAATCAATGTTCCAAAAGATCGTATGACGCCGGATAGCGAAGGCAAGACACATTACAACATTTACAGTCGGAGCCGCACCGAGCTGGGGAGATTCCTGTCTCATTTTGCATACCATCCTATGGATACTGTCGATGGCGTTTTCAACTCTATGGAAGGCTACTGGTATTGGCTCAAATATCGGCACGATGACCTGCGTAGCCTTTATGGAAATGATGCCAAACAATTCGGTCAGACTCTGGCCAAGTCACGCATCGTGGTATTATCTCCTGACGATCCCAAATTTAAACGCGACATCATTGCAGCAACAAGCCAAAAATTGCTGACGATGCCGCCCAAGCTGCGTTTCCAATTAGCCCACAGCCGCCTTCCCCTGATACATGCATATGAACATCAGGGAAAATATAGTTTTCAAAACTCTATGGGCTTTATCATACAACATATCAACCGCTTTCGCCTAGAAGGATATTTGAAATGAAATTTCTGCGTAATATTGTCAATACGTCATATGAATGTACTGTGGTCAATCCAGATCGTTCTCCATTTTTCGTCTTCTGTAAACTGGTGGAAGAAGTATGTGAACTTTCCGATGTTTACCACGGCATCGCAGCTTCAGAACCACTCAATGGAGAAATAGCTGACGTGATTATCTCTGCAGTTGATCTTTTGTATGTCTGTGATTACAAAGATGCACAAATCCATGGTAATATGACGAAAGATGAAATTATTGATTCAATTATTACACAAATGGCATTGGCGCAAGGATATTCTGATTTCCGCCAATATTCCCTTGAAGACCACCTTTTCTGTGATACCACCACAGGACCAGAAAAGAATTTAGCTATGATCCATCATATGAAAGGGCGTATCACCAGATTGCTAAACCAGCCACAAAGATCTACCGATAATTTAAACTTCCTGGTGAGCACTTTAATCAGATACACAGCTCAATTGGCATTGTCATACGGTTGCGCCCCTCAATATGGGACTGATGAAGGAAGAACGTATTATCATTGTGCAGAACCGTCATCGATTAGAATAAAAGTTGAGCACGCATTTGATCACAAAGTCGAAAAGTGGCGGGGCAAATTTGGTCTATAAGCCAATCCCATACATAATCTTGTGTGTTTACATTGACGGGATAGGACGATGACCAGTAACGTTAACATTGAAAGAAAGTACAAGAAGCTCTCCCATGTAGAGCATATCCTTCTTCGCCCAGAACGCCATCTGGGCAGTATCCGTTCAACTTCCGGAACGGTTTGGGTGTATGATCCCGTAAAAGATCAGGTTGTATTCAAAGACAACTTTACCTATTCCCCGGCGCTGATCAAACAGTTCGATGAGATTATCACGAACTGTGTTGACCATAGCAAAACTCCTGAGGGGAAACGCCTCAACGAGATCACTGTTACGGTAATGGCGATGAATGGCCAGATCATCGTTGCTGACAACGGCGGCATCCCTGTGGTAAAACACGGTGAGACCAAAGAGTGGCTCCCGGAGATGCTCTTCGGTTCCCTGTATGCTGGTAGCAACTTCAACGATGATGACGAAGAGTACAACAACAAGAAGTCTGGTGGCCAGAACGGCGAAGGCGCTTCGCTCGTAAACGTGTTCTCAAAATGGTTCCGGGTGTCTACCAACGACGGCAAGAAGTCTTATCTCCAGACGTTTGAGAACAATATGAGCAAACGTTCAGAGCCGACGATCAGTAATCTGAACGCGCCGGGTACGACCATCGCCTGGATTCCGGATTATGAACGTTTGGGTATCAAAGGTCTGGATAACAATAACCTCCTCATGATTTATCGCCGGGCATTTGAAGTAGCGGCGTGTAACCCTCGTCTGAAGATCGTCCTTAATGGCAAGCCTATCCGGATTGATCGCTTTGGTCATTTCGTGGATTACTTCTGCCAGGGTTCATCTGTAGACGAATCGGGTGATTGGTCTGTTGCTATCGCGCCATCCAATGGCACGTTCATGCATGCGTCATATGTCAATAGTATCGCTACTCACGTCGGCGGCCCACATGTTGACTATGTTGCCGACCAGATCGTCGCTGCAATTCGTACCCCTCTGTCCAAGAAGTTCAAGACAGAATTGAAGCCAGCGATGATTAAAAACCACATGATGCTCTTCATATCGGCGGACATTGATAATCCTCGGTTCGATAGCCAGACCAAAGAGCGCATGACTACACCCGTCAGTCAATTTGGGACAACGTACAAACCGTCTGACCGCTTGATTCGTAAGGCGCTGGAATATGTTACCATCGGTCTGGGTAAGGAACTGGCGGCTCTGCGTAATGATCAGGATGATGCCGAGTTTGAAAAGGCCAAAAAGGAAATTACCAAACGGGATTATCGTGAGATTGAAAAGTATTATCCCGCGACCGCTCGTTGTGATCGTTCAGGCTGTGTACTGGTGTTGACAGAAGGGGATAGTGCATCTAACCCTATCCTCAATGCCCGTGACACCAAGAAGATCGGCTTGTTCCCTTTGCGTGGTAAATTCATCAACTGCCTGAATGCTTCACGCACCAAGGTAATGGCCAATGAAGAATTCAAGAACCTGTGTACTATCCACGGCGGCGCAGTACCGGGACAACCGATTGACACCAGCCGTTATCCTTGCACGGTTGTTGCTACGGATGCGGACGATGACGGCATTCATATCCGTGGGTTGTTGATTACCATGTACTGTACGTTCTGGCCGGAATACGTCCGTGAAGGTCGTCTGAAACTCCTGCGCTCACCGTACATGCGTGTGTGGTGTGGTAAAGAGATGCATGAGTTCATGAACAATGCCGAATATGAAGAGTTCATGAAAACTGCAGCGGCCAAAAAGATCACGAAGAAGAAATATCTGAAAGGTCTTGGCGGCAACAGTACTGAAGATTTCAAACGTATTCTAAACAATCTGGATGCGTATACTACGACCGTCGTATTAGACGATGCCTACAAGAATTCATTGAATGATGGCTTCGGTGATAAGGCGTCTGATTATCGCAAGACCTGGTTTAGTGACGTTTGCTTGTTTGAAACAGAGGATGAATAAGATGGTTGCCAAAAGCATTACAGTAACATCATTTGTCAACACCGATCACAAGGAGTTTTCGGTCGTTAACAGCGTCCGCCAAATTCCTCTGTTAATTGACAGCCTCAAGCCCAGCCAGCGCAAAATTTTGTTTGCTGCAATGGAATACGGTAAGGAAGAGATCGTTGACCGCCTGGGTATGTTTGCCGCCGCCCGTACCAATTACAAATCCGGCGGTGAGAACATGAGCAACACTATCGTCAATATGGCACAGGCTTTCCCAGGGACGAACAATATTCCGTATTTTGACCGTGATGGTCAGTTCGGCTCAATCATGGGTAAAGAAGCGTCATCACCGCGATATATTTCTGTAGCGGTATCTGATGTTATTCGTAAGATCTATCGGAAAGAGGATGAGGGCATCCTGGAATACAATTATCTTGGCGAAGAAAAGTTGGAGCCTAAGTTCTTCCTGCCCGTTATCCCAATGTTCCTTGTGAATGGTCTGAACGGTATAGGCAGCGGTTATGCTACCAACACCCCATGCCATAGCATAAAGTCCGTTCTGGATGCCCTGAGAGCGCTTCTCCGTGGCGAAGACCCAATCGCCTTGAAACCGTATTGGAATGGTTACAAAGGGGAGACAGGATACACTGAGGAAGGCCGAGTGTACTGTCGCGGTGTGTACGAACGTCTCAATGCCACCACCTTGCGCATAACTGAAGTCCCAGTGGGCTGGTTCGCCAAGGATTATGAAACAAAAGTCATTCTCCCTCTGTACAAGTCTGGTATCCTGACCGAATACGCAAACGATTCCACAGAAGATGGTTGGGATATTACTGTTGTTTTCAAACGCGGTGAATTGTCTAAGCTGGACGATGCAAAGGTAGAACAGATGTTCCGTCTATACTCGGCAGAAATGCCAACCTGGACCTCCTGGAACGAAAGCGGTATTATCCAACGCTTCAATGGTTGGAAAGATATGTTGTATGCATTCTTCAACTATCGCCTGGAACGCTATGAAGACCGTCGCCAATACCTGTTGAATGATCTCAACACCCGTATCCACAAAATGAACAATCGTGCTTTGTTCATTGAATGGGCAACAAAAATAGACCTGAGACAAAAAATTGACGTTCTAAAATCCCTCTTTATGCAAGATTACCCGGATTTTGATGGTGACCTTGACGATTTATTCAAGATGTCATTGTCCTCTATTACATTGGACGCCCGCGAGCGCCTGTTGAACCAGATTAAGAATCTGGAAATTCAACGGGACGAGTTAAATAAGAAACAGGACATAGATCTTTACAACGAAGATCTAGATGAGTTGGAAACTCTGCTCGGTCTATAATACAGGGGGCCAAAAGCCCCCGCCAATTGCGAGGGCTTTAATATGTTCTATTTCCGCAGCATTTCCGTTCTGGTGTTCCTTGCCTGGGTGCTTGACATATGCATCCCTCGCTTCATCTCAGAAGAAGTCGCATTCGCCCTTTTAGAAGAAGGGGAAGGTGAAGATTTCGACGCCTATGTTCCCATATGTTCTTTGAAAGATATCACTGATGAAGACGATGATATTGTCATGGTCGGAACTATGCGTTCCTTCAATCTGTTTGGCTTCGCTTTGTTGCCTAAACTGATCGGGGAATTGCGTCCTTACAACCCATATGAAGAGATGGAAAGCTGATGAGCAAACTTCTGAGTTCTAAACTGTTGTCCATGGGCAATTCTATATATTTTCAATGTCCTGGTTGTAATATGCTTCATCCATATCGCATAAGAGGACAAGCGGCTGGCCCGATGTGGAGTTGGAACAACAATGTTGGATCTCCTACATTCACCCCAAGCCTTTTGGTGAATCCATTAGATCCTCAGAGCCGCTGCCATTTGTTCTTGACGGATGGCAAAATACAATTCCTTGGAGACTGTTTTCACGATCTGAAAAATCAGACTGTGGATATGGTCGATATCCCTGAACCTGAAATATGGATTGAATAGATTATGAAACTACTTGGTTATTTCCGCGAACTCCCCGGCGGCACAGGAAGATTGTTCTCTGAGGTCAAAGGGACCCCAGATCATACAATGGTTGCCTTGTATGCTCGGGATCTACCCAAAGAAGGCCAATGGCAGCGCCGTGTTGTGGCAGCAGCCAACAAATATGGTGAAGTGATCGTGGCCGCTGATCGTCACCACAGCCGATTCATGAATTCGCAATTAAGAATTCTAAAAGAGGCGGGAGTTATCAGTTCAACTCACACCAGGGAACAAGGGTTCATCGATAACGAAGGAAATTTCCTCACCCGTGAAGAAGCGGCTATCGTCGCTAAAGAAGCCGGGCAAGTTAACCAAGTTCGTCTGAAGAATACTCCTTTCAATCAGCTTTTCTCCGAAGACCTTTATTGAATAAAAAGGCGGTATTATTACCGCCTAATCCCATAACTGGTAGATGACCATGGCCAAATTTGAACCCGGTGATATCGCGCAATTTCGGGCTATATCACGCCGATTAAAAATGTATGAATTAATCCCAGAAGAAATCGATGAAGATGTGAAGGGGATGCTGGAAGGGATGTTTGGATCATCTGTTGGCAACGAATTATTCGAGTTGTTAAAGATGGCGTCTGACAATAATTTCATCGAATATATTTCTGAAAATGCGCTGGAAAGCGTGATAAAGGGGGATCGTTAATGCCTGAGTTCGAAAAATATTTTGACCCGGCGACCACCCCTGCGTATCTCAATCGGATCGTAAAAGAAATTGCTTTCCGTTTAATGTCCAAAGGATTTGGGGTTAACCTCATCGCCACTGACGAGAGAACATCTATCGTGTCCATCAACAATAGTGAAGGGCATAGCGGCGTTTTTTGCCTTGAATTTGTTGATGACATCAACATTACCTGGAGAAGAATTATATGACAACGTATATCGTCCGCGGTGGGGATTTGTTGGAAGCCGCGAAAAGTTTCAATCTTATTAACGGATTCGCCCACGGCGCGAATTGCTGGTCGGTAATGGGGGCGGGTATCGCCAACTTTGTCCGTCTCGGTTTCCCTGATGTCTGGCGTGCAGACCAAAACGACGAGCGCGGCCCGGAGCAGCGGCTCGGTGGTATGTCGTATGCGTTTGATCGGGACACAGGCGTTTGGGGCTTCAACCTGTACACTCAATTCTATACGGGTCCAAATGCCCGTATGCCTTCCGTTATCAGTTCTGTGCAGGTGATGTTTGAACAACTTCACGAGATCATGGAAGCGAAGGATACTGAAACGGTATATATCGGCCTTCCCGCTATTGGCTGTGGTATCGGTGGCCTGAATCTGTATGACGTTGTACGCCAGGTGGAAGCGCTGGCCGAAACATTGTATGAAGATACGCGCCGCCGGGTTGTTCCTGTGTTCTACATTATGGAAGTAGACAAGTTCGCGGAAGACATGGAAAATCTGAACGCGCTGGATGATGACATCAACGTCGTCGATTCTGAAGAAGAAATCATCCGCGTGGAGGGTAAAAATGTATAAATCAAATTTTTTGGCCGTGGCTGACAGTGAAACTCTCGGCCGCTGGGATGATGCTGTTGTGTTGTCCTGGGCGCAGACAATAGCTGATTTGACCAAGCGTTATACTCTTCAGCAACTGGTCGAAGAACGCACCACATTCATTAAGCTGAACGTCAAAGAGCAAATGGAACTCGGTCGCGTTAAAGAAAAAGTGACCGTCGATTGGTGGCTGGGGAACGGGAAATATAATCCATGTGATGCTGCCCGTGAAGTCAGCCTTTATCCGAAGGAAGACGATATCTCTATCTATCAACTCGCCGACGAGATCCGCAAAGGTTGTCATCGGCTGGGGGTTGATCCCCGTTCGGTTGACTGGTGTGACCGCAACCTGTTTGATCTGCGTAAGGCCCAACACATCATTGAAGTCACCTGCGGGCAATACTCCAATGAGCCATGGGACTACCACCACACGTTTGATATCGTGAGTTGGCTGAAAGGTGTTGGCCAGATGGATCGCTATGCCGGCATCAAGGCATGGGAACTGGAAGGCATGGTATACCATGATCCTCGTTATGATGCTGCGCTGGATTGGCTCCGCATCCAGAAAACCATGGAAGATATGATGGGATTAAAGGTGGAATAATGTTTGTTTTCACTGCCATCGGTATGTTATTTGTGGGATGCATTGTGCTCATCGCAATTTATTTGGTCTATAGCAATTATATCCATCCATTGTTCCAGGCAATCAGCTTAACCCGCTGGCAAATCGCATGTGTGAAACCAACTCGGAAAGTAACTTTCAAAGACTTCTGGGCATGTATATGTCATTATTATGAAGTTGGTGGCTGGGTAGGGACTCGCACCTGGAACGATCTTGGTGAATGGCGTGGAATAGGCCGATGGGAAGTTTATAAATCTGATAAAGATGAAGCCCCGTAAGGGGCTTTTCTATATACGAAATAACGTATTATTGTGATATATCTATCTAACCAGAGACGAATCATGAGCATACCTCGTACCAAAACTGCCAGAACTGCCACATTCAATGTTGGTGGTGTAGAATTATACCATCATTATGCCCGTGATTCCCACGGTGTTACGACCAACACGTATATGGCCGATAGTCATATTGTGACCAAGGAAGAATTCTATAAAATCATTCAGGATTCTTTAAAGGGGGCGGAACGGTATATTGCCCAGGCTCTCGGAATGATTAGGGTGTAATCATTGACGGTATGTTAATCAATTTCTATAACGATCTCACAGGAAAAGAATATGGCGGGTAAAGTTTTCTTTTTGGGTGATCCCCACCTGAAACATAAAAAGATCCCCAAATCACGTGGGTTTGAAACAGTCGATGAACACGACATCGCAGTTATCGACAGCATATTCCAAACGTGTGGCCGGGATGATTCCTTGATCATTACGGGCGACACATGCTTCGGTGGCCCGGATGCTTTTATCCAACTGATGCGAGAAGGCGCGGCGCGTAACCTACCAAAGATGCATGGCAAGGTTCCTGATGATTGGCGGCCCAACTTCAACATCAAAGTAACCCAAGGGAACCACGACAGCTTTTCAATGCTGATGCAGTTATTCCTAAGTGAATGGATCAGCAAATTCGGTTCTTTGTTTGAATACAAGATGGCTCGGAGTGACGGCAGCGTCTCCAAAGTGATTGTCACTCATGTGCCCGTACTCCTGGATCGTTGGGAATATAATGTTCACGGGCATTGGCATTCCCGCAAAGTAGGGAACCCGGATTACCTGAACTCAAGCTGGGATCATTTACGCCGCCCGGCTACGTTTGAAGAACTGTTACAGCTGCACAATGGGGAATCATTATGATAATCGGTATCGATTTTGATGGGACGTGCGTTACCCATGAATACCCTCTCATCGGACGCCATATCGGTGCTGTAGAGATTCTAAAGAAGTTGGTGGATAAAAATCATCTTCTGATTCTGTTCACCATGCGCAGCGGGAAACAACTTGAAGAAGCGGTTGATTGGTTCCAGTCATTTGATATCCCGCTGTATGGTATCAACAAGAATCCCACACAGCATGAATGGACAGATTCACCAAAAGCATATGCGCAATTGTATATTGACGACGCTGCTCTTGGTTGTCCTCTGAGTTATGACCCAATGTCTAAGCGCCCCTTCGTGGATTGGGGTGAAGTTGAAATTATCCTTGAAAGAGCGGGAATATTATGAAAGCGAAAGATACTGTTGTGAAAACTCAAAAGTGGCCTCGCTATACGGGCCATCAATTGAATTATATGTTCGGTATGTTGAAATCCGAAGACAGCAACCGGCTTATTATCAATTCCAAACGTTATGCCAAATCCTGGAAAAATTCTAAAGGTGTCCGCGTTTGGAATTTTACCCCGAGCCGGCATCTGACCAACGTCCTGGGTGATCCTTGGGATACCCAAACCGGGGAGTCTCTGCTCAAGAAAGGGCTGATCGAGCCTTGGTTCACCGTAACCCATGATGGTGGTCATCACGCTCCTGACGGCAATTACCGCTACGCCCGTGGGGAGGTCATCCAGTTCTATCGCCTGACTGCGTTGGGGCGAGAAATCTGCCTGAACTAAATTTGAAAGGTATATTGAAAAAGGAGAGTATATACTCTCCTTAATTCATTAGGAGATGCCATTATGTTGCCGCTAAAAGATTTGTATGAACGTGTGTTAGAGTTGAAGGCCAAAGAACGCCTTTATTCAGAAGAAGCTGCGGAGTTGTCTGACCTTACGGACAAAATTGCCCTGCGGGAAAAATATCTGATGCGTTATATCAATCATTATCCTCATGCGGATAATGTCATAACAACCGCTCTTCAGAAATTTGCGGGCCGTGAAGTCAATGATACGCTGAAAGACGAAATGCGAACCGTCATCAGCAATATCATTCATAGCTGGGTTGCATCCCTGGCGGTTTCATGCAAGTTTGACGGTGAAGACCTGATCTTTATGTTCTCACGAGAGGCCAATATCCATGATTAAGCCCCGTATGATGTTTGCTCATATGAGAGCAGCCCAGGCGTATGGCAAGGCCAGTTATGCCCGCCGTCTCCAGGTCGGTTGTGTTATCGTAGACGAAGAAACAGATCAGCCTGTCTGTATTGGGTGGAACGGTACTGCACCGGGAGAACCGAATATTTGTGAGACTGAAGTTGAAGGGCAGTTGGTCAGCAATGAGAATGTGGTGCATGCTGAAGTTAATGCTTTATTGCGTATACCTGAACATGTGGACAACCGAGTTGATTTAACAATGTTCGTTTCTCACAGCCCTTGCCCTGATTGCACCCAACAAATTATCAAAAGTTGTGCCATCAAAAAAGTCATCTACTGTGAACCGTACAGAATCACCACAGGTATCGTAGAAATGATGAAAGCCGGCATCGAAGTCTATCGTATGGTTGACCAATATGCCGTTCTGAAATACAGTTTTGATGATAAAGGCGAGCTGACCACAACTCCCCTTTGCGTAAACCCAGACAAATAAGGAAAACAAAATGCGTTATGTAGATCGTATGCTCGGCCAGAACGAACAAGTCATTGGCTTTACCCGACCGACTTGGTGGAGTGGGTTTTGGGTTTATTTCTGGGTGGCGGTATTCCTCATCCCGACCTGTGGTATCAGCCTGTTGTTCCTGATCCCGACGGTTATCCGCAACCTGACAACTGAATTCGCTATTACCAACAAGCGAGTGATTGTCAAAACAGGGTTCATCCGCCGTGATGCCGATGAACTTCGCCTGGGTAAAGTCGAGACTGTAAAAGTTGATCAGTCTATCACTGGCCGAATCCTTCGCTACTCGACAATCAGTGTTATCGGAACGGGTGGCACTCGCCTTGTCGCCAAGGGTTGTGCCAAAGGCAATGAGTTCCGTCAGGTGATTTACGACCGCCTGGACAACTGATTATGATTACATCCGGCTATAGTATGGACCTGTATTGCGACTGCGACACTTGCACAAAGGCAACCGCCATTTTTGGAAGCAACACTCCTTCGCAATATTTCGGGGAAACTTATGCAGAATGTGCTAAGCAAGCCAAACAGGACGGTTGGTATCTAAGCCGCGACAAAAGAAAATGTATAGCGCCTGGGCACAAACGATCATAAGTTAAGGCAATAACAGACCATCATCGCGTTCTTTGGGTTCATCCGCTTTGATGGTCTTTTTCATTCGCTCTTTCAATGCTCTGATGTTCTCAGCCCGACGTTTATCATCAATTTCCTTTTCTCTTTTCATTTTGGATCTGAGAGCGAATTGCTTCTTGACGTCAGGGTCTTCCCCCGGTACAAGGTGTTCTTCTGTCCAGATAATAAAAGACCATCCCATCTTTGCACAATGCTCGCGGGTTGCTGTCCACTTGGCCTGATTGACCAGATATGTGCGCATGGAATTATTAAAGGTTGATTCCTTCATCGTCTTCGTTTTCTTTGGTTCCTTGATCTGATCTTTAGGTTTAATTTCAATCAAAGTGATCTTGAGTTCTTCACTATTGGCTGATCTGGTCCATACTTTCAAATCCATGAAATAACGATGTGGACGGCCATCAACTGGTGAAATATAAGGAATGACAGTTTCTTCAGATGACCAATAAACAATAGCCGGGTTCGTATCACAAAATTTGAATGCAACCAGTTCCAGGGAAGACCGGAAGACGATTTTATGAATGTCACCTTTATATTTCTTGGGGTTTATGGGGGCGTATTTCCCCTGAAGATACATAGCCATAATTGAGTCCTAAATAGTGTCAACATTCTATTTCTAATTAAGGGCTGCAGACCATGGCGAATTTCAAGTCTACCCTGGATAAGATCAAAGTTCTGAACACCAAAGGCTTGACACAGGCCCAGAAGCAATTGGTCTATCCTCTGGATATTACCGGGGGCAAAACCCTTGGTCATTATGTTCTGTTTAACATCAACCGGATCTCTGGTTCCTCTTACGGGAGTACGGCAACACAGACGGTTCAGAATCCTATCCAGAACCCGCTGGGAAACACTCCTGTCGTGTATGGTGCCAAGTCAGGATCCATCAGCAAATATGCCTGGGCGCGTCACGTGCGTTCTAATGAGTCCATCGTCCTGTGTATGCCCGAATCCATTACAACCAACTACGGTGTTGGCTGGAACGGCTCTGAGTTGGGTCTCGCAGGTATGGGTGCCCAATTCCTTTCCCGCGCCGCCCAGGATATGAGCCAGTTCAAACTCGGTGATGCTCTCAATGTTGGGAAGGAGATGGGGCGATTTGCTGCCACCAAGGCTATCCAATCAGCATCGGAGTCTATTCCGTTTTTGCCTACGATTAACGCCCATGACACTCTGGAGTTGTTCACAGGCACGATGACAAATCCGTATGTGGAGATGATCTTCCAGGGGGTGCGCAACCGTGAAATCCCATTCACTTTCAAATTCACGCCGCGCTCCCAAAAAGAAGCCAAAATGGTCAGAGAGATCATTCGCCTATTCAAGATGCATATGTATCCTGAATACAAATACAACAAGAACTCCAGCGCGTTCTATCTTCATCCGTCCACATTTGATATCACATTCATGGTACAGGGTGAACGCAACAAATGGTTGCATCGGATTTCGACTTGCGTTCTGTCAAACATGTTCGTCAACGAAACCCCGGATTCGTCATATGCTGTCCACAAAGATGATAGCATTGTGTCTACGCAAATTGACATGACATTTATCGAACTGGAACCTCTGCACAAAGGCCGCTTTGACACCGAAGGCGACAGTTTCTAATCGAGGAGACGATTATGAAATTCTTTGAGAAATTCCCCCTCGTCTGGCATCAGTTAATTGATTGCCAACAGGATGATCAGGTTCTATTACAGAACCTATCGCACCGCGTGATGATTATACAGAAAATTAAGGACATCGAAGGGCTTCTCCTGCCTTATAACATCTATGACGGGGAAACGCCCCGGTCCTTTGCAGAACGTGTCTACGGGTCCTTCGAGCTGTTTTGGATACCATGTATGATCAACAGCATTATGGATATCAATAACGACTGGCCAAAACCAGAGCAACGGATAGTTGAAGAATTAATTGCTCAATACGGTTTGGATGGTATGTGGGACATCAAATACTATGTCGACCAGTTTGGGCATGAGACCGATGCCAGGGCTATCCGTATGGCTTATGGTCTCAACGGGATGGATGATTCCCAAATTATTGCAAATTATGGCCTGACCGGAGTATCATATCACGACGATGCCATCAACAAAAACCAGGCGAAACGCGCAATTCAAGTGCTTGATCCCGATTATGTTTCCATGTTTGTCAGCCAGCTGGAACAGGAGCTGAGTAAATGATTGAGAACAAAGAGTCACAAGACGGTATTTTAACCCCGTCCACGACGTTTGATTTGAAATATATGGCCATCCTTCCTCATACCCCGGAAGGAGGAACCCCAACGCCGTATGATCTGACTTCATTATTCCAAGAATTCAACATCTATCAAGATTTGGGTTTGGAAGAGAACGTGTCGCCATCGTTGACAGCCAATGTGTTGATCAAGGAAGGCTGGGATATTCTGGACACGATGCCAATCCTTGGTGGCGAAGAAGTCGTGATATCATTCAAATCCCCGGCGGCTACAGATTACACTGCATTATCTTTCCGGGTCAGCCGGGTTGGGCGTGTTGCTGATGAGTCAAATTCCTCAGCCAAGAAAGCGTTCTGGTTACACCTGGTGACCACTGATGCATATAAAGACAGCATGCTGCGTAAATCGGTTGGGCTTCAAGGATCATATTCCGATATGGCGGCGAAGATATTTGAGATGCTCGAGTCACGCACTAAATTTGAAGACATCGATCCGACTTATGGTATCCAAGAACGATTTGCAACACCGCTTTGGCCTGTACTCAAGAGCATTGATTACATGGCCCGGCGGTCTTATGATGAAATATTCATGCCCTTTGTTTTCTACGAAGATTTCACAGGATATCATTTCAAAAGCCTGACCACTTTATTCAATCAAGGTAATCAGACTATGACGGCTGAAGAAAAACAAGAAGCCGCTCTTGAAAAGAAATTCTTCCGTGATCCTCAGGACGCCCCGTTGTTGCAGAACAACAACTTCAACTCTGAGCGTTTCATGAGGACGATAATCAAAGCAGAAAAGAAATTGGCCCGTGACCAATTTATGGCGAACTATCATGATGTCCTGGCTGTAGACGAAAGAGTGTACGATTTCAGAACGAAAACGGTCACGCCTACCTCTCGTGTGTACACGGAATGGTTTGCGGATACAGCCCATCTGGATCCATATCCGTTGTTCTCTGACGAATTTAATCGTGAAAACGTTCGTTATCTCGAAGCGCAACCAGACGGTGCTGAGCAAGTTGATTATGCAAAACGTGTTATCAAATTCAGCCTGGCGTCTACGGTCATGCGTTTACTTTTGGTTGGTGACAATCGTCTGAATGTTGGACAGGTATATTATATTGAAGACCTATCAAACAGGCCGAAACAAAATGAAAACCTTGCTGAGTTAAGTAAGTTATCATCAGGCCATTATATCATAACGAAAATTCGTCATAAAATTTCACGCCTGACTAACGATTATCAATGTGTTGCTGAGATCGCTAAAGACAGCATGATTGAGAAGGTTCTGCCTCCTCAGACAAATCAGGCTGTTGCATCTCAACCGACGCCAGTTCCTGTTGACAAAGGACAATCACAGAAGGTGTAAGAGGTGAGCCATGGCTGAGCCAGCACAAACATCCCAGACTGAAGTTGCTCAAGTTCTTGACAAGATCAAGAAAGAGATCATGGAGAGGAAACAACTCCGTGCTCAAAATGAGACCAACAAGCAGTTGGTAAAGATGAACAAAAATCTGGAAAAACTGCAGACTGCTGAAAAGCAGAAAGATGTTCCAGAATTTCAGTTCAAAATCCCTTCGGTCAACGACTTCGTCAATGGCTTCGCTCGAGTGAGTCCGATATTCACTCGAGACTATGGCATTTGGATGAAAGATACCGTTGATGTTGCTGTTGACGGCAACGAAGAGTTGATGAAAATCGGTGAGAAGGTTGACCGCCTTGGGGACCTTATCCGCCAGCCCGCTGATGATACCAATACTGAATATCTGAATCTGATATCAGATCAGTTGAAAGCAGCCAATGATGACAGCCTCAAGCGGTTGGATAATCAAGAAGGAACTCTTGTCGGCATCAGTTCGGATTTAAATCGTATTGGTGACAGCCTGGATGAAGTAAGATGGAATACAGAAGGTATAGACAAGAATTCTTCAGAACAACTCGTGCGATTATCTTCTATTGAAAAGAAAATAGGGAAGACTGGCGGTCATATCGTTAACACCCTTTTGCGCATATTTGACAGCAATGAAAAATGGCGTGAAAAAGAAGAAATGCGCCGGGGTGAGGAAGGAAAAGAAGGGAAACATACTCCTCAGGCAACATCCATTATCCCCAAAGATGATGATCAGAAAGATGAGAACTCATCTGGAATAGGCGCTGCCATAGCAGCGATGTTAGGCCTCAATGCCCTCAAAGGGTTCCTCCTGAAACCGTTCAAGGCAATCGGTTGGGCTGTGGGTGCGTTCATAGGTATGTTCTCCAAAATTGGGGAGGGGATCGTTAAGCTACTCGGCCCGTTTGGTAAAGTTTTGAAGTTTTTGAAGGTTGGCCCCCTGGCATTGATCTCTTCTGTATTTGAATTCGGTAAAGGATTCATTAACGCCAAAGAGATTTTAGGGAAAGCATCCGTGACTATTGTCGACCGGGTGCGGGCCGGGATAACAGAATTGGTCGGCAGTTTCGGTGACTTGTTCGATTGGGTCTCCAAGATCTTTGGGTTTGATACTGACATGGGTAAAAAGTTCCGGCAGTTTACTCTCTGGATCTCTGAGAAACCTGCCCAATGGCTAAACTCTATCATGGATTGGATATCCAACGATCTGTTTGGCGGGATAACCAGGAACACTTCTCTCACTGAGATCCCTGGTAAGCTGGCGGATAATCTTCAGAGCGAACTTATGAAACTGGTGGATTGGGTCACTGGTGGGATCAGTTCGTTTATTGATGACGGAATTGCGGCCGCGAGTAAAACACTGGACAGTATCAAGAAAGGATTCTCAGAGAATGTCAAAAAGCCGTTTTTCAACATGATTAACGCCATCGTCAATGCCATGTTTGACATCGTCGATAAATTCGTCAGCATTATCCCCGATGCTCTGGGTGGCGAAACGGCAAGGCAAAAAATGGCAGAAGCCCGACAGTCTATGATGATAGGAACGGAAGAACCGACAAATTCTCCTGCTCCACAATCTGATCAACAGCCCACTCAAGGCGGTTTAAATCAGGATGCCCAGACGCTTACGCCTATTCCCCAGGGTGTAACGTCCGATGCAACCAATGTGACTGACCGTAATGCCCAGCTGAAAGATGCTTATGGATCAATCGGTGGTGGGACTTTGGGCGGCGCATTGCCGACGCAAGGACGGGCGGCTGACAACATTGGTAAAATACAATCAGTGTATAGCCAGCCGCCGGCTTCCGTGATAGCCCCTATTCAACAGAATGTCGATAACTCCAAAAAGGTCAACACGACGAATAATTTCAACAGTACGAATTTGGAACCGTCGAATCAAACCGATAAATCCCGTATCCTTTGGGATTGGTAATATTAAATTCCGTGGGAAAGGATCATCTCACGGAATTTATTTTTGGCGTAATCTGTATCCTCGTTAGGAACAACCGCATCAGTCTTCTTCAGCAAGAATGCCTCTGAATTCCAATAGATATCGTCTTTCAACAACTTATCGTAAAATGCGATGAATCCGGTTATTTTGTTCAGTCCGACCAGAAACCAAATTGGATATTTCTTCATGATAATATCAGTCAATAACGCCGGATGGGTTTGTCCATCACCTTTAAGGTAATCCAGGAAAGTCAGACCGCGCCCGGTAATTTCCGGAATCATATTTCTTTCAAAAAAGTCAAGGAAGTGATATGTAAAGTTGTCATACAACTTCCGATATTCATTATAATTCTCTTGGGCCTGTCTGGTCAACAGTGTTGTCACCCAGGTCTTCGGCGATTTTATGAAATTCGCAATGATATAATTCTCAACAACTTCCCCTTGAGAAGTCTCAAACCGCCGGGCCAATCGAGCGAACTGTTTCCTCATACCTTCTTTGGCAAAGAACGTTTCGAATTTGTAATTGTTCATCGGGCCATACAGGCCGTAATCATAATCCTTGGTCGTGAAATGGAGTTTGATGGCCATAAAGATACAATAAACGTTAAATGCCCGTTCATATTCCATCTTTTCCCATTCAGTTACCATTTTGTTTCTCCTGTTCACCCACATATCTCAAGAACTCAGACATGAGGCCTTTTTGGTTTATAAATTTCAGCATCAAGATCGCCCGGCGGAATGCTTTGGGTATCCGACGATAACCTTTCTTCCAGAATCCGACTGCATTGGAACAATCCAACAATCTGGCCATTCCGCTATAGTTCACGCCCAATTCCAAAACGACGCGACGCAAATACTCAGAATCATTTTCTGGTAATGTCTTTAAATTCGAAGCCATGATATCTCTCCGCCAATGACGCATAACGTTTGTCAGGATTATAATCCTGTTTGGCATAGTGAATTGTTAAAACAAAACTCATGACAATGATAGCCAAAAACATGAGGACTTTGTATTTGGCGACATCAGGCAACGCTATCCACACCAGCAGGGCACACAACGAGCTGATAACCAGAGACAGCGCGAAAGTCATTGTACACATCAGGGTGAATAGCGTATCCATCAGATCACCTCACGTTTGGCTAACAATCCACGTGCATTCCAGCCATTCATATACCCTGTGATGGGGTCCATTTTATGCCATTTGTCTGAATGGAAAGCTGCCATGGCAGTAAGATAATCGATATCCTTACCTGATTGGATTATATTCCTTTGTAGCTCAATCCTGGTCTTCTTTTCTTCCAAAGCAGCGTCTTTCCAGGTCTCAAAACCATCTGGCCCTTTTATTTCTTCACGTAAACGGTACAACTCTGCATATATTTCCGGGACAGCTATTTCTTCCAATCTTTGACGAAGGATTTCTTCACCAGGGATCGGGGCGGTTTTCAAGAATTCACGGGCTTCCATGAATTCTGATTCTGGCAATTCACTCAGTATTTGTTTCAAGAAACAAAGCGCCTGCATGCGATGGCCATCGAACTGAAGAGCGAGGTCTCTCCATTTCATTTCAACGTTGTCTTTGTTCATGCTGCCTCCAACAGAACCAGAATGTTTTCAACATACGCTTTCTGAATCTCATAGACTTCATCCAGCGTGTTAGCGACTTTCTTGTCAATACGAACTTCAACCAGGCGGGGCAGGAAAAGGGACTTCAGTGCATCATCCGTTTTATCCTGTACGCCATTGGAGAGGACGGCGGCTATCTTACCCAGGAACTCGTCCTGGTTCTCCCACATATACTTCCTGAGATCATCTGAGATCCCCGAGACGCCAACGATGAGTAGGCTATCTGCAGTCTTACAGAGTAACGACCCAAATGTCTTGGAATGCTTACCCTTGGCATCGGCGGGATTAAATCCAATGATCTCCAGATCACATTCAATTTCCATTTTGAGTTTGAGGCCTTGGCTGCTCGTGCCGTCTTCCCAAGGCATATCCGCCGCCTTACAGATCGTGCCTTCTTCTTTCCGCGATAGCGCGTCTTTGAAATGCTCAACCGCTTCGGCAAACGAATGAACGACACGGGTTTCCTGAACCTGCACCAGGCCGTCATCGTCAAACATTTGAGAGATGATGTTGTAACGGGCTTCATATGGGATATCAACACGCTCAGCATTGAACCAGTTTTCATACGGGACGATATCCCACACCCGATAGATGACCTGGAATTGTTCGGGTAAAGGTTCTCCCGTCTGGATCACGCTGTTGAGTTTACCGTTGCCGACGGCACGGGGAAGGATTTTGTTCTCTTTCAGGTCTATTACCAACAACTCACCGTGAAAGACACTCTCGCCAACTCCAGCGTCATAGATGATGTCCTTAAACACCAGGGACAGGTTGTCTACTGAGCCGCCAGCAATAAGGGAACCAGAACGAGAACGAATTTCAGGTTCCTTTCCATGTCGGCAGATGATGTTGGCAAACATGCCGTCTGATTTCAGCTGGCTGTAAACCCCGCGCCGGAAATCCATCTTTTTCAGCAGATCAATCGTCATGTTGTCATAGCGATGATAGGGGAGAACATTGATCAGCCGTCCGGTGCCGCCCGCTGCGTTGAATGCCGCATTAATGCCTTTTTCAGCAATTCCGGCTTTAATATCCCGGTCCAGGATCATCTGGATGAGTTCATGATAATCAGGATGGATATTAGTTGCCGCTTTAGACAACTCAGAATCTGCCTTCTGACCGCTCAGGGTACGTTCACTCATCTGGTCGAGGACATCATATACCTGGTCCCAACTACCAACCACCCCGCGCGAAAGCATGCGAGGGAAGGCGTTTGGGAGGAACTTGGTACGATAATATGAACGAAGAGGGTCATAAACGTATTGAAGAAAGTCCACCATATCCGGATTATCTTTCAGGATTTGGGTCAGGACTTCTTTCTTGGCATTGGTGCCTTTGGTTTCACGAAGAGTGTGAATTGCTTCTAACAGAGGAATCATCTTGAGTCTCCGGGGTTATTTGTAATCCAATTATAACCCCAAAGACTTCAATAAATTATTGGCGGGTGCGGGATCGAGCTTGTTTGATGATCGAATCGATGTCCAATCTGGTATAGCGAGTTTTGATTTTCATATACTGTTTATGGATAAACTCCCAGATAACATCAGTGTTAACCACCACATATAAAAATCCTGCGGCGTATACCATATACAGAATAAAATAGGCAGTCATTGGCATGATTCGTCCTCCCAGGAAAAGCCGTATTTTTCCAATTCATTTAATTCTTTTCCACGGGCGCGGCGTATGATAGATTCTATAGGTTCGTCACCATTCGCCGGTTTACAACCAGATTCTTCATATTCTTTAAAAAGATCGAATAATCTTTTGTTGAATTCAAGTTCTTCACTAAAATTGAAAAACCAAACCCGGATCCAATCACCGTCTGTGGGGTATACCCTACAAGTGATACATTCTTTTTTAATAACGATATCCCCTATTATGGGCCACTTCAAGCCATCCATCGTATAATAGAAGTATTCAATGGCAGATGTATCTGGATGTCGAGCATCCAAATTAAAGTCCATTGATGTCGAAGGATCTTCATCCTTTCTTTTACGCTTTGACAATGCGTATTTCAATTCAGACAGGTTAGCGTACCCCCAACAAACTTTCGCATTCTTTTCATCTTTCTTCTTTTGAGTACCTTTGAAAAACCGAAAAGCTGTGAAAACGAGGAATATACCTACCAAACCCCACATAATATCATTCCCATCAATGATGATCATAAATCCCCCTAATGGATTGAGGGGTTATACCCCTCAATTTATTATTTGATCAGACTGGCGAGATAATTGTCGGCTTCAATGGTCGACGGGCTGTTGACCGAATACTTCGGATCGGAAATTTCAGCTTCACGCAGAATTGCGTCAACGTCAATATTAACCATGCCAGCGGCATAATCAACGTCTTCCGGGAGTGACAGCCCGAGTTCGTTAGTCTCTTTCTGAATACGGACGAGTTCCAGGTTGGATTTGATTTCATCAAATTTATCCCCGAGTTGGATGATAGCCTTATTCAGTTCTTTGTTACTGGTTTCGATATCAGTAACTTTTACCAACAGGGCTTCACCGATGCGGCGGCGATGTAAGATAATCAGAGCATCTGCCCGATTGGGAGCCACGCCACGAGAGATGGCATCTTTCAGCGCGGTTTCACGCATATCAGCTTCACCCAGGTTCTCTTCAGCAGTCTTGCGCATTTTGATCGCCTGGCGCACATTGGAGACACGGGCTTCTTCCAGGCGGCGGATTTCGTCTGACAGTTTACGAGCGGCCAGGTTCAGGCGCTTTTCTGTATCGGTCAGCTTGTCAAGCCCCGCAGTGATATTTGCTTCAACGGTAAAGAAAGCACGTTTCAGTAAAGATTTCAATGACATTTGTTGTTCCTCAATAATTTAGTTGACTGTTGTATTATAAGGCGAATGATGTTTAGATTATTTCTTGGGTGGTTCACAAGAAGTGAACGACTCTTTCCAGCGCTTAAATGTTGCTAACAGGGCATCTTTCCCCAGCTCCCCATTGGAAACATCGTGGATAACGGCAAACGCCTCATAGTTGTAACCCGGCATGGCCTTACAAATACGCAGATGAATCAGGGTTTCGTTCACGGAAACCAGATAGTGGTCGCGACGTTCGCTCAGTGGATAGTGGTTGTCATGATATTTGTCAATGATGGTACAGTTCTGAGGCTCTACATCAATTGCCAGCCCGTTGGCTTCGCTGCCGCCGCGCCCAAGGGTACACCCTGGGAATAATGTTTCTACTATGGTAGTCATCAATAGCTCCAAATACGTTTTGTGATACGATAGCCACGCTTAACCAATTCGATTTCAAGTTGCATGGAATGGTCAGACAAACCAGAAAGTTCTTCTTTTAAATTTCTGATATCACCTGTTTTCTTTTGAGCGAGGATTTGTGTCTGTCTCCACATCTCCTTCAATTGGTCATCAGTAACGTCTTTCATTTTATTTCCTCATCATAGACAGCAAATTCACCGCCTTTGGTTGAGCGCCTGTCTCATACCAGACGTCCTGAGAGTGCCTCTTACAGACCGGACAGTCTTTCAAGGCGATTACACAAGGAGCCTTTTCTACGCGGAATCCAGCGGCTTCGGCTTCCTTCACAGTGGGGTAACGGGTGTAAGAACTCGTCCCCTGCCCTCCACATGAGCATTCCATCAGAATTTCCTCTTAATCAAATAGACCAGAGCCCATATGACCAATACGGCGGTCGTTATACCGAATATGGTGAGACCGATCTTGAGTTCACTTTCTATGAATTCTAATAATGTCATAACTTCCTCAACTTGGCTCTGGTAATCTGAGTCTGTTTGACATCTTCATACTCAGTCAGTTCTTTAATACGGCCCCGGATAACCATTTTACCATCCAGATCACCATCAATATAGGATGTCTTCCATGTAATTGTACTACCGTCTTCTGTTTTGAAGATATACAGATAAGAATCACCCCAGTCACCACTGTACAGAAACTTGCGGTCAACATAGGTGACAGTTTGTTCGATCATTTCACCGACTTCACCCACCCAACGTGTTTCAGACTTTCTAATGGCCGGGCGTTCGCGGTGAAGATATTCGTAATATTTGACAGCACCCCAGCGGACGGTTGTGGAATCCTTGATAAGATGATACCCGGCCTCACACATACGAGTCAATCTAACATTGAAATCGTTATTCTGGGGCAGCGCTGCAATAAATTGCATCATATGATCCATTTCGCTCAGGGCGTCAAAGTAGAAGTCCTTCGCCTTCTGATAGACTACCCATGCTTCAGATGACTTGTCCTTTGGGGATTCACCTGTGACAAAGCATTCCATAACAATCGAATACAAATCGGATTTGATACTGACGCCGGTCAACAAAATCTGGAATACCAGGCGCAGATAGTTCCGGGTATCCGTAGTCGTTGGAATATAACGACCATAGATGCCGTCCTCGTCCTGGTTATTAAACAGCTCGTGAATGGACAGGTAATAACCCATAACGGCATCCAGGGACTTCTGGTGAGGCACGTAATGATGCATGCAGCTGCTACCAACGAGCATTTGCGCTCCGCTGGTTTCATTACGAACCACATATGTGTTATTGCGACGGACTGATTTGTTGCAATGCTCACACCAAGAGACGTTCTCTGCCTCAAATCGCTGGATAAAATACGGAACGATGTCGTCAGTCAGTTTATTGAGAATGACTTTTGGATATTGATGATTGAACTGGCCGATGATAGACCAGCCGCCGTATGAAACCGGGCGGTCAATGCCTTCACCTTCAAGAGAAATGTCTCGCCACCAACGATAGAAATTTTCGCCAGTCGTAGAATCTTTGTGTTGGGTTCTGTATGGTTCGCTGATGGACACCGTCGGGAATACCAGGCCCAGTCGATTTGCCGTGCGCTCTAATTTTTGCAGGCGTTCCTGCGCAATGACGACGTTGTCCAGCGGGATCTGGTAGGTTTTGGCGTCCATCTTTCACCTCATGATTTAGAAACAACAATTCAATAAAATGAAATATAGCGCGGATGTTTATTGAAGTAAAGGTTTTGAAAGTAAGAAAGCCCAACAAACGTTGGGCCTTTGAGTCTGTCATTCGCCGGAAGTATTCGGATCGCGATCCGGCGCGGCGTTCGGGAATAGGGATTCGTAGAGATCCTGGTATTTGGCGCTGGTTTCGATCGTCTTGCTATAAGTACCAGCGGCGCGGTCTGACACGACTTTACGCAGATCAGCGGCTTTGATGCCAGTCGCCTTACCGATTTCAGACAGTGCATCAGTGATGTACGTCTGTTCTGATTTGATACGGACGTGAGCGGCGCGGCAGTTTTCGATAGTGTCAAACAGTTTCTTGCGGAGCGCCGGGTCGTTCGGGATTTCATAAAAACCAATTTGTTCTACAGACATGTTAAGCCCTCTATTAGATACGCATTCCGGTAGGGATAATATTCGTCCCTATCCGGCTTAGGAAGAAGTAAACGATACTATGATAACCAAACTTAGGAATAATGCGAACGCCTTCTATTTCGTATTGTTCCTGAGTTTCGGTCTGCACGGGTAAGGGGAATGATGGCAAGTCGAGATCAACCAATTCCCCTTCTTTCGCCACGACTTTCACGTTATAATCTTTCCAAGCGCGGCGTGATTTAAAGAATTCGATAGTCTGATCGGAGTCTAGATTGATCGTATCCTTCTCGGTGTGGCACACCTGCTCAACGGCGCGTAGCAGATCCGCCATGAAATTATTGTGCAACATGATGTGCTCCTGGGTTTATATTCAGATCATGAAGATTATACCTCATGATCCGTTTATTGAAATCAGCCAAAGTTCCAGTTGTTGACCGTTTCCGCTTTCTTCGCGTCAGCCACAACATTCCCTGTTTTGTTCATATCATGTTTGATATGGACATTCTCAACATATTTGGCTTCTTCTTCAGTAAGGTCTCGCTTGACTTCATTCCAGTCAAGATCAAACAAAATCTGCTTATCCTGATCCATACCGAACAAGAATGATTTCAATTTCTGTTTGTTGGCATAACGGTTTTTGAGGATACTGGCGCGGGCCTTTTTGACCGCAGCCAACTCGTCAGGAGCATAGAATGCCATGATAAAGTCAGCAACCTTTGGAATACCGATAGCGTCCGCCAGGTCACTGATATCCCCGTCTGTGGCTGATTGTTTTTCACGATTGAACTGCATACCAGTCCAAACAGGACAATCAAATTCGAATCCAAGCGCACGGAATTCACGAGCAACCGATGTATAGTACACGTTGGTGTTGTTCATAAGGTGAGCTGGTAGCCGTGAAGATGCTGATTCACCCAAATAGTCGATAATGATAACGTCAGGCGAAATACCTGTGGAGGAGATATACTCCAGAATATCCCGACGATACAATCCAGTATGCCCTGCTCCCGATGGGTATTCTTTGATGACGATATCACCTTTCAAAGATCCGTTGTCTCTTGTCCTCAGCTTCTGGATAGTCGCGATATACTCTTCGCGAGTCATCTTTTCAACAACTTCAAAGTCCCGTCGCATAATACGGGCATCAAGACGATGGCGCCAAATATTCTCAGCAACTTCCAGAGTAAAGACGAAAACATTCAGCCCCTGCTCTGAATAACCCGCTGCCAGATCTATCAGGGTTGTGGTCTTACCTGCGTTGATGGCACCCGTGACAATGTTCAGGGTCTTTTTGCCTACACCGCCGCGCGTAGCTTTGTTGAATATCTCTACTGCGAATGGAATCTTCGCCTCAGATGAATTCATATGGTCATATTGCTCTGCAGCCATTTCCCAATAGATATGACCGAGATATGAATCAAAACTAATAGACAGCGCTTCTTGCAGGATGGTGGGGATGTTATTCATCTCCTCCTGCCGCTTGTTATCACCATAGATGTTAACAGCTGTTTTTATCGCATTGTGTACAGCCTTGTTGCGTGCCCACTGCTCAGTTTCTTTTACCAACCATTCCTGATTGAATGTATTGTCATTGATATTAGAAAGAGCAGCTATTGATTGTTCAAACACATGCTCGTTGAGCGGAGTCTTCTCCAGCATAATAGACAGAGCATCAACCGAAGGGCGAGCATTATATTCTGAAGAATAATCGTCAATTAATCCGAATATAATCTTCTCGCCTTCATTTTCGAAATAATCGGCTTTCAGGTAAGGCAATATCTTTCTTTGGTATTCTTCATTGTAAATCAATTGGGAAAGCACGACAGATTCGAGTAACATTGGCAACTACCCCACCAAAATTTTGTTGTATTCCTGAGCGTTCTTCTGCATTAAGTCTAATAAGATACGGCCCGACACTTCAGTGAACAAGTCGTTATTTTTCAAATCATTAAAGAAAAGACGCCAAGGCTTCTTCAAAATATCCGTGGTAAAAATAAGCCGGGGCGCGTCATCAGACCATTCCCAGGATACTTTCCCAATACGGAATTTGACACCACGGAATTGACCTTCCAAAATGTGAATGATGGATATTTGGCCTTCACCGGGGTCGATGAGTTTGTAATTAACGGGGGAGTCACCTCCCCCTCCATTGTTATTCACTGGTGTTGATAACATGGTCCATCTGCTCCAGCATGTTAGCAGGCATAACAGTACCGTTGGAAACGCCGAACATCTTTTTGACATCATCGGCGAAGTCCGGATTTTCCAGGAGCGGATACCAGAAATCATCATCCATTTGACGCTTCTGATATTTCTTCTCTTTTTCTGGATCAAATCCGCCTTTGGCTGTACGCACATACCAACCAGACGAAGGCATGTCAACGTATCCCAGCGCACGGGAAATTTCCAGCAGACCAGACCAACGGTCAATACCACCGTCATACAGAACTGTAACAGGGAGTTTGGCTTTCTCTTTAACATGGCGACCTTTCATGATGCCGATGTTGAAGTTCCATCCCAGCAGGTCTTTGTCTTCTTTCACCTGAGAACGGGTGATGAACCAGATCAGGTTGGATGACAAGAATCCCTGCTTGCCGCCTTTGATGTTAGGCTCAGCATATTGGTTTCCGATTTCATCATAATACGAGTTGATCCAGACCAACACCAGATCTTTGCTGTTGATCTCAGGCGTAATAACGCGCCAGAAGCTGTTCAGGGCGCGGGCGCGGGTCATGTCCTGGGTGTCTTTACCAGCGATGGCGTCTTCTACTTCTTTGGTGGAAGGTAACTGGCTGATAGAGTCGATGAACACAATCACTTTATCGCCTTTCTTCACTTCCTGAAGAATCTGTAACAGGCGGATCTTGGTCTGTTCAACGTTATCAATCGGAACATACAGGACGCGATCCATGTCAATACCCATGGATGTCCAGTAGTCCGCGTTGGCGCCTTTTTCAGAATCGGCGAATACGCAGATCGCGTCCGGGAATTTATCCATGTACGCTTTGACGTCCACCAGGCCGAACATTGTTTTGAATGTACGGGAATCACCGACCATCATTTTGATGCCGGAGATAAGGCCACCATCAACACGCCCAGACCAGGCGATGTCAATCAGGGGAATACCAGTTGAGCAGATGACCGTCGGTTCCAGCGCATCTGACTGGGATAATACCGAAGCCTGATCGTCATGCTTCTTGGCAACTTTCAGCATACGATCCATTAATGAACTGGCCATTTTACTTCCTCTTGTTTGTTAATCATGGTTAATAATTCTGTACCCAGAACCTTGTTAGACAAAATATTTATCGCTTCCTGGATAGAACGCAGTGATCGCGGGGAAATATCCGGCACTTCTGGCGCGTTCATGTTCAGCATATGGTTGCGTAAACGATAGTTATCGCGCCGGACAATACAACCAAAGTTAATATTGTGGTTAATAAGGCGGACGATATCCTCCTGGCTCACGTCCGGGGGTATGGTATGCAACGAATAAATCGTCTCGCTGAAATAGATGTCCTGCAATGGCTCTGGGACAGGAATGTCTTCAGAAGTCAAACGCTCAATCAAAACGAATGCTTCTGTTGGGGAAGGTGTCGTGAATAACATCTCCGCAACCCCGCCTTCAACGTCTAACTTGCAGTTGAGTATCACATGGCCGAAAGGCTTCATGTACTCTATAAAATTGCTAACCGATGACTCAAGATTATCGGCTGAAATGGAGATGTTAATCGTAAACATTAGAACTCCAGGGTCAGAGGGGTTTCTTTGGATTTGTCATAGTCAGCACCGCCCGCCGCGCGCAGCCGATTACGATCGTTTTTGCGTTTGTGTGCCAACATGTAGGTCTCGGCGTCTAATCCAAGATAACCACAGGCGCATACCAAGAACCGTACAAACCGGATGATATCGGGTTGCCCCATAAACGACGTGAACCGTTCGGTGACATGGGCTAAATTAGCTGATTCGTCTACCACATAACCAGGTTTTAAGAACATATCGATTTGCATTTCTAACGGAAACGCGGAGCCATACCCTGACAAAATAGAGGACAGCATAAAATGGACCACATCAACCAACTCGTAGACGGCATCCGTTCTATTGAAATGGATGCCGTTCCCATAAATCTTCCAATCCTGGGTGGTTTCATCTAAAAACTCAGCCCATTCACGATAAATTGAGTTCGTTACGGCAACATGAGTCCAATACTTTTCCCACTCTTCCCCAAAATAGGCCACATTAGTGGCCTCCTGGAGTTGGAGCAGATTTTTAATATGATCTGCTGTTATCATTTCCTTTCCTTATAGAATTTGACAAATGGTGCCCACCCATCAAACGGATTGACAAATTCGTAGTTGACCTTCATCTCATCAATGAAAGCCTCTATATCATCCTCTATGATACCGGCGCGGTCTGCCTTTGAAATGCGCGTGATAGGGCATTTAGTACTCAGCGCCCATTCATATTCCTGAGGGGTGCGCAGATCGCTCACGATATAATGGATGTGTGGGTTGGCCTCGACAAGAGGTAATTGGTAACGTTTAAAAAACGCCAGGAATAAATCAGGCTGCACATAACGCAAGCCAGTAGCGCCACCGAGATGTAGCCAGATCTGCCTTGGGGTTAACCCATGATGGTTATCTGGGTGATCAAACGGAACGTCCTTGATAGCGTCGTCTACGTCCACAGGCAACCAGGGGTAGATGTAATTGGCTACCCGGCGTAATTCATCTGAGAAGGAAAGCCGACGGATTTCAGTTTCACCCTGAATTTCATTAAAGCTAATCAAAGATTCAAGGCAGAAGTCTTTACCGGAGCGCTTGCGCCCCGTGAAAAATTCCAGATTAGGATACATCATTTGTCACCGCCCAAAGAACGAGGATTCATATATTTGCGATCAATTGGAGAATGACGGAGAGCATTCAGTAACCCATCATCGGCAATATACATATGATTGATAGGATGACCATTTAAACGGCACCACAAACAATACGCCATTTGCATTAATAATCCCCTGTCCGCGCCATAGCGTTCCAACATCCCCAATACAGAAGGCCAGGATAATCCACTTTCACACGCTTCCAACACATCACGGAACATATACAGGATCCCGTTCTGTTCTTCAACAATTTCATTACTGAAAATGATCTTGTCTTTGAACATTCCTTCTTCCACCACGACGGTATCCGCCGTGATCTTACTCAGCTGTTTTTGGCTTACTTCATTGTTATAGTAATGAAGATTGTTAGAGAACAATTTGTATTGCCCGACATCAACTTTCAGAACATTGGCCAGCACTTCCTGGAGAATAGAGAACTCAATAAAATTAATTGAACTCATACCCCACAGAACGTCCTGGCTGCGGTTGATGACAGTCATGTTCAAACGACCATCCGTAATAGAGAACAGGAGAGCCAGATTACAGATCATATCCTTAGTCTTGGCTTCGCCTGTTTCATTATGAGCAGCCAACCCCTCATCCGAGTCCAGCGCCGGGTCATAGATGGTCAGATATGCCTGACGGGTGTTTGGATTCTTGCGCAGACGGCTGATAACACTATCCAGTTGCCCGTGATTGTACAGACGCGGGCCATACGCGCCGCGCCAGGTTACACCATCGTCGGAAAAGTTAGCCGCGCGGGGGAGTACTCGGGAAAGGAAACGGATGTCATTGCGGCCTGAAAGAACCCAGAAGGTTTCGCCAATAGCAGCCAGCGCAGATGAATTGCGGCCTTCAACAGAAAGCCAGCGGTCACGGATATCTGATACGGTTATGGTTACACCATCAAGGAACCGGGTGCCGTCTGTATTAATCTCCGCATTACCGGGATCGGATTCAATCCCGTGTTCACGGATAGCCAGGACAGCTTTCTTCAGCATGTCGTTGTTGTTTAAAGCAAAGATTTCCATCAATCAATACTCCCAAAATCACGATTGAGAAACGCAGAGACAGCCTGATCAACTGTCAGGCCATTAGACTTCATCATACCTGCAGGAATGTTAGGGAACAACTCTTTATGCCGCTCTCGGTGAGAGTTCACACGCTTCCATTTCTCCAGGACGAGATCGTGTTTGAAATCTTCACCACCGTTGCGTGAACTCACACGCGCCAGGCATACTTCCTTGGGGGTATCCAAGAACAGAACCACGAGACGGCGGCTCGGGCGGTTTAGACGTTCAACCCACGTATTGAGTAAGGTGGCGGGGATAATACCTTCAAAGATCACATCATACCCGATATATTCAGGCTGCTCAGTAATTGACACAGCGAATAACATCTGTTCGGTATCCTTTAGGGAGTCAACCCCTTTGGATTTCGATTTGTCATACTTACCAACACAGATGATATTAAAGGATGGGCAAACTGTCAGCATCACCTTGCCATTATAGGTCACGACATATGCCTGAGGATCATTCTCCGCCATCCAGGACGGAACGGTAGACTTACCACTACCATTGGAGCCTTTAACATAATAAAGCTCTCCTCTTGCCGGATATTCCCCGACAACGGCAGGCGGTTTATGGAACAAATGAACAGGCCTTTTTAAGAGACCTTTGATTGTATAAGACATACAAAGCCCCAATAAACAAAAGAGGCTGCTATTATAGCAGCCCCTTCATCTATTGAACGTAATCTGATTTAAAATCAGCCTGCGTTTTTGGCTTCTTCCAGAACGCCCGGCAACCATTCATTGATTGCTTTAACCAGAGATTCCGCATCGGTCTCTTTGATTTTCTGCCGTTTGGTGAAAGATTTACCTTTCACGTACAGACTGAAACCCCAGCCGCCGGAAGTGATCGGCGCCAGATCGACGTAGGTGTTAGTCCGCGCATGCGGGTTTTCTTTATCAGCCAGGTCAGTGACCGGGAATTGGAACCAGCGCATATCCGGGTTGACATAGCTCAGGTAAACGCCTGGGACGACGCCTGCTTCTACTGCAGTCAGAATCGCACCGAAATTGGAAGAACGTGCAGCTTCAACCATTTCTTCACGTTTGTTATGGCGACGTTTGCGGTCTTCCGTTGCAACCGCCGGGGTCAGGTTAGTCAGCTTGGATTTCGCAGCCAGAGAAGCGTCTTCGGCAGCATTGCCACCTTCGGCCAGCGCTTCGGCGACGTTGGTGCCCAGGATACGACGACGAACTTCTTCTGCGTTAGCCGCAGCTTCTGCTTCCTGCGGATCAGCTTCTTCAGCAGTTTCCGCAGAATCTTCGGCCTTCGCAGTTTGTTCCGCTTTCGGCTGGTCAACGGTTTCTTCAGCGTCAACCACCGGAGTGGCATCGCCTTCGCCTTCTTTCACGCCAGCGGCATCAGTCGGCTGGACTTCTTCGGCCTTCGCGCGGTCCAGTGCTTCCAGGGTTTCTTCCTGCTCTTCCTGGGAAAGGGAATCGATCAGTTCAAACCCGTTGGCGCTTTGCAGAACGCCGTCGAGCATGCGGCGGATGGTTACGTTACCGATCAGCAGCCCAGCGTCTTTGATTTCGGTCTGGACGTCAGACGCAGTTTTACCTTCAATATCAAATTTCAGGCCGGACTCAATATGGAGAATGTAAGACATAGTGTAGATCCTATATGTTGTAAAATCGGTCGGCTGACACAGCCGTTTCGCTTGTTTTCAACTATACTGTAGTTTTGAAGATTGTAAACCATTTTCTATAAAAAGAATATTCAGATGACAAACTTTCTTCACAACTCTCTATCTGAAAGAGTTCGCCTCATCATAAACCACGTCGTCTATATTGAAAACTTTTTCGGCAGGCCAGCATGGCGTTATCTCTACCTGGGAAAATGCCGGAGCACAATATTTACCCGCCTGGTTGTCATACAGGCTGTGCTCTATGTTGGCCAGGAGCAGATCGTCGTCAACGACTTCAACTGAATGGATCGTTATCTGGTGATCATACAAGAGGAAGTCGTCAATGTGCTCGTTACCTGAACGGAGATGTTGTAAGATATAAAATTCTATCAATGATTCTAGGACTGTATTGAGTCTCAAATACCTTCTCATAGACATCTCCAGGCGTGGTAGTTTTACTGATCGAAGAAATTCGGCATACGGTACGGATCAGAGAAACCGCCCATAGAATTATCCGATACGTATTCCCTGATTTTCCGGATCTTTTCGTTGTAGCTCTCTTCTTCCATCAATTGAGCAATGCCTTCATACAAGGCACTATTGATCTTGCCGAAGAATTTAGTGATTGAACGACAGATTTCATCGTTGTAGACGATTTTTGCCGGGAGATCAAACGGATATTGCCCATCGTTGAAGAAAATATTTCCATTCTTAACGATAGAAACCATAGAGCGGTTCCCCATGGCGAGGACCGTCCGGAGGTCACTTTCAGACAGACCTTTTTCTGAAGAAATAACAATCGGGATATTGTCAGTTTCACCCAGGGCATCCAATAACTGGTCACCACTGAAAATGAGTTCGCGGTTCTTTGACTTCAGATAATCCGAAGCAAACTGGAAGCATGCCATCGTTTTATTCGCCTGATTCTTCAGCTCGGCGGAATGAACCCAGCCAGTGATGAAGTCCTGGGTAAAATCGAGCATGTCACTATCGCCGATACGGAGCATGTCACGCATGTCATAACATGCTTCGGAATCTAAACTGATCCCCATACCGGTGACCATACTTTCGAAATTCGGTTGAGCCGTATGGGTTTCATAGAAAACAGAACGACCGATTTCAAACCCGGTCTTACCTTTGGAGATGGGGATAGTAGCATCCAGACGAGCAGGAACAAACTCAATACCAAGCACACGATACATAGTAGACATTGTATAGCCTCATTGTTGAAGGGAACCCGTTCGCGAATTATCGCTGCAAACGGGTTATAGAACTAATCACTTTTTGGGTTTATGACGCATGCGGGCATCTTTCCAGACGCTGGCCTGGCTTTGTTTCTGGAAGCGTGCAGTACGCATAAAGAGGACAACTTCCCAATATTGTGGTTCAATTTCATAAAGTTGTGTTCTGAACCGATCAGCCCTGTATAATTTGACACAATGTTCGTACAAAGGATGGTTTGCGAATCGTTTCAGCGCTTCCCATGTCAAACGCAAACGGGTTTTGGACCGATACGCTCTCTCGTTCCTGAGTTTAATCAGATCTTCGAATACCAAAAGGCGAAGTTTTGGCGGGAGATAGTGAAGGTTAAGCCCCCAAAGATAAGTCACGCCGCGCTCACCAAAATTAATCCCATCTCCTTTGGTGAAATTGAAGAAAAATACCAAAGGATACATATCCCAATATGGCAACTCTTCTTTTGTTAGGGCGTCATATTTGAAATAGAACATGCGTCCGATCATATAGCGGACACCCTGTACCGGGCGCTTGTTTTCAGCAAACGCTTTCATCATATGTTGTGGGGTTAGGTTGGCATCCTTGGACACACGTTCCATGAACCACACGTGGGAGCGGCGAATATTACGCTTGGCTTCGGCCCCGAAGTGCTGGCGGTACTTACGAATGTAGCGCTTCACCAATTCGGGAGCATCCATTTCGGCTGGAAACAGCAGCGGATCTTCTTCACCCATCGCATTCTTTGCCATTTGTCAACTCCTATAAATACCTTCAGATCTATTATTTAAGTGGAGTCCTCATCGTGGAAGACTATCGCAATTTTATTACACAGATGTTGCAGCGCGGTCTGTCAAGGAAGAACAGATTCCAGGTGACTATCCCTTTGCCTGCAGGCATCTTTGACTCGAATGCCACATTAGCCAACGATAGCCAGGCATACAAATCAGACACATCTTCGTTTGGTGATTTATTTCGTTCTACGGCGCGTATCGTAAACGCATTCTTTGGAGGGACAAACCAAACTTCTCGCTCTCTCCAAATGATGTGTATGGTTGCATCATTGCCTGGCGTCGGTATCGACACCACGCCTATGAACAACAACGGCAACCACATCAAAATGCCGAACAACAAATCAAACGTTGATTTGGAACTCTCATTCCTTTTGGCCAATGACTATTATGAAAAGTCTGTTATGGACAAATGGAAAAATTTAATCTTCGATCCTCTTACCACCAAGATGGGTTATTACGAAGATTTTGTAACCGATATTTGCATTGAACAATTGGACACAGAAGATCAGGTGGTCCACAGGGTTTATATTGTTGAAGCGCACCCTGTAAACTTTTCGTCTATTGAACTTGACAAAGGCGCCACCGATCAATTTAACCAATACAATATTTCATTCTCATACAACAAAGTCCTATCGGAGACGGAATATGAAACACGCAGCCTCGCCAGCGACTTTCTTCCTCTGGGTATTGCTGATGCTCTTGCTTCCGGAGATTGGGAAACCGCTGCGTCAAAAGCCGGGCAGCTTTATAAGAAGCTCGAGCAAGGCAACTTCACAGGCGAAGCCCTTCTTGCCTACAAGCAACTCGATCAATTGGTAAACAATCTGGCGGGGATAAGCCTGGCTGACTTTGAGCGCATCTCTATAGGCATCCAGAGGGATATTCTCGGTAATGACAACCTGACAGCATCTGAAAAGAGTAGTCTGTTGGGTATGTTGAAGAGAGTCAGCAGTAATTAAAAAGCCCCCGAAGGGGCTTGGCAGTTTATTCTTGTTTCAGGAATTGCTCAAACTCATCCAGAGACGAAGTGTGCTTGGCATCAGCACCGGCAGACGAAGGAGTCTGAACGCTCTGCTGTGCCTGCGACGGCTGAGATTGCTGCTGGTTCAGGCTATCCTGGGCTGTCGGTCGTTGCGGTTCCTGATGTACCGGAGCCGTGGCAACAGTTGATGCACCACTTTCCACCAGGGGTTGGCCATCCGGAATAGCCAGGGCTTTGCGCAGACGTTTTTCCAGCTCTTCGTACGATTTGAAGTTCGCCGGGTTGAAGAATTCGAACAGACTGTGTTCTTTTTCCCAGATGTCTTCTTTGTACTTGTCGCCCGCTTCGCCTTCACCACCCAGGGAAGACACGACGTCCCATTTGACGTTGTCCATCACCGGCACCAGGCCTTCCCAATTGCCGAATTTACGCTTCTCACCAACCAGGTTCAGGATCAGGTTCGCGCCGCCCCACATATCAAACGGATCAAACTTGGGATCTGTTGCGAATTTCGGGTTCTTTGCAGCGTCCAGGAATTTTTTGATAGCCGGACCGAATTCCAGCAGGAACACCTTGCCATTGTTCTCTGGAACGTTAACGTCCTTGATCACGAGAATGTTGGCATAATACTTGGTGTTCGGGAGACGACCTTTGAGAACTTCTTTCAGTTTCTCGTCATTGGTCGCCTTTTGTTGTGCCCACAGCGGACGGTCATGATCACGCACCGGATCTTCTTGACCGAAGGTCTGAGGAGAGTTTTCGATGTACCAGCCACCCTTACCTTGGAAGGAATGACGCATGATCATCGCAACCGGAGTAAGAATCTGCTCAGCATCGATCTTGCCTTCTTCCTGTGCCTTTATATCGACAAGGGGAACGGGAAGAAAGCGGATGATGTTTTCGGAAATACCTTCCTTGTTCCAGGTCCATTTCCAGATACGCGGATCCTTTGCCGCCGCCGAACGCTGGCCCTGTTGTTCCAGGCGTTTTTGCAGAGCATCAGACTGCTGACCACGGGATTGCTTCAGACGATCAAATAAACTAGACATTCTTTCTTTCCTCGATAATATCGCCCCAGGGGGCTATTCTGTACACAATATTCACTTTATTTCACAGCGGGAGTAATTATACCCCCGCTTATTTGATTGATTTAACCGCGAAGTAATTGTTCTTTCGGGTTAATCTCAATAATATCGAACACGTCAGACAAAGTGCGTTTGGCATCGGTATGAGTGTGGTATTCCACGACATACACACCGCCTTCCGGAGTTGTGAATTTGATCCGGTCAGTTTGGTCTTCGTGCTCGTTAAGACTACCCACACGCCAGCGGGTAACACCAGGCAAGAAGCCTTGGGCCTTAATCAATTTGTAGACTTGTTCTTTAGTCATTTTAACAACCTATAAAATTTTCTTGGATTTTAGTTCACCTTTCAACAAACGAGCGTCAGCGCACTCAGCTGTCAAACGGGATAACAGAGGTGGTGTAATCATCTTGCGAATCTTGGATTCCTCGATATCATACTCTTCGCACACACTGGCCATTGTTTCCAGGAGGCTTTCCCTGGTGGTCTGCGCGCGCATCAATACCATCTCTGAAAATGAGTCAGGTGTCAAAACCTGAGCGATTCGTCCGTCAGACATCGATTGTGTTCCCCTTACCCGACGTCTTCTTGATCTGCCGAAGAACATCTTTGAACCCGTCCGGAGCAGATTGAGGACCACGGACACCGGAAACGATTTTGGGGGCGCCAATCACCATAGAAATCTGACCACCACATTCGCTGCAGGGATCAAGTTCAGGAGTATGGCGCTCAGCACAGGTCTTGCGCTGGCTGAAAGAATGACCACATCCTTTGCATGCATAATCATAGAACGGCATGGATGGCCTCCATTACATATCGTACAAATAAGATAACCGCAAACAGCATTGTGGAAAACAATACGATTGTGACCGAGCGTTCGCGTAAATGGACATATTTGGACAGATATTCGCTCTGTTGTGCAGCCCGAATATTCTGGTCTTCATGAGGCGTCACAGAATAATACGATATTTGCATCGCCAACGAAGATAAGAATGTCAGCATCGCTTTTACCCAAACGAATGCCGTCGCCATCAATAATGCGAATGTAATGATATTCGCCAATAACCAATAATCAACCATCGTGCACCTCAGAATTAAATTCAGGATGATTCTCTTTGAAAGCAGAACCGCCTACCATATTGGCAAACCCATCGACAAGATCATCGATTGGCTTCGGATCTTTAACTTCCAACATATCCATTATACCGCGCATGTTAACGTTGAACAGCTTCTCGAAGTGAGCTATCATCGCAAGTTTGTCGGCATTACCCTTGCCTGTGAAATTCTTTTTGGTATAAGAAGGAGTGATTATCTGGAATTCCATATTATTACGGCGCATTGCTTGCTTCAAAAGAGAGGTGTTCTCAGCGGTTTGGCATATGTTGTTGGAGTTCTTAGAGTTCCCCATCGCATAACCTTCAAGGGTAATGAAATCAGGTTTCTCTGTGAGAAGTACAGCTTCCGCCCATTTAGAAATATTGTAGAATCTCTCTTCGGGGGAAGAATATGCGGGTTGCTTCATAATGCTAATATTCGGGCGGATAGGACGGCAATATTTGTCTACCGTGTAGTATGCATAGAAGCGAAGGGAATTAAATTCCAAAGGATCTTTGTCATCCCAGACACAAATCGCCGGGCAACCATAGGAGTAGTCGATTCCGCAATATTTCATAAAAATACCCATAACATAGTTTCATTGGTGTTATGGGTATTTAGACCGGATTATCGGGTGACGATTTTGCTATCCGGCAGGATCAGACGCGGCTTGATGCTTTCTTGCTCTTTCTGCATTTCGCGGATGGTGTTCAGCAGAATGCTGGTTTCAACGTGACGTTTCACTTTACGCGCTTCATCACCATAAGCAATCTGTCCCTGAGGATCCACATAATGACCGGTACAGATCAGAAGTTTGTATCCGATTTCACTGATCGCTTCGTTGATGTCCATCACTTCAGAGCAGAGGGATTCAGCTTCAACACCCATGTTCGGCGAATAACGAACGGAACCGTTTTCCAGGATTTCTTTATCGATCATGATCATCCCGGCAACAGTTTGGATGACCGGATTGCCCATGTCGTCAGTTTGGAATTCGTCGAAAATACCTTCAAACCCTGGCGCGACTTCACCTTTCTCGTTGGTGACAACGGCCTTTAGGCGATTGATGATGACTGTTTTCAGCTGTTCAAGATCGGCGCGTTTTTCGTTTTGCATTACTCTTCTCCAGTTCGTAGTCTCTTTCTTTCACATATTCGTACACACGGGAATTGATTTTTTGACTGTTACCAGTCGTACTTTTAACAACCCAACCACTTGTGAGGACATCCATAATAACGGACGCTTGGCCTTCTTGAAAATAACTTTTAATCGATTTGAGTCGACGGCGCTTATGAAAATACGGAATGATCTCACCGATTACAATGCAATCGGGGTAATATTTGTGCAACGTTTCAATATTCCTGTGTACTCCCACAGGAATAACGTCTTCATCCTGGATAGGACTATAGACAGGATCCACGACAATGACGTTAAACCCATATCTCAATAAATCCTTTGTCCCAAGTTTACCGAATTTCATGTCATCTTTAGACATAGCAATAGTGTCTACGCCTAAATGCCTTGCAAAGTCTGACAGGAATAAATAGAAATCAGTACCAGCATCAGGGTGCAATATCGTCAATTGCTCTCCAATCTGGCTAAAACAGAAACCATGCATTTTCGTTCCTCACTATAAATATCTGTACAATATACCGTGGAGATACATTATGAATTTACCATCATTGCCTCGTACAGAAAGAACGCTCAAAAGCCAATTTTGGCCTACTGTCATCAAGTATCGCGCGTTTACTGCTGGGCAACAAACTTCTTTACTTCAGGTGGCTGACCCCAATACTCCTGATGATGAACGTATCGCAACGATGGAATCATTATTTTCCTCTTGTGTTGACGCTGGAGTCCCATTTGCTAAACTCCCGATCGGTGTAGTGGAAGAAGTTTTCCTCCGGATGCGTTGTATATCCATCGGTGAAGTAATGAAGATCCGATACAAGTGCAACAACCAGATCAAAGTGCCTCCGGTTGATCCTGATTACCCAGGTGACAATATGGAAGCATGCGGTCAGGAACTCGTTGTGCCAATCCCTCTGGACAAGGTAGCTGCGCGCAGCCAGGAAGGTTTTACAGAGTGCTTTGACCTTCCTGGGGGTTATCACATCAAGATGCGCCAGCCGTCCTTCTCGGATGCTGGAGTCCTCCAGAAGGCCAACACGATTGAAGAAAGCATTGCTACCTTCATTGATTGTCTGTATGACGATGACGGTCAAGTTTGGCGGTTTGATGATCCTAATGAACCGGGTATTGTTCCTCAGGTAGCGGTTGCTCGTAAGAAAACTCGTGATGAGTTTGTACAATGGGTCGGTGATAACCTGGAAACGGATATTATCCAGAAAATTAAGGATGATTTCTTCTCCAAGATCCCGCGCATCCATTTTGAAACCAAGATCAAATGCCCTAAATGTCAAAAGGAGCATAAGATCGAATTTAATAGCCTTGACGAGATTTTCATTTAATTTTTGAAATTGATTTACTATCCTACTTCGTGATGTGTGATGAATTAAAATCACAAGGCTACAGCATATTTGAAATAAGCGAATCAATGCCTTGGCATCTTGATATGCTTACAGAGACATTGAAAGCTCGTCTGGCTAAAAAGAACCCAAACCCCGCATAAGCGGGGTTTTTATTGGCTTAACTGTAAAACAGGTTGTTACAACAGTGTGTGACCTGAAATTGTTATAACACCATTGTCCTCGATTTAATCAGAGGCGTCTAAGCTATTGAATGTTTAGGATGTAATAAAAATCGTTTTTCTACGGACATTCTGTGCTGTATGGTTGTTTCCTCGCCTTATGCCTCCCTGGCATTGGAAGGGCGCTGTCTGCGCAAGACGGTTTTCACGAGCGTAGCGAGTTGAATCAAATAACAATACAACGGATGCTGGAGCATCCTATAATATTATATTCGACAGAGCATAAATATCTTCAACATCCTCTACACATTTGGATAACACTATGTTAGAAAATATGCGTTGGTTTTATGGGCGCGTTGAAGACGTGAATGATCCCGAAGAAAACGGGCGCGTTGCCGTCCGTGTATATGGTGTACACACCCAAGACACTACTCTCCTGCCCACTGAGCTGTTACCATGGGCTGTGCTCATGATGCCTGCAACAAATGCTTCCTCGGCAGGTTTAGGCTGGTCTCCGACTGGCATTACTGTCAACAGTGAAGTCATGGGCTTTGCGCTTGATGAAGCATACCAGAATTTGAGAATAGCATGGGTATGGCCAGCGGCAAACCAGGTTAATGGATCTGACACCAACCCGCTGGCTCTGGGCCAGGTCGTACAATCTATTGAACGTCAAAAGTATAATGCGGTCAGTGACGTTCCAGTGAAAATTGAAGACGATCCTCAGCCTGACCCAGAGCCACCCAAAGATGGATATGATCCTGAAAAATGGATGACCGTCGCCCGAGGAGAATTGGGTGTAAAAGAATATGCAGGAAAATTCAACAATAACCCAAGGATCGTAGAATATCATAAAACGACTTCTCTGGGTGCATCTGAAGACGAAGTCAGTTGGTGTGCTGCGTTCGTTGGTTGGGTTCTTCTCCAGGCTGGTTTCACATCTACGCGATCCGCTTTGGCCCGTTCATATCTTCAATGGGGTTCTCCTTTGTCTGAACCCCGTTATGGCGCTGTTGTTGTATTCCGTCGAGGAAACAACCCGACTTTTGGGCATGTAGCATTTGTTCAAAAATTTGATGCAAACTATGTCTGGTGTCTTGGGGGCAACCAATCTGACAGTGTGAAGGTCAGCCGTTTCAGCCGTTCTTCAGTTTTGGGTTATCGTTGGCCCGGCCCGGCTAATACAGTTGCTGCATCCCCGGCGCAACAGAATGGAAAATGGTCTGAGCCTATTCCTGATCGTACTCCAAAAGTACAGCAGACACCACCACCATCTGGTCGCGTACAGGATATCGATAACACAGGCGAAACTATTGTTCCATCCGCTGGCGGCTCAGTATATCCGTACAACAATGTTATGGCTTCGCGTTCCGGTCATATTATGGAAGTTGATGATACACCCGGCGGTGAGCGTCTTCATTGGATGCACCAGTCAGGTTCCTATAAACAAATGTTACCGAACGGCGACGTGGTTAATAAATCAGTAAAAGACCACTATGACATTGCAATGTTCGACAAAAGATATTATGTCGGACGTGACCACAACCTGACCGTTGGTGGGACGGAAGTTCAGCGCAAGACGGGTGAGGTGTATCACCTCCATTCCAGTAATCACTCTCACGTGGTTGCCGGGACGTCGTTGATGAAATACTCCCAGCTGGCAGAGGTTCAGGCACAGAACATCTACCGCATTGTCTGCCAAATGTTAGAAGTGTCTGGAACTCTGAAAGTTCCTAAGATACTCGTGTCTGAGATCATCGCTGACAAATTAACGGTAGCCCAGACCATCGATGGTAATATCAAATATGCTGAAGGTGCAGGCCGAGCCAGTTCCCTTAGTGGTGCAACCCCAGCGTCACCGTCAGGGCCGGGCACTATTGATATTAAACCGGAACTGGAAGATAATGGTGGTAATTTTGGTTCCAGCCAATAACCCCATACCGATTACACCAGGAGAGGTGGATACTGCCTCTCCACGCTGCTGAGGGAGCCTCAACATGAAAGATTATAAAGATGTGGACCTAAAATTCGGGATGCATCCTGTTACCAAAGACGTCACGATGAAATCTGGTAAATGGGCTGTGTTACAGTCTGTCCGGAATATTGTTATGTCATCAGCAGGTGAATGGCGGACCCTTCCCGGTATGGGCGCGGGCCTTTATGGAATGCTGGGGGAAAACACGACACCGACTATTCAGGTGGATGTGAAAAATAAAGTTGAAGATGCTATCGCTCTCTATGAGCCGAGGGCTGAGATTCAATCCGTTGAGGTATCTTTGTCTGAGGACTACCATTCCCTGGCAGTCACCATTACGTTTAACGTTGTGAATGATCCTGAACCGATCACTGACACTGTCTGGTTACAACGGACCAACTGACGGCGCAACGTCATAAAACATAAAATGCGATATCAAGTACATGTAGCCAGATTTTCCAGCAGGTATCTGTATCACGACAGGCTTGATATCGTATAAACGGATTGGTGGGCTTGATCTGAAAATGAACCCCAATTGCATAAGGGTATTAGCCTCAACCGGCATCTGAGCATTATAATCCATTGCCCAATACGCATCATCCTGAAATGAGCAGCTCATACAGCGCCCTATATTTTGTCCATTATGTTTTAATGGGACTTCCATGCCTTCTTCAAGCAACTGTTTCATGATTTGAAACGGGGCAAGAGAATCCATAGGAAGACGGAATTGGGTATTCAAGACTAAATCGCTCATAGCGGCTTACTCCACTAATGTGATCACAACCATATTTAAGACCGTGTCGTTCGATACGCCAGTTTCTTCATCATAGAGGGTGGAAGCCACCAGGTGGACATCAGAGATAAAGTTGTCAATGTGCGCACTGGAAAGAAAGGGGCGATGCTGTGAAACCGGGCGATTCTGTTTCACATATTCTTGCAGTTGGGTGAACAGACCGCAATCCGTTGTGTCTATGCGTAAGAAACGTTGCTCTGTAGCGGTGCGCAATTCTATGGCTTTGCCCAAATAATAAAGTTCGCCCTTTGACCCAAAGCGATACATCACGTCGACTTCTGATTTGAAAATTTCACGTTCAATCAGGGCTGCTGGGGACCAGCAAATCTGTTCTTTGTCTTCAGGGTATAAAGTGTCGATGACCAACGGGAGTTGGATATAACCGAAATTATGACCAGGGTTGCGTAAGAGGTTTGACATGATGTAGTTCCTGCTATTCAATATTTGGGTTGTACAGGAAGTATAGGCGGGGAGTTTTCAAAAGTAAAGCCCCCGATGTGGGGGCTTGTCACGATCAGCGTTTTACGCTTGCGGCGAGACCAGCAACGTCGGTCACAGTCTGATCAGCGAGAACGATAACAGGCATTGACATGCGTTGTTTACCCGTCAGAGCTTGCAGTTCTTCCAACTTGTAATCCTTTTCAAGTTTGAGGATACGATGCTCAATACCGCGAATGCGACAGATGTTCTCAGCTGTAACACACTGTGCACAACCTTGTTTGGAATAGATCGTAATCATTTCTCACCTTTATGCAAATTTAAGACCGTCAGATACTGAGCCAGTCAGTATACCCATCAGATAATCAGGAGCTTCTGCTTCCTGCAATGCGTATTGCATTGTAGTATTATCTAGCCAGTCGTTAATCCACGGCACCGGATTGTCTTTGCGCGGTTCCCCAGGATACGGATGGCCAATAGCGCCCATACGGTGAGTCGCCAGCCAGTCAACCATTTGGTGTAGGATCTTGGCGTTCAGGCCCAGGATAGAACCCTCTTTGAACAGATAGTCTGCCCATTGCTTTTCCTGATTCACAACGTCCATGAACATCTGCGTCATTTCACCGCGAAGTTCTTCACGGATAACGGCAAAGTCTGGATCCATCAACGGAAGACGGTTGAGGAATGTCTGGGTGAGGATCAGGTGATCCTGCTCGTCACGGGCGATCTGGCGAATGATCTTCGCGTTGCCTTCCATCTTTTGAAGGAATTGGACGAATGCCCAGGAACACGCGAAGGAGACATAGAAGCGGATGCCTTCTAGTGTGTTGGCGGCAAACAGAGAACGCCAGAATGCCCGCTTGGCGTTCATAATATCTTCACGGGTGAAGATCCGTCCCGCCATACGCATACCCGCCCAACGAACGGATTCATCATAACAGGTACTGATCTGATGAGCACAATCAACGATCTCAGCCACGTCGAGCACGTGGTCAAACACGATACCGGGATCATTGACAGTATTGCGTAGGATATGGGTGTAGGAAAGAGAGTGGATTGCCTCTTGGCGAGTCCATTCCAGGATAGCGAACTGCGCCTCCGGAGTAGAAGCCCAGGCACCGAATGCTTCAAACGGGGCCGCGCCCTGAATAGAATCCAGCATGGTCTGGCGTTTCAGGTTAGAGAAATAGATATGCTTTTCACCATCGCTTAAAGTGGCAAAATCCGCTTTGTCCTTGGTGATGTCTACTTCTTCCGGACGCCAAAATTGGCTGAGGCCTTTTTCATACCACTTCTGTACAAACGGCCAAGCAACGACATCATAGCGCTGGATTGACACCGGATCACCAAAGAACGGGAGTCCCTGGTTATTTGACGTCGGGTCGAAAACGGAAAACTGCTTTTGCATTTCGCTCATTTTATGCCTTGCCTTCAAATTTAGTTAGTTTTTCGCCGATGAATTTCTTAATAGATTCAACCAGTTTTTCCTTCTCTTCCTCGGGTACATCGGCGATGTCAATAAAAAAGGTACGTTGAGGAGTAACAGTATAATTCAGGGGTATGGCAGTCACTTCCCCACCTTGGTGCCAAGCAGCCGCTTCCTTCACGTTCCGCAGAATATTTTCTGCTTCCACTTTACTGTCGTGTTCAAGTAGCTTACCCGGCTGACCAGGGATCAACAACAATGTCTGATACATAATAAACTCCTAATAAAGAGGGGTGAATTGCTCCACCCCTGATGATATACGATGGTAGACTATAGACCTAACTTACACTACACAGGTATCGCAGACTTCCTCTGCTGCTTTCAACTCCTCGTCTTCCTTGGAGTCTTTGTTCGTGTTGTAGTACAGAGTCTTGCCGCCCCACATATAGAAGGACAGGATATCCTGCATCATCTTGGCGCGGGGGATCTTACCTCCCGGGAACTTCTCGGGATCGTAGAATGTGTTGGTGCTGATAGATTGGTCAACCCAGCGCTGGAATACTGCAGCCGTCTTCAGATATTCGATACATTCCATGTTCCACTTGAGATCATAGATAGGCCCAAGGGTTTCAACATCCGGAACGATTTGCTTGTAGATGCCGTCCTTGCTCGCCTTGATGCTCACCAAGCCTTTCGGTGGCTCAATCCCATTCGTAGCATTCAGCACCTGAGAAGAGCTTTCAGTAGGGGCTATCGCCAACAGGGTAGCATTGCGGATACCAAATTTGGCGAGCCTGTTTTTTAACCCATCCCAATCCAGACCATATGCGTCCCCAACAGGCTTTTTGCCGTTAGGAAGAAGGTCCAGAGGCAGGGGAGCCAGATCAGCTGTTACCATACCACTTGAATGGATGGTTTCTTTGCCACACGGGCCGAACATTTCCGCCAGCTTGTTAGACGCCTTGACCAGGTAATAGTGAAGATGTGCCATCCAGTTATCAACCAGTTCCAGGCCAGCCGGGGAACCGTAGCTGACGAAGTTCCGTGCCAGGAAGTGTGCAACGTTAACAACACCGATTCCCAGAGGACGATATTCCTGAACGGCCAGACGGGCTTGGCGGGCCGGGTAATCCTGATATTCCAGAAGCATATCCAGCGCAGACACTAACACGAATGCCACATCTTCCATTTCTGTCGGTTCATCGAACGCCGTCAGGTTGAAGGACGCCAGAGTACACAGAGCGATACGACCACTTTCGTCATCGTATTGTTGGAACTCACGAGTTGGCAACGCGATTTCCAGACACAGATTGGAGCTGTAAATCGTATCGAGATTGAACGGGCTGTACATGTTCATGTGATCCACGAACGCGATGTAAATGCGCCCGGTATCGGAACGCTGATCCAGCAACATCTGGAATACTTCTTCGGCCTGGAGAGTCTTGGCCCGGCATAAACCAGCGTCTGCTGCTTTGATCATGTTGTCGTACAGGGTACGGAACTGATCTACGTCGCTGAAATACGCCTCATACATGTCAGGGTTATCTTTTGGGTCAAACAGATAGAGAGGCTGCTTGGCCACCAGACGTTCGAACATGACGCGGTTGATCTGGATGCCATAATCAATACGGCGCTCACGGTTTTCTTCTGTACCACGGTTGTTCTTCAACACAACGATGTCATCAAACTGATAATGCCACAGCGGAACATAAGCTGTAGCAGCACCACCACGGATACCGCCCTGAGAGCAAGACTTCAGCGCCCCGGTGAGGTATTTGATGAATGGCACCAGGCCAGTGTGGACCATCTCTCCGCCACGGATAGGACTGCCGATACCGCGAATGGCGCCGACGTCGAAACCGATACCAGCACGCTTGCTCACATAATCAACAATTGATTTAGCGGTTGCGTTAATGGAATCCAACGTGTCCCCGGTTTTGATCAATACACAGGAACTGAATTGACGTGTCGGGGTACGAACGCCCGCCATGATAGGCGTCGGAAGACTGAATTTGCCTGTGCTGGCATAATTGTAGAACTTTTTGATCATATCAAGGCGGCTGGCCTTGTCCCAATTAGAGAACAGCGCCATAGCAATCGCCATATACATGACCTGAGGGGTTTCACAATAGACCTTTTTGTCTTTTTGAGAACGGTCACGCAACAGATACTTCTCAGTCAGCTGGCCCATGGCCGCCCAGGTGAAGTTCTTATCGCGTTTGTGATTGATGGTGGCCTGCAGTTCATCAAACTCTTCAGTGGAGTACAGATCCAGGAATTCTCGGTCGTATTTACCGAGTTTGATGTTCTTGACAAAGATATCCAGCAGGTGGGGCGGCTTGTACTGACCATAGGCGATTTTGCGGAGGTCGTATGACTTCAGACGCGCTGCGACATACTGGTAGTTCGGTTTTTCTACAGAGATGAGAGACGCAGCCGCCTGGATAAGAATATCCTGGATACGGTCGGTTCTCATATTATCGGTGAATTGGATCTTTGATGCTGCAATCACCTCTGACATTGATACCCCGTCCAGCCCGTCACAAGCACGTTCAACGACGGTGTGTAGTTTTTCAATATCAAAGGAGACAGAAGATCCGTCCCGCTTTATGACTTTGATGTCGCTCATTTATTATTTCCTATGACACGATTGGTGAATATACTCCACCTCTATATTAAACTCATAGAGGTTATTGACTTACAAAATCTAACCATTCTGGATCTTCTTGCGGAATCCAACCAGATTTAAATTTCTTAACCATGGTCTCATGTGGTGTCGTTTTGTCTTTAAAACCAAATGCCTTTGCCATGGAAGTATACCCCTTTTGGTGAAACTTCCACCAATTGTAATATTCCCCAGCATGTTTCCATATATCCAATGACTCTTTGGTGGCTCGGTTACTATCCCAGGGATTACGAGAAACTTGTATATTGGAAATTTTCAACCTTTCTGATTGTAACTTCCTTAGATGAGGATTTTCTTTATGAGTTCTTTTCATCCTTTCAGAACGAATAACTCTTAATTCTGGGTTTCTTTCATACATCAATTTATTAGATTCTGATAATTTACGCCGTAGCCAACCAAACAATTTGTTGTTAAACCGTTCCGATCTATCGTTGTTGATACACATAGCATTCGCTGCAAACGCTAACTTATAATTTTTGGGGTGTATTTTGACTAACAATTGGTGAGCCAAATAATGTTCTTCTGGAGTTAATTCAACCAGATTTTCTTTGTTGTCTTTCCCTCCTAAACATTTAGGTATAACATGGTGAGTTTCAGAATAACCAACCAATGACCTTGTTTTGGCTCTTTTTATCAAAGAGTCATAAATATTTTGGTAATTCATGAAATTGTCTCTGTATTATACGCCGCCCTCGCAGATTGAAGGCGGCGGGGAATGGTGATGGGGTTATTTAAATGTCGTACAGGTCATTGACCTCGAGCATCAGACGAGTGAAATTGCCACGACCGTTGCGATCATTTTTGTTGAACTCGATGATGCTGAAAGGTTGAACCCATTCAGGATACGCGTCCCCCGGCTCTACACCGTGAACAGCCAGAGTACCCGCTTCCAGTTTCTGGTTGAAATCACGGAATGCTTTGACATACGTGTCAAGGGCGCTATCACGCAGGCGTTTGTTCGATTGCTTAATGTCACCGTTGACGAAAACGTATGTCGAGTCAGAAGATCGGGTGAGGAGGTTCTTCAGCTGCTCCATGTCGCATTCTTGAGCCTCTTCGATAATCAGGAAGGCATCGTCAAAGGTCATACCCTTGATCGTCTCCAGATCCTGAATTTCGATGATGTGCTTCTCCCACAGATAGTTGAAGAAGCCGTCGCTGCCAGTATCGGTCTTCAACACTTTCTTGAAGGTTTCGATCAGCGGGCGCAGATACGGAACGAGTTTTTCATACGTGTCGCCGGGGCGGAACCCCGCAGTCTGTCCGGTTGGCAACGGCGAACGAGAGATGATGATTTTACTGACACGGCGATCAATAAGATGTTTGATAGCAGCGGCAGCACCGCAATATGATTTGCCCGTACCAGCAGGTCCGATTGTGATGGTCAGATTGTTTTCAAGGGCAGATTGGTAGGCAAGATTCTGGTTGTCAGAGAGGCCATGGAATGGAGCGATTTTGAAATCACCTTTAGAGAACTTCATCCATTCGTCTTCGCGCTGGGTTACTTCTTTCTTGCGCGCTGATTTGGTTTTACCAGCTGGCTTCATGGATACTACTTTGCTCGCAGATTGCATGTGAACCTTCCTATTTCTACAGGGGTTATCTCATCACCTTTAATTAAGCGACGCGCCCAGCATAACTCTATCATACATAAAGAAAAAGGCCGTTTCCGGCCTTTGATTAACTGAATGATTTGTATGCTGCTGCCAGCTTGGTGTCATATTGGTTCTGAGCATACGCCGGGCCGTTATAGCGCCGGGCAAACTCAGCCCAATCTTTGTTCTTGAGAGCTTTCCACATATTGGCGTCAGCCTTGATGAACTTGACAAATGCCATCAGTTGAGCACGTTCACCAGTGAGGAAGTCGTTGAACATCTCCTCGGCATTGGCATATCCGCAAATAACACAGTTAAATCCCATGATCTGGAAAAGCCCGTAAGATGCGCTCTCATATGCGCAATCTTTATCGATTGCTATTGCACCATGGAGCCGTTCTAATTCCGCGTCACCACCTGTGTATCCTCCAGCTTTGGCGTTAACCAACGTCGGGTAAAGCTGGGCCAGGGCATTGGCTTTCGCCTGACCGAACTTGGCATTCAGCTTTTTGTACATGATGTGGCGTTCAAACAATGTCTTAATCTTTCCAGACTTGGTGAAGCCAGTACCGCGCGATTCAACTTGGTTGACCGCCTTGATGCTGGCAAGATCAACCGACAATTCACGAGCAGCATCAATCAAGTCGGCCTCAGTCAGATGATCCTGATGAGACTCCCCTGCGTTACGAATAGCATACATGGTCTTAGGGCCAGCAATACCATCAACGACCAGTCCGGCACCTGCCTGAACTGCTCTGACGGCGTTGTCAGTCGCTTTACCAAAGATGCCATCGGCAACCAGATTGAAGCCGATTTTGTTGAGACTGGTCTGAAGATTTTTAACTTCCAGACCTTTGCTGCCAATCTTTAAAATGGCCATAAGAAAATACCTCCGCAATGTTTGCAGAGGTATTTAAAGTGAAAGTGAATGAGGGTTGGGCTTTATCAGCGCCGGACGACCAGAGGCTTGTCTTCGTTGTACGCTAAACGCAGTTCCTCGTCATAGCCGTACTTCTCAAATACGGCGACCAATTCAGCCTGGAACGCCTCAAAGTTCTTATTCGGGATCCGCTTGACGAGCCATTTGGCGCCTTCGGACAGCTGGACTTCATTACTCATCTGTTTTCTTCCCAAGTTTGCCGACTGCCACGGCTATGTCACACACGACTTCTTTCGGATCTTTACAGAATCCGGCAGAAATACCAGTTGAATAATCAAATGCATTCGGAATGTCTGGATTAATTTCCGACGGTTTCAGTTTGTGAATCTGAAGCGCAATATTGTTGATACACATCTCATAAGCAGTCATCATGACCTCCACCAAATTTATGGAGGGGAGTTTCCTCCCCCGTCGCGGTTTACGCCAGGCGCTCGATCATGTTCTGTACTTCGATCAGAGTCATTTTGCCCATTTTGACATACTGGGATTTAGAATCACCGCCGACCGCGTTCAGGATATCTGTGTTATCGTAACCTTTCTTCGGGAATACCATCACCGAGTAGGTTCCGTTGTTCAGCGGGTTCAGCTGTACGCGGCCTTTGCCGACGTTCAGGGTGCCATAGGTTTCGGTCTTCGCTTCCACGATGTGGATGTTCAGGCCGAACATTTTCAGCATGCTGACTTTGTCAGAGGATTTAGTCACTACCGCCTGGTCAACCACAATCTGGTCTTTCATGGTGAAGCCGCAAGCGACTTCAGTTTTGCCGCTAATCAGGTTCATGAAGGAGGTCTTACCGCCCTGGAAACCAGCTTCCTGTGCAATGCGGAACATTTCTGCTTTGGAAACTTCGGTGTTCAGTTCGAAAGATACAGAGCCGTTGGTGATGATGGTTTTGATAGTTTTCATGATAAATCCTCATTATGTAGTTGGTGCTTTTCACTTTTCATTCGGCGGGGTGTTGTTTACCGCCCTATGTGAACTATAATAGGCCAGCTTTATTGAAGAGTAAAGTCTTTTTCAATAAAAATTTAAAATATTTTTGAATTATTTTACGAGGCCTCGTAGATAGAGGCCTGGAGGGAAGAATTATTTTTGTTCACGTAGTTGCTTTAGGAAGTTTCTTGCCGTATCCATTTGGTCGGCATCCGGTTGACACGCCCCGGAATCAACTATGCCATTACGCCATCCGTGAACAAAACTCTTCGACTCATGCCCACTGAGGACATACCCGGCTCGGGCTTGCTGGTATCCCCGGAGGATCTCTTGGTCATCCATCTTGTCAAGTTCTTTCATGTCCATCACACTTTCCTCAAATCAGCAAATCGTAAGGAAGCCGCAAGTCCCTGGTAGACATTGTCGGCCATAATTTTCAGAAGGTCACGTATCGGGATATTCCCCTTTCTAGGGTTCACCATATCGTTGATATCCTTCCAATGTATCTCTGGCGGGAACAAAACAACCTTCACGCCTTTGTCAATCATTTTCTGGATGCCATCACAGACCTGAGCATTTCGGTATTGGTTGTCAGGCACATAGATGTCCCCCTTGGCGCTCAATAGATCAGCATCTGCCGTCGCCAGGCAATTTGGTAAGAAGAGACTATCCAGCGGCCCTTCAACCACTAACTTCACCCGGTTCATCAAAATGCGTTCTTCGCCATAGACCTTCGTGTCCTCGTTTCGCGGTTTGACAGTTGCATACCGCAACATCCCTTCTGGAAGGTTATCACCAAATGCGCGCCCCTGAACAATCTTCATCCGACCATCTTGAGTCCAGAAGGGGATAACCAATCTCGGGTCATCAGGGATCTTCTTCTGTTTCTCTGGGTCAGTTTCAAAATTAAGAAGATCTTTTCTAAAGTTCTCACTGAAATACAGCAAAGAAAGAGCGCTCTCCGGCATTCCCCTGCCTTCCACATATTGGCGAGCAAAATGTGTTGGGTCAAGCAGATCAAGCCGGATCATATTGCCGAGGTGGTCCTCATCCCGCTTCGCCACCTGCTGACCGATACGCGCCGTCTGTGTCAGTTTCTTCAGGGGTGCCAGCTTTTGCACCGGGCGGGCGCGGGTATCACCCATGACCTTGAACTTCTCCATGCTGTACTCACTGTACAGACGGTCATCAAATTTCTTCAACCAGAACTCAAAAGCCCAACCGCTCATCTCATTACAGTTGTGGCATTTGAACCGATAGACATCGTCATCATGATCATAGAAGAAGTGCCCCCGGCGCTTAGATGTGCTCTTCTTGGAGTCACCACAAAGAGGGCAACGGAACTTTGCAACCGCACCTACACGTTCCCAGCTGAAACGTTCCAGGCGCGGTGCCAGATAATTTATGAATTGCTCGTCAAGAAATTTCATTTACCCCACCCAGTCCGGAAAAGGATAGATTTGTATTCTTCTACCATATTCTGATCATAGTGTGTAAGACGAGAATATGCTTTGGCTTCATAACTGTCAGCACCAAGTTCTACTGTAGCCATGGCGGCTTTCATGTTCAATGTGTTATCATATCTGGATTCCATACCATGGTTCTCCAAATACTCCTTTGCCTGTACGAATCGGCGCTCACTTGCGAACAAGAAGTCATAGTTGATTTCTGAAAATTCTTTATTGTATGCTGCTAATGACATAGTACACCTCTTAAATCGCTGGTCGCTGGAATACCTCGTTGACAGTATACGCCACACCACGGGTTTGAGCAATACAGAGCTGGCGCCAAGCCCCATAGAGGATATTGTGTTCAGCGACGGTGTTCTTTACGACATGACCGAAGTCTTCCACCATCTTTTGGTAATGAAGGAGATAGGGAGGCATATTGCCATTCGGGCTTCGGCGGGCTATCATATTCAGATAGTGCTGGGGAGAATACAGCGAAGATATCTGAATGTCCGGGACATGGATAGCCTTCAATGATTTGCGAGGCGTGAAATAGAACAACCCCCACTTTGGTGGTAGATCTTCGATGCGGATGACTCCCTCAGGACATGCATAAAAACGATAGCTTCCCATCCCCTGCTCAGGATTGATGCGATGAGGTTTCTTGGCATCTGCTCGGAAATCATCCCGGCTGACTTTGACCTCGATCAAAATACTGCACCCATCGGGGCGGAAACCGATTGCATCAGGGGATTCAGAATTGGTATGAGGATTCGGTTCGACAAATACGGCACCGCAATTCATCTGCTTGTGAAGATATTTGGCTGAAATCTGACAGCCTTCTAAATGAGTTGGAACGAAGATCTTGCCCATTACATTGCGCTCCGGAATAATTCAACGGCACTCAAGGCGTCCGCTTCGTTTATAAACAACAGTTTCTGTGAACTGTAGTCCACACATTCTATATCAATAGCCCAGATACGAAAACACAATACACCTTTTCTTTCATCCATGATGAAATCCAAATTAGGATAAGCATGTTGAATTAACCTCTCATAATCCGAGACGTGATCCCATACAACCCCACGTTCGTGTGCATTGGCGAGGTCTTCGCATTTCTTCACGTCAGGGAGAGTCAGGCATTTTATCGGGAGGCTATTAGACTCGTCTATCACGTATGGATCAGACACGGAAATAATATTCATGGAAGCAAAATGCTTGGTTTTCTTGTAAATATACCAACCGCCAACTACGTATTTCAGAAACGTATCAATATAGTGCTGTGATTTGATAAACACTGCTGGGGTTCCACTAAGATCATGTTTGTTGGAACGAACGATATAATGAGGAACAGATATGCATGTCATAGCGTGAGTCCTTGTTGGAAATATTCCCGTATGATACTCACGCTATGATTTATAGACTACGCCAGTTGCTTCAGTTTATAAAGAGTCTGAAAACACAGGGTTTTGATTTCATCCAATGTATTTTGCAGATGAGAATCGCATTGCCGATAAATGGCGTCGACGTCGATAACGATGCTCTGGATATATTGGATCGGGTCTGGGTTGAACAACTTCGTGTTCTCGAATCCTGGAGTATAAGTCCCACCCGCGCCGATGTATGCTTCGGTGAAGGTATCCAGCAAGTCCTCTAGGTCCCCGTAGAACTCCCCGAGTGCCTTATGTTTGGAATATGAATGAGTCACGAAGTGGAGAGCATGCGTATGTGCTATCGCCAGCAGACCACGGTTGATAAATGCGCTCGCATTGACCATTTTAAACATCCTCAGAAAAAGAAATCCCCCTGTATTTAAGGGGGATTTTGGTCAGCCAAGGCCCAGATCTTTAGCCATTTCTGGGCTGATCTTTATCGTGGCGGGTGGTAACTCACCGTGCTCATCAGTCGGAATCAGTTCTATCCAAGAACCATCCTTTCGTCTGAATTTACGGTCACCAATTTCTTGATAGTCAACGATTGCTTCAGTTTTCAGTTTCTTAACCCCTTCCAGGAATGCTTTAAGCAGATCGTCTGGGATAGGAGGAAGATTCAACTTCTTGGCCAACTCCTGTGGGTCGCCTTTGATGGCCGAACCACTAGGGGATTTGTGGCCATAGAACACACCGGGCGTCTTACCTTGATAGATTGAATAGCTCGGACCTTTGCTATCGTACACAAGGGAGCACGTGTAGTCTGTCTTGGCCAAACGCCAACCAACTTGCTTGGCTTCTGTCAAGAAGTCCTGGAACCCTCTCATACAACCCCCTTAGACAGGCTTGACACCCAGGTACTTGGCAATGTCGACAGCCAGCGTTTTACCTTTGCTGATGTCCTGTTGCTTCCCGCCCATGGTGACGATTACATACGGATCGTCTTCGCCGCCGAAGTCGATGGCAACAGATTTGCCGATACCGGGGATGCCCGAATATTCAAATTCGGTACGCCCGCTCTTGCGAGATTTACCGACGCCCAGCGCCTTACCGATCATTTTATCCATATTGGCGAGTTCCTGAGCATATGCTTCAGTAACCTGGCCAACGTCCGGGGATTTACCAAAGAAGAATTCAAACCCACCGTGTACCGAAACAACTTCCCGTCCTTGAGAAACAGCGTGAACCTGATCAGGAGTCAAAACTGTTTTTACAGTATTGCCGTCGGTCAGCTCCAGATTATAGGTGTCGGCAGCGTTATCCGGGGTGATCTGAGTAACAGTACCAGAGCACCACTGAGTGCCGTCAGCTTGCTTTTTGATGGTAACGCTTTTGCCCTGTACACCCGCATGGGTCACAGGCTGCGCGGCTTGTTCGGTAAAGAATTCAAGAAAGGTCTTCATGGGTTTATCTCCTAAGAATTTATTCATATTTAGCCCCAGCAGGGGCTTGGATGGCGACTAAATTTTGATCTGCATGTTGCCGCCCAGAGACTGCTCATACTCACTGTATGCGCTTTCCCCGTTGCTTGCCGACCACTCATCGGACTGCTGAGCGCGAGCCAGAGTCATCAGATTTGGTTCAGTCGGGCTGTAACCCTTGGACTTCGCATCCTGGTACAGGGTCTGCAGGTACTGGTTGGCACGATCGATCTGAGCCTTGAACTCGCGGAAAGCACCTTCGGTTGTGTTGCGACGGAATGTGATGTCCCAATCCACGTTCAGGGTCTGGCCGTCCTTCGTTGCATATATCTGCCAATCCAAGTCGCGGCCTTTTGGAGCGTTATCACGTATGGAACCAGCGTAAGTGGCCAGGTCGGTGCCAGTTTTCTTCGCAGTGTTAGACTGCTCTTTCTCAAGGCGATCTGCTTCTTTACTAAGGATATTCAACATGGCCTCTGTTGTACGACGGTCACCCATCTTGAGTCCACGCCATAGAACTTCACCGCTGTCGTCCACGTGGATATCATCGAGGAAGACTTGCATCGGGTTGTAGTCCTTGCTCGTAAGGGTCTGCATGTTACGGGCAACCATTTGCATCGTCTCCGACCAACTGTCTAGGGTATCCTGAACAAATTCCTTAGTCAACGGGAGTTCGTACGTCTTCGGATTGTTCAGGGTACGACCTTTGTTAGAGACCATAGGCGTGATCGCCACTTTGCCTTTGTCGTAATAATATGTCACGTTAGTCGTCATCACAGCGCCGTCATACTTCCCGCCTTTTGGGAAACTGAAGCCAGTCCAAGTGATGGACATGCCATTTACTGTCTCACCAAACACCATGGCGTTGCGCGGAATCTTCAGGGTTCCGGAGTTGACCAGATTAGCGCCCTGTGCATTCAGGTCGATAGAACCATAGATCGCCCCGCTGCGGTCTTTCAGCATCAAAGTCTTATCACCTTTCTCTGGGATGATTTCCAGGAGATGTTTGCCGCGCAGAGGCTCTTTGTTGAGTTCCAATAGAGCTGTGTTTCCTGGTTTCACACGTTTCAATACAGCATCAGACACTTTCAGGGTCCAGTTTGCCGTTTCTACATAGCCCCAGCCTTGAGAATGGCGGACAGCCTTGATAGGATATGGTGCGCTCATCGGCACTGCATTGATTTCCCATTCACCGCGATACTGGTGTTCGGCAACGTAGGTGATGGTCTCCATAATTTCGTTGGCCACGCGACGGGCGTCACCAGAGATGACACCAGGCTGGGTTTCGATTTCAGAGAACACACTGTATTTCAGATTCTTACCGTCTACTGAATCGAAGTCAACAACGATCACCAGACCGCCTTTGGTTTGATAACGCGCTTGTCCTATCTTCTTAATGCTTTCTCCTGGGAGATAACTTGCTTTCTGATCAATGTTGGTGTCAATGATACCCAGAACGCGAGCGATAAACCCGCTGTCACGCAATTGTTCGATGCTATTTGCGCCGATAGTTGTGTTGGAATCATCGACAGAAGATGATACGCCCACATTAGGATTATTTTTCTGGTCAGGCACGTCACCAATCTTGTCCGGGTCGTCCCAGGTGATACCCTGCATCTTCGGACCGTCGAAGACCTGGGCCGGATCTTTACCCTTACGAACCAGCCACACGTAACCACGGTCAGGGACGGGCGCGTAGGTCAGGTCCATGACGTTCAGTTTTTGTTTCAGGCCAGATTGGCGGATGATTTTCGGGATCAGGGTCATCCCACGATCCAGTGCTTTCTTGGAGAAGTTGACGGCGTAACCATCAATGGTCTTGCCCAGCGGGGTCGCCATGAATTGCTTGGTAGCTTCGATCATAGATGCGATGACGCGCATCGGGTTCTTGAAACGTGCGATGGCATCAGGATAAACTGAACCACGTTTCTGGCCGATGAAGACCTGGCGGACGTTTTTACCCAGACCTTGCGGGGTATAAAACTGGATGCGGTATTCTTTATCATCTTCGTCAATAAAGGTGAAGAAAACGTCCCCGGCATTTTTCTTGCCCATGGTGAGTTCATAAGGAGCTGAGTTGAACGCTTCGTCCAACTGGTCACGCTCTTTCATGAAATCTAAGAAGTTCGGTGTTGACATGGTGGTTCTCCTGATAAGAAAGCGGTCGGTTTCCCTTAATTAGCGAAATTAAAGGGGCATTATAGCCCCTTGTAATTCAAAACCGTTGTTCAGCAGAGACAACTGACGCTGCCCAAAGAGGGAGGGTTTCGCTGTCAAGTTTCTCCAACAGATATTCAACCCTTTCGGAGCTGTCACCTGCTTTCCAGCAGACTTCAGGAAATTCATCTCCATAGAACCAACCAAGGACAAATCCTTCATTGTGGTGCAGAAGATAAGCCCAATTACCGCTGTCCTGATCGTTGCTAATGCCCATCAGATCGAAAAATTCTTCCACTTCCGTGTCAGAGAAATAGTAAATTCGTGGTAAGTCCCCATTCTCAAATTTCTCGGCACCCATGAAACAAAAATAGTCGTCTTTCGTGAAATCTTTTAATGTGATCATATCTTTATCCTCAACGACGGAACGGACGGTTGGCGTTTTCACGGTTATTCCAGTTCTTTTCAGCGGTGGCCAACGCAGCCGGACTCCATTCGCGTTCCCACTCTTTGTCAACTTCAGCCTGGTTAGTCGGCTCAATAACTTCAGCACCAGGGAAGTCACGTGCCAGAATTTCGCGGAGTTTTGCATCTTCGTGGGTCTGGGCGTGTACCAGGGTTTCACCTTCGTACACTTTCGCCATCAGATATTTCTTGCCGTAGTGGATATATGCGTCGAGGATAATTTTCATGATGTAGTTCCTTCGTTTCAATTTGTTTCGTCGTACTGCTTATGTATTGAATTATAGGTTGTGTTATTGAATAAGTAAAGGGGCCGAAGCCCCTTTTATTGAATTATTTTATGCTATGGATTTACTACTGGGATGTAGAACCGGATACCTTCCACGACCGCTTTCAGATGAGGATCCCATCCTGAAACCAGGCGTTCCAGAGCATTGGAGCCGGGATAGACGATAATGATGTCGCTACCGGTCACGCCATGCTGAGGGAACTGAGCAAGGTATTGTTCCATGGTAACACCCGGATCAATAAGGACTGGTCCAACATCAGACGAAGCATACGTTGCCCCAATACCGTCTTTGCCCCAAGCCAGGATCCCCCAATCAGGGATATTCGCTTCTGACGTGATTGTATAACCGAACACACGATTCAGAGCAGAGAACTCATAGATATCATGCTGTGTGTCATAAGTGATGTATCCCTTAGACAGCATATCGGCAAAGATCTCGTCAGTATCGGTTGCCGTCAAGGTAGGCACGACAAATAACAGTTCCCCAGAAGGAGGGGCCGGATAAGTCCCAACAGCATACTTGGTCCAGGCTGTGATACATTTCTTGATAAATGCTCCGCTGGCCGTGTAGTCGATCAAGCGGACGGTCCCGCTGTATTCTGAAGTTATGATGCCCTCTTTGGCCCCCTGAATAGCCAGGAATACCATCAGGTGCTCATAACCTGTTTGAGATGGGGTGATATTCATTATCGCGTCCTCTTGAGTTTCTCTATCGTGCGCTTGTTCATGGCTATCACCTGAGGATCAACTTTCGAACTCGCGGGAATGCCTTTGAAAGACACACATCTTTGCAGATATTTAGCCTTCTTCACTACATCGGCAGCATACGAATTCGATTTGCTGTTGCGGGAATGCCCGGCATTATACGATGAAAGAGACTTGCGTACATTCTGATTATGTTGGTTCATCCAGAAATTCATCTCATCCAGCGCGGCGTTGGCAGCATACTCCTGATCAATCAAAAGTTTCACAGCTACATTGGCATAGCACTTTCTGTTCTTACATCCTTCCCGGTCCCCAACACTTTGAACTTTGTTTTGGAATGCTCCCATATTGGCGGTTTTGATACCAGATCGCATAGACACGACGTCTTCTCCCGCACGGGATTCTCTCCAGGATATTGCTGCCAGGGTGTAACCAAGAGATTGGGACTTGCCTACGTGGTAAGCAGTCGCCATGGTGGATAGTTGTTGCTCAGAAAAATCATAGTCACATTGTGATGTATTTTGGGAAGCGTGCACACTCCCGCTGGCAATGGTAAAGGTCACGAAAGCAGCCATGGCCTTCAACGTTGTCATCGTCATGATGGCGTTCCTTATTTGTTTTGTCGACTTGCAGCTCGATTGAGCCTCCTGACAGGGTTAAAAGATAAAGGGCACCAGATAATTAGCGCCCTTTATCATTATTCAAATTTGGCGTTATAACATTCTTCGATGCATTCCAACCAGGCATATACCAGTTCCATAGGGTCATCGAATGAAGTTTTATAATTCCCGATCTTGAATAATCCGTTAAATTCGTGGCCATCACGATAGAAATTGATCTTACCGTCTACATATATCACATATCCTTCAAGATGGTATGAAATAACACCAATGGCCACAGGGAACTTTGGGTTCTTGCTATTCCAGGTGTCACATGCGATCTTGGATGCCTCGAATATTTCGTCTATGTTATTTCCCATATGTTTGTCTCAAGTGCTCTACAAAGGATTTACCCATCAATCGGAATAGTTTAATACGGTTGACCACTTTGACATAAACATCGCCGTGGCAAGGGCGCGGCTTACACCAACACCCTAAAACCTTCCCGTCCATGATCTTTGACTTAAAAAGGATTACCCCATTTACCGGGTCGCCCGATGTAGACGTCATATGGCTCCTTCTTGAAATGGACGACTTTCATTTGTTCTCTTTACATGTTCTGATAAGAAGGTAAACTCCAGTACCAATCAAAAATATCCCTGCTGATATACTTGATACCAGTCCTATCATATTTGGTATGTTATAACCTGATACGATGCCTATAATACCCATGGAAAGATAAAATGTGATAGCGACTACGACTTTCATGATCACTCCTTGCTAATCACCTGGGTCATACCATTACGCAGACCATAGCGGATATTGTGTTGGAAATACTCTTGGAATTCCTGCTCACGCTGACTGATGACAAACAGGTTGTTGTTGCTGAATTTGTACTTCAGCATTTCAACGCATTCCTGTACGCCACGCTCAGACAGGTTCTCCAGCACTTCGTCAAATACCAGTATGTTGCATTGGACGGATGCTTTCAGGTTAGCGACGTCGCGCAGAGCCATGGTAATGGCAATGTTAACACGGACGCGCTGGCCAGAAGATAAGCTGAACAGACTCTGACCTTTACGCCCGGCTGTGCCCATGGTGATATCAAAAGTATCATCCACCACAATATCCAGGAACATATTCATGCCCTCCAGATATTCGTTGATCTTCTTATTCAAGAACGGCAGGTACAAGGAGATAATGCGGGCCTTGGTCTGGTCATCCTTCAAGAAGTGGAGAAGATGATTATGATCCTGAAGTTCTTCATCTGTTGTTTGGCGCCGTTCTTCCAGATCTTTCAGAGATTGTTCAATACCTGCAATGACTGCTTCCAGGTCAGCGGTTGGAGTCGGCTGTACGGACAGTTTACGCTCCAAATCGGCAATCGAGGCAACGAGAGGAGCACGACGGTCTTTCAGATCGCCAATCTTACCCTTGACGGTTTGCATCCCCTGAGAGGCTGTCTCTAACGTTTGTTGTAATGATGCCGTAATATCTTCAAATCTGGTGTTGAGCGCCTGGCGGCTAGACATGATTTGAGATTTAAGCTCACGATCAAGAGAGGTCTTCTCAATTTCAGCAGTTTTGTAGAACTCCTGAATATCTCGTTTAATCGTTTCAATGCCGTTCTGTGCTTCTGTTGCTTGGTCCCGCAGAGAACTTAACTCAGCATCGATTTCAGCGATCTGGCGAACAAATTCATCATCTTTCGCTTTGTGCTCTGCTATGGTGGTATTGATTTCTTCCAGCATGGTTTCCAGCCGTTCAATACGAGAATCCACATCCTTGATTTTGATATTGCCTTCGTATTGAACCTGAGATTTAGCTTCTTCTGACACTTCTTGCTGGCAAGTCGGGCAAGTACCCATATCATGAAACTTCTGAATGGATTCCTGATATCCTTCTTTTTCAGTTTGGAATTTAATCCTGAAACCTTCGCCATAACGCAGCTTTTCCATCGCTTCGTTGAGAACATTCAGATTCTCATTGCGCTGGTTTAGCACCTCATTTTTACGTTCAGTGACCTTATAGCCCTGGTCGCGAATATCTTTAAGTGCCCTCTCGGCCGAAGACAATTCTATACGCTCATAATCTTCAGCTTTGTCTGACGCGATGTCATCTACAGCTTTCATCTTCTCAGCGTATTGGGATTTTAATTTTTCTATTTCTTCCATCGATTCCTGATTCAGGCGGCTTTCTACTTCACCAATTTCCTTTTTGGTATTGATTTGCACTTCCTGTAGCCGAGACATCTCATCTTGATACGAAGAAATATCCGCATCCAGATTAGAAAGCCGGACCCGTTCCTGCTCGAGGATTTCCGCAGATTGTTGTTGGATACGATTATTAGACTCAATGATCTGCGCCAGCTGAGTTTTCTTATTGGTATGATCAATCATTTTCATACCAAAATCATTGGAGATATCTTCCAGCGTTTTGTTGAGCACCTTGATCTTTGCCTTGACGTCCTCGTTCATCAGGCTGAAGAAGCCGAGATCCCAGATCGCCTCCACCATGGTACGGCGGTCGGCAGTATACATTTCTGTAAACGGGATGAATTTCTCTTTTCCCAGAACCAGGGAGTTCTCAAACATCTTCTGGTCGATGCCGATCAGGTTGACGATATACTTGTTCATGTCGGCCTTGGCAGCATCATTCACAACCTGTTTCCATTCACCATCAACCAGTTGATGAACTTCAACAAAGTCAGGCTTGATCCCACGGCGGACTTTCCATTCACTACCCCGGCATGCAAATTCCACTTCGCCAACGCAGTCTTTTTTGTTCTGAGAGTTTACCAGCCCGGCCTTCTTCTCTTTCTTGCTGTAAGTATCATTGTACAGGACAAAGAATAACAGCCAGACCAGCATAGTGGATTTCCCAGCGCCATTATCGTCTGATGTAACGAGGGTTGCCGGGTTACGCTGATAGTCGATCTCCATGAACTCATTGCCCACAGAGCGGAAGTTTTTGGCGCGGCCTTTGCGGAAAGTGAGTTTGTGGGTAACATCACCACGAACATCAAATGGAACCGGGATATCTTCCGGGGTTGCAGCTTCCTTTAACAGGTTGCCGAATTTTTCAAGGATATCAGTCATCTTTACGCATCCAGAGTGTTGAGACGTTGTTGGGCGGCTGTATAGAATGCTTCGGCCAGTTTACAGACCGATTCCGGGCGCTGGATATTGTCAGCAGCGCGGATATCATTCTTCAGAACTTCTACGGCATCGGTGGCTATCATTTCCTCGGTGACTTCTACTTTTTCAGCAGAAACCGTCACAGTCTTGTCAATGAAGTTGTAATCGATGCATTTGCAGCGCTTCATGGCATCACAGAACTTCTCGTAATGTTTAGAATTATCGCGATTGGTTACGATAATCTTAACGATTTGTCCTTCAATACCCAACTTGGTGTTCAACCATTCCGGGTCGATCCAATTACCTTCATCGTCAGAAGAAAGTTTGGCGTAATCATATTCCACATAACGGAATAGGGTCTGGCTGGCGTTGTTAGGGATGAACATCTCACCACCGTCAGTCAGGTCGTCCACATAGAAGCCACGGTTGTCGCCGTCTTTGTAATCTTCCCAGGTCAGATGATACGGTGTTCCCAGATACTGGACATTGCCTTCGAACGAACGAGTATGGAAGTGGCCCGTGTCTACCCGAGTGAATTTACTCAGAAGAGACAAATCGATCTGGCCATGATCGCAAGTGGAGGACTGGTACATCTTGAAGCCAGCCAACTCCAGGTGCGCAAAACAGAACTCAGCGTCGGTGTCTTGTAACATCTGAACAGACCGCGCATAGTTCTCTTTATTGATCCACGGCAGCACCAGGACTTTTTTGCCCTCGACTATGACTTCCGTCGGTTCGGAGTAATAGGTGAAGACATCAGGGGCCAGTTCGACAAGGTAAGAAGGCCAGTTGATGCGATTTGATTCTTCCAGAGTGATGTCGTGGTTGCCGATCAGACCGTTCCACTTGATACCAGCAACACGCAGAGCCGGGACCAGCTCATCTTTCAACCAGTCTTTATCACGCCCGTACATGAATTTGCGGACATCAAATGTATCGCCGAATTGCCAGACTTCTTTGATGTCGGCATCAACGAGTTCAGGAATGAAATAGTTGATGAGATAATTCTTAATGAAGTCACGAACATAACGAGAGCCATTACGGCTCCCGATGTGTAAATCGCCGATCTTAGCAATCGCCATTATTCTTTTCTCCTGATAATTCGGATAGCAGCGTAGGGCTATCCATTATTTCTTCAAGGCTGAATTGGGTTTTGCCGAAGTCTTGTTCTGAATCATCTTCGGCCTGTGCGGTAGTATTATTTTGCGGTCCACGGAGGCATTGAAGTATACCTTTTGGAATCTTTTTATTCTTTTCGTCTTCTTTGAGGTCGGCTTGTTTTTGCCTTTCTTTTTCACGCTGGGATTCTTTCTTGTTTTCGAAGTGCCCTATACGCTCACGAAAATCCATTGTAATCCCGGTGTTATCCACAAATGTCTGAGGCTGGAAGTCTGGGTCATCACTGAACGCCGCAAAGCCACCTGCGTCTTCGAATGAACGCAATTTGATATACGTGTGTTCTTCTTCTATGGTCAGTTTGCGGGCAAATGAACGATCAGCACACATGGTCACCCAAGAGAAGAAATTGATCTTCCCTTTCTTGCCAACATGGCTGACGTCGAAGGTGTGTAAATATCGAAGAATATTGGCGACGGCATCGCTCACCATATCTTCACGGAAGGGATAATCTCTGTAGTTGTAGCGGGTGCTCATTTTGTGGATGATCATATGGACTTTGGCGGCCACATAATTCGGGATCTTGGGTAGGGGCTTCCCTTCGGCTATCGCCTTTTTCCTTCCGGGTATCCAGTCACGTAATATTGCGATGACGCGCTCATTGTCTTCGTCAGTGAAATATTTGGTGACGTTTTCCCCTCTGTCTACGAAATTCATGCCCATGATCTAACCCTCAGAGATACCGATAAATTGATTGAATGAACCGACAACCTTCTTAACCCGAAATCGTTCGTTTTCCAGGACCATACTGCTATTTTCTTTGGCCCGGACACTCCACTGATCCGCAATTTCGTTGCCGATTGTACCCGCATGACCTTTGACCCATTTTAGTTCAAGTTCAGAAATTGAACAAACTTTGTCATACATATTGAACAAGTCAAGGAGTAATTCAGTATTCTTGGGAGGCATGCCCTCATATTCCCATTTAGACCGCCATTTGATGGCACTATTGATGACATATTGACTGTCGGAAATAATGGTGGCCTTTGGGATATTACGCTCACCGCAACCCGAAAATTTCCACAGGAGTTTCAGAGCATTAATAACACCCAAGAGTTCCGCTATATTATTTGTGGAAGGTGGTGGCAAGTAACCATAGAATACATTCCATTGAACCCCACCAGAAATTGGGCTGACTGCAAAAGCCCATCCCGCCGCTTGTGTAGTCTGTGGCGATGAAGCGCCGTCAGTGTAAATTTCAATCACGATATAAATACTCCAAACTTGTTTATCATGAGGACATTATTATGGCTGAACGTTCTTATCGTTTCAGTTTAACCGCAGCTGAAATCGAACGACTTCTCCTGTCCATACAGACCGCAATACAGAATGTAGACATCATCTATGACTACGCTGCAGGCGGTACACAAGGCCAGGTTGCGGCAGCGTCTGCCGTTAAAAACATGTGGTTGAAAGTCAATGAGATGGTCACAGGAGAAGGTCTCAAAGACGCAATCAACAATGCTGGTGACAGCAACGTTTTCACAGACTATTATAAGTCATTATTGGATCGTGATGGCTGGAAATTTATCGGCTCCCCGGCGGATATTTTAGCAAGAGATGATATTGACACCACGAATTTTACAGGTGGCGAAGTCATATTGTTGCAGAAAAACGATTCAGGCAACCCGGAATTCCAATATTGGAAAAGGACTCCGGTCGCTGGTGGTGATCCTATATTCAATTGGGCGCCAGTATATGAAGGCGGGGCCAATGATGCCAATATTGAGATTCCGGTCGTTGGCACCAGTATATTGAAGAGTATACCAAAAGCCCTTTTCCATATGGTTGAATTCCGCGTCCATGTATATGACAAGACACAAGGTCATTGGCAAGATACAGATGGAAAGATCGGTTTCCGTGGTGAGGACTTAATCTACAGTGAATACAACAATGTTCAAACCCAGCAACTGGCGACAATTGAGTACAGTATGGACAGTGATGATATGATCATATCCCTGACATCCCTGGCACCGAATCTCAAATGTCGCCTATCATTTATTGCTGGTTATTAAACTTCAAACACTGCCTCGGTAAACCAAGTTGGAAAGAACTCTGGGTTGCGCATCATCAAGGATTCAAAGGATGAGTCCAGGATGTATGTCGCGGCCCAGTCGTTCACGCCCCTGACCGAACGCCCACACATCTGTATGATACGCAGTATGGCATTCCGGAAATACGCCGAAGGATCCACGGAGTTGATATGTGCAACCAATGGGTCACCAAGGTAATCATATGGCACCTTGATGAGGATCTGGAAACGGCTGTAATCTCCTTTGAAGTCATACCCTTCTTCCATAGCCGGGCTGGCAATGATGCACGGTGTCTTCGTACGGAAAGCATTATCCATCAGTTCCATCAGCGCCTTACGGGTCCTGGGAACGTGAATGATGTTCCGATATTTGCTGAACTTCTGTATCGCCAGCGCCCGGTCATAACTCACCGTGTGAATGATACCTGATTGCCCCTGATGGAATTCGATGATCTCATCAACAAATCCCGCCAGCTGACGCATCTCATAGTCACCCATGTTGTTCGTCATCTTCATAACCGGCATGTAATTCACTTTGCGATTCTCAATTGGTATCGGGTTCCCAATCTGTATTTTATGGTATTGCCCAGGACGAATACCCAAGGAACGCGCATACGCATCAATCCCGCAGATGGTTGCCGACATGTGAACATGATAGTCAGCTTTGCGGAACAGGCCGAACTGAGATACGTCAGATGCTATGACTGGCTTGAATTGGATGAAATCTTCCCCCTTCTCCTGTACGATAAAGGTACTGGCCTGCGTCTGGGACATGATACCACAATAATCTGATAAGTTATGGAGGATGTCTATGATATCGGCCAGCTTCATCACTTGGGCTTCGGTTAGGCGGTCGTCCTCAACAAGTTCTTCCAGTTCTGTTAAAATGGCTTCAACCTTCTCCAGAAGATCAAGGAATCGGTCAAACAAGTATCCATCCAACGAATACAGTTTCCCTAACTCGTAGTCCTTACAATGGTGAACGATCTCTGTCACCGCTTGGACGATCTCCTTCCCTTGAGGCAACGATCTCAGTCCTTCCAATACCTTCGTATTGTATTCCATGATCGTATGGTCTAGGAGCGTAGAGGGCATTTTATGGCACTCATCCAAAATAAGCATGTCGGCCCGGTTTTCTGGCTTCATACAAATGGTGGTGCACATCTCAATCATCATGGCCGCGTTCGTGCAGCGTAGGGACGAGATATTGGTCCAGAGGTTACGCGCCTGAACGTATGGGCAACGCCTCTTGCTGCAATGCCCATCCCGGCAAGCGATACGGCATTGTACAGCGTTGTAGTACACATCCGGATGCATATGGCAGCGATAATTCTTCTTGCCTTTCAGGATATCGATAGCAACGGCTTTTTCAGCTGCATATTGATCTTGCAGACCTTTGGTCGGCGTGGAAATGGAAGTACGAAATTGGCCATAGGGGTTTGCTTCAAGAACAAGATGGCGTAACACCTGATGGATGGTTGTGCCGATTAGAGATTTACCGACTCCCGTAGGAGCTTCGATAATCACGTGTTTGAATTTCTTGTTGGCCAAAGCATCTATGGCTTCAACAATACATTCCATTTGGCCGGGGTTGGCATGGTCATAGGGAAAATATTGTTCCGCCAATTTCTGGATTTCTTCTATTGGTATTTCTCTGCGAAGAGTCTCCAGCGCTTTAACATGCTGATTAAATGCTGTCACTTGATTTCTCCTTTGGGGATGTTGGTATAGTTTACCCGATTCCCAAGAACGAAAAAGCCGGGGCAATCCCCGGCTTTTCCTTTTGCCACGCCCTACTTTGTAGAGCCAGGCCGATCAGCACTGAAATTTATTTGCCGTTGGCGGCGTTTTTCAGAGTTTCGCCGACTTTGAATTTGACGACGTTTTTCGCTTCGATAGTCAGCGCAGCCCCGGTAAGCGGGTTGCGGCCAGCGCGGGCTTCCTGATGTTTCACTTCGAAGGTGCCGAAGCCGACGAATTGGACGGACTGGCCGGCAGCGACGGCAGAGTTGATACCAGCGATGAAGGACGCGACGGTTTTTTCAGCTTCGGTTTTGGTCACACCCTGAGTTTGGGCGATGTGAGCGACAAATTCTTGACGATTCATTCGGATTACTCCAGTTGGTTTATGTTAAATGTTTACTTCTGTGTTCACTACAAGAGGATTACAGCTTACCTAACAAATTTTATTGAATAAAGCGCTTATTTACCGATACCCAATAATTTATTGGTTCAGAGCCGAGCGCACAACGGCGGCATAAATATCTCTTTCAATACGACCATCACAAAACCCATCCTGGAATAAACCAGCGATAGCATCCAAACACTCCTGAGTGGGTTCCACCGGAATAACGACTGTTTGGGGATCGTTGACGGGTCGAGGGAAATTAATCACCTGCCCGATGTAGATTTTGTTCGGATCAATAATATTGTTGTACTTCGCTATATCTGAATACATATAGGGATCTGAATAAAATTTCATACAGATCCCCATAAGGGTATCGCCCTTTTGAACAATATACGAATTGATCATGGTCATGATTTTATTTCCCAGCCCGTAGAACGAAGGTGATTCAGATATTCCTGTAGATCTTCATCGTCCTCAATGTCAACCCAACGGTCATCAAGGCCCATTTCTTCGATCTCTTCTTCGGCGAGGTCGTGTTGGTAGATCTGAATACCGCTGGCATTACAATAATCGGGCTTGATATTGTTCTCGTACTGGAACAGATCATAATCGGCCAGCGCCGACTTCAAACGTTCTGCTTCAGCATACGTGGGAACTTCCACCATGAACATTTTCCCAGGCACCTGGGGAACGTGCCATACGCGGAATTTGAGATCAAAAATACGATTGCTCATGGTTACTCCTGATTAGTTGTAATTCAGACCGTGAAAGAAGTCGAAGACCGTCACTCTCTTCCGCAGTGATCTCGTCAGTCAATTTGTTGAAATTAACAAGGTGCCCCAGGTCTTTCCAACGTTGGAAGAATTGGTGCTCTAGCGCAGATATATCATCAATTCCCATACCTTTATCTGCTGGCAACAACACGAAGAAAGAACGTTGGGATTGACTGGCGGCGATATGTACCAGATAGACGCCAAATAACATGCTCATAATGCGCTCCAATCAATACGACCACGGTTCATAAGCAACCAATCGGTGGTATCCTGACTGATCAGCATACCAGGATTGCGACGGTATAATTCCCACAGACAGTATTGGATTACCGCGCGAGAACGAGTTTCGGCATGCATACGCAGGGTAGAACCTGGCGTAAACGCAGTCCAATAAAGTTCTTCGCCATAATCATCGTTAGCAACGACGGAAATACGGTTCAGATTACATTGCTTCTCTACTTCCAGGAAATCAGAAGTAGAAACTGGGATTTGCTCTTTATGCGTCCACGATGTGACAACTTCACGTGATCTGCCACGTAATGAAGAAATGTTCCACGTGATGGTCTTGTTTTCTTCATCAAACTGAACGATCCGGTACGCATCATTGCCGTTGGACTCCACCAAATTCCGGGCAGCATGCCAACGAGCATCAATCTCATTGTTGTGCATCCGATTGAAGTCAATGAAATAGCGGCGGGCACGGATGATATAATCATCCGGGATGGGGGCTAAACTACCATTAACGCGACGAAAAAGCCCGTATTCAGTCGGATCTGGATGTTCTACGCAATAAACAGACATCCCTTGGGGAGTTATTGCGTGTGCAACAAATTTCTCATCTCGAAAGAAAAGATCACCTTGGTCAGCCCCTATGATGATCGGGTAAAGTTTATTCATATTTTGCATGATGTATTCCTTCAAATCAAAGAGGCGGTCATTATAACCGCCCCGATATTATAGACTGCCGATAAATGCGTTCTTTTCTTGATCCCAATCCATATAGATCCGAACTGTACCGGAATCTTCTGGGAACTTGAGATACTTGGGGAGGCCTTTGTGAGCGTAATTCCCTGATTTGTTCCTGTTATACATAGAACCGTTTTTCACCAGGGCAATGACCTTCCGATCCTTAGACACCAGAAAATCAAAGTTGTCATCGATCTTTTCCAGAAGACCTTTGCTCAGGATGATTTTGCCATCAGCCCGTATTGATACGAACAATGGGTGATTGCGAGGATTACGTTCACAATCCAATTCTTTAACCCCAATAAATTCAGAACGCCAATCAGTATCCTTTTTGGCTGATTTTGTTTCTACAGCCGTTGCAGGAACGACTTCGACTTTCGGTTCTTTCGGGGTCGGCCTTGGACGATTGGTAATCTTGGACATCTGTTCTTTGACATAAGGCGGCGGAGAGCGTTTTGTCGGGTATTCCTTTCCACCCATAATACCCCCGAGATCATTAACACTAACCCAATGACCGGCATCGCTACGCTTCGCGACCAGAGAACAGGAATAGATGATACCCTGCAGAGTACGGGTAAGCATCGTGCTCGCATCCCAGAACTGGCACCCTTGCTCAAACTTTTCAGCAAAGAATACACGCCCGTCTTTGTGTACCATGATGACATTAGCACCATTGGGGGCATAACGGGAATGCTGTTTAATGATCTCAGCTATTTTGTTGTCAGTCAATTCATTGTCAGCCATTTAAAGTACTCCGATGGTTTCAATTAGAGCCTAAATTTTAACCCGATTTTATTTTTGATTACGGGTAAAGTTAATCGCAATGTCACGGCAATACATTAAATCAACAACAGTTTGATGACTATTGTCGGCGGCGGATTCCATCATTGGTAAATCCAGAGCATTCTCAATCTGGTCTGTGCTGTACTGATCCAGACGTTTCATTTCACCTTCAAAATCAGAAAGCAAAATGGAAGTATCTTTATCGTCAGGATGAAATTGCTGATAGGTAGACAGCCATGCAGCGCATTTATTCAGATTGTTAGCCGGAATCGCCAATGCATGATTTGCCCAGAGACCAAAGACACCGACCAAAATCAGGTAGACGATAACGACAGTAGATTTTTTAACGCGCATTATTCGTTCTCCTTCATCATGTTGTCACAGTCAATACGTGTCTGTTGGAGTTCCCGGGAAAGCCTTGGATCATCCAGATTCACAGACAAGTTAGTCGATAAATCTTTGAGACCTGCATCAACCCTGTCCTGGTAATAATGATCATTCTCTACCAACCAGGCCCGAAGCCCCAGAGCACGAGTCCGCCATTCTTTCTTCAGGCGTGGATCACTAACCTGGTCTGCGCTGTATTCGAATACTTTGACGCACTGGTTGCCATCGTTGATAAGATCAAGATGACGACGACCGATGGTGACGCCTTTCTGTAGAGCCGGGATGGGAAGTGCACGGCATTGTCTAACCTGGATTCGCCCTGCTGTACCCATACGCCCGGTCATAATCAGATCTGCTGCGTCCATCCCGCCTTTGTTGAATTTGTCATCATTCAGGTAGCCTTTCAGATTATAGGCTCCTTGTTTGTAACGATTAAATTCAATCCCGGCATTAACTACAGCATCAGTGACGTTGCCTGTATTCCACAATTCAGCAAAATTCTCGATGGAACCAGTCTTGTCTATGGCAACAGCCTGAGACCATCCAGCACAGTAAGAAAGATCTCCCCACAGTTTTTCGCCTGTGGAGTTCAGTTTGGCAGCGGCGGGGAGCGCCAGGCCAGCCAGCAGCACCCCAAGGATTAAACGTTTCATGGTGATTCCCTCTTGTTCATTGAGGAAATAGTAGTTCGGAAGGATTATTGAGTAAAGGTTTTCAATATTATTCTTTATTCAGAAACGCGCATCAGAAACAGTACGATAACGCACACCATTGAATTGTCGAGCTAATTTGACAAATTCCATGGCAGGCATATCAACTTTGTAGACCTTCATGCGCTGCTTCCCATCCATATTCAAAGCGGCGACGAACCGATGAGAACCATCAACGACGTAATTGTCTGACGACACCCAAACCCGGCCCATCGGCTTCTTGTTCCTGATCTGTTTCATTATCTTCCAGACTTTCATTTTGTTGATTTCGTTCTGGGTCAGACGCAATGACCGGATCGGAACTTGAGATGCATCGATAGTGACGCCGTTGTCTTCCAGATAATCATGGAAGTCTTGCTGTTTATCAGCGTCAATTTGTGGCATAGAAGAACGAGAAAGCCCGAGGTTTCCCACAGGAATCCTCAGGCCATTGATGATATTCATCCAGTCGATAAAGGAAGTCAGAAACATGGCACACCTCGGGATATGGAGTTATCCCTTAGTTAGTCACGCCCGTGGAAAAATTTAGCCAGTTTGCCACCAAACCAATAACAGAACCAGACGATCAGAATACCCAGAAGATTGCCGCCAATGACATGCCAGACATTTTCTTCCATCACCAGTTCTCCCGGCGATTTCGAATATCTTCCTGACGTGCCCGGCGTTCGGCATCGCGTTTCTCATATTTGGTGAAGAAACGATAGAACCAGATGCCAATGATTACCCAAATTACACCCACCAAGCCGAAAATAATGCTGAGCACCAAGCCGACTAATTCCCAATTAATAATCATTTTCCAACCCCTTCTTTGATCAGTTCACGTAAGGTGAATGGTCCTGTATCTAAACGAACCTGAATTGTTGTGTTTAGAAGTTTTGTTAGATCGTCTACAGATTTAACATTGTCATCATCAGACAACCGGACAATCACTTCCAACATCGACAACATTGCAGATTTAGTATCACCTTCTTCAATGGCGACTTTCGCCTCCAATAAGCGAGTAATACGCCGAGCCGGAACCCTTAGACAATCAAATTCCCTTCTGACAATATTTGTCACCGCATCATGAATACTTGGGTTCTTGATCATAATGAATTCGCCTCAGTGTAAATATTGAACGGTTTCTGGAAAACTTCCACAGTTTTGTTATTGACAGTTGCCAAAACCGTTACCCATCCGCCGTCTTCAATTCGACCGAAAGTTTTTACGCCCAGGGTTTTTTGACCACACTGGTAAATGTCCAGAATATACGGGTCATTGGCCTTATCTATCCCACGGATCGTTTCATCGTATTTGCAACGATAAACGGTCTTTTTACCTTGGGTCAATACCAGGTCGGCGCCAAACGCCTGGAAGGAATATTTCCCGTCAAACGAGATGCCTTTTACCACACGATCAGCATGGGCGGCGAAAGAAAGAGACACCAGAGACAAGGCGATGATTAACTTTTTCATGATATGAATCCTGCGTTTCAAATAGACGGGGCAATCATACCCCGTCCGTGTTATTGATTTTAATTGATTTGCTTCAGAAGAGAGAAGAGGATTTCGGCCTTGGCCTTAATCTTGCCTACGATGCCGTCTTCGTCCACTTCCTCGGCCACCCAGGACTTACCCTTCTTGCTTATTATGACGTCTTTACGCTGGACATAGACTTCCTTCGCAGCATACACACGGCGGAAGCCTTTGGCTCGCAGGAAACCCCAATTCTTTTCAATTTCAACCGTGGTTTCAACTTTCTTATTGCTCATAAAATAGGACCTTCTTCAATCAGGCGGGAGCCGTTCCCGCCCTACGAATTCAATAATAGTTTCTTTTATTGAAGAAGTAAACCAGTTCAGCCGTTTTTATTGACTAAACGCACCACATATTCAGCCAGATCACCCAGAGTTGGATCATCTTTGTGGTTGCCGACCCAACCGTCACTGATCTCTACATCATATTCTTCTTCTAAATCCATGATGATTTCGATGGCGTCAAGTTCATCACCACCCAGATGTTCTTTGACGCGCAACGGAGCCAGCGATTCTAATTGATCTTCGAGTTTATCGATGTTGTCGACAGCACGTTGTATCGTTTCGGAGTGGTGCTTTTCACGCCATAACTCCATATTCAGATTGTCACCTGCATACTGAACAAGGTGGCGCATAACATCGATATAAGACACGTTCTTAGACATAATGACACCTTATGAAAAGGCCGGGTTTCCCCGGCTCAGTTGGTTAGATTTTGATCTCTTTCTCTTCCAGGACTGCGCTGACGGTATATTTCACACCGTCAACTTCCACTTCCATAGTGGAATCTTCCAGATCCAGGTCGGTGAACCAGCCATGGCCTGCAACGATGGCATACATCGATTTAGACAGGGTCTTGTTCAATTCACGCACTTTGGTGATAGCTGCTTTGGCCGCGTCACTGATCCAAGATTCAATGATCTTGGCCTGAGTTGCTTCCGGGACTGCTGTCACCGCCGGAGATTTGACAAAGGCATTGTATTCTGCCAGCGCATTGGCAATCAGCTGATCAGCAGCGTTCAGCTTTTTGTTGTCTGCCTGTTTCTTCAGAACGGCGGCGATTGACGGCAGAGAGGACGCGCCTTTGATCTTCACATTGAGTTCACGGCTCATGTAGAAATCAGTAGACTCAACCGATGCGGTCTTCGGAGAGAAGCCGTAATCGCGGATGCCATTTGCGGACAAGAACTCAGCCGCTTCTGCGCCGTATTTGCCTGCCAGTCCAACAGCATTACCGCGCCCAACCAGTTCGTCACGGAAGTATTTGAGAACCTTCTGCTTGGCTTTCAGGGCTTCCAGGCGGACATGGTCGGCAAAGAACTGCGCGGCGCTGATGTTCTTAACCATCGCGCGGTTAACCAGAGGAACGCTGCCCAGATTAACGATGAACACTTCCGGCCCGCCGTAAACTTCAACGCCTTTGCTCACCAGCTCAGACACGGTTTCCAGAGAGCAGACCACAGGAAGGGTCTTCATATGGATGATACCGTCTTTGACGATGGTGTAGTTCTTCCACTGCCACGTGTCAATAGATTCCGGCAGGTCGTATTTCTCTTGTGCGAACTTCGGAATAACGACGGTCCCGTTTTGCACAGTCTGCAGACTGATGTTCGGGCGAGACGAGTTGTACACCAGATTGCTGATGGGGACGCCCGCGCCTTTCACCGGTTCGAATACAGGAGTCCAGTCTTCATGCTCGGCCAGTTTTAGAGCCAGCGCTTTACGCTCTTCTTTGGTCTTGGCTTCGGCAATTTCTGCCGCCAATTTGTCTTCGGTATCATCGGCTTTCTGAACCGTACCGCGACCGATACGCTTGTAGGAGAACAGCGGGTGATCTACAACCAGTTGGGCATCTGCACCAGCCAGGTAAGTCAGGACGTCTACAACGGTAGTCGCATCTTCCGGCGGCACCAGATTATAATCGATACCGTCTACACCACGCAGCGCCGGGTCGACAATTGCTGCCGTGATATCGGTTTTGATGTTGGAGTAATCCTGCTTGGTGAAGCAGTTGGTGTACTGTTTGATGAAGCGCACGTCACCAGTCTTTTTCAGCGCGGCCCAAACCAGGTCGGCGTCCATAGTATGAACACCAAAGAGAGCCAGCACATATGCCGCTTCAACGTCCGCCAGGTTATCCAGCTGGTCGATCATATCAGGATCAACAACCCACAGCTTAGAGACGCTCTCAGGGATGCTGACGTAATTGACCGGATGATCTTCGTCCGATTGAGCAGCCAGGATAGTGGCGATGCCATTTTCGATATAAACCGCGTAGGAATAGATGACGCTGAAATCAACACGAACGCGCGGAGCAACCGACACCATCGCCGTTTCCAGTTCGGTTTGGTATTCTTCCTGGCCTTCTGCGAACACGTGGGTTGCACCGGAGCACTCCGCCATTTTCTGCAGCAATTCACGGTTGCAGTTCCAGCCGTATTCGATCAGGGTGATGTTGTCGTACGCCTTCGGCAGCTGCTCCGCCACCGCGAGAATTTCACTGGAACGCCAGCAGTTGTCATAACCGTCAGTCATGAACACCAGGGAGTTGATGACGCCGGACTTTTTCAGATCGTTGGCGGTTTCGATAGCCAGCTTGAGAGGTTCAACAAACCCGGTGCAGCCAGTTGGTTGCAGGAAGCGGTCGATCAGTTTACCCAGCTCAGACAGATCAGATGCGTTAGTGACCTGGCGCCCAGCGAACACAGTACCGAAGTCACCACGGGAAGAGAAGTACAGGATACTGATAGTGTCTTCCGGCTTGACCAGCGACGGCAGGTTTTCTTTCAGGTGCTGGCGCAGCTTCGGCAACGCATAGCACATGGAATAAGAGATGTCCACAACGATTACATGGTTGGACGGGGCAGCAGTCGTAACCGCGTTCTTAAATTCTAATGATTCAATCATCGTTATTGCCTTCTTCAGGGTTGTCATCGGCTTCACCTTCCGGCTTGGCCAGCATATGTTCAATAAATTCGCGGTTGAGGTCTAACTGGCTCATCAGCGTATTTGTCGGAGTAAAGCGGCGGTCGAGGTTGTCGACACCCGCATTTTTGAATGGTTTGGACATACCTCGACCTCAAAACAGGGGAGTCTCCTCCCCTTTAGTTATCAAATTTGACTGGCCAGTTCTGCCACCAGAGGCGCGGCGAGGACACGAGCGTCTTCCAGCGTCTGGGTGTTGAAGAACTTGCCGTCACGGTAGACCAGCTGATGTTGGTTATCGGCATCCTGCACCTGATCAAAGGTGATACCGTCAACCAGCACTAGTTTACCCTGAGAGTCTTTAATGACTTTAAGGAAACCGCGTGCTGATTTCTTCGTACCGCCTTTGTCGGTCTTCGGCTCTTTGAAGATCTCACGGAATTCACCGTTCACCTTACCCGCCGTTGCCTTCACCGCCGTACCAGTGCTGTCACGGGTGTTCATCTGGTAGGTGTAGGAACCGATGCCAAACACCACGTTGATGGAGGCGAAGTTACGAGCAGCCAGGCGAGCAAAGATCTGGTCTTCGCGGCTCAGGGTGATAGAATCACCGTAAATCAGGCCGATATGTTCGTCCAGCAGGAAGTGCCCTGTCTCTGTCTGAGTACCGCTGAAGATCTCCCACAGGCGCTGGATAGAGCCGACCGCTTCAGAACGACTGATGATGCTACGTTTGTCGGACACGATAGAATTAATCGATCCCAACAGATCCATCAGAAGGTGATAGGTGTTCGTCTCTTCAATGTGCACGACTTCGGTGCCACTCGCCACACCGCTGGCGTTCAAATGGGCGCGGTCACGGAAAGATTCAATCCGGTAGCCGCCGACGATATGTACCGGGTCACCAGAGTCAGGGCGAATCACGACTTTGCCATTACGTGCCATGATCTTGTCTTTCAGGCGCGGCAGATAGTCGTCGATGACCTGCCAGTAGTCCCAAGCATCGGACACGATACTGATGATGCCGTCTGGGTATACTTCAGAGATCAGGCGGTCAAAAGTATCGAACTCACCGTCCTTCGTCCCCATACACATCACAGCGTGTTCGGTGGCGGCTACGGAACCAGCGACGACATAATCGTCCTCGTCCGCGCCGTAGTACTCTTCAACGAAGTCCAGCGCAGGGTTGGTGTCGGTGCCTTTGAAGAACACCAGATGACCAGAACCCGCAGAAGCAGCATCGTGCCATCCGCTCATACCACGGAAGGAGAAGTCGTGTCCCTGGTAGTCAATGAACCAGTGGTCTGGCGCAACGCCTGTAGCGATAGCGGCTTTCACCATCAGCGCCTTGTAATGAAGGGCGATGGTCGCGTTCGTCATCGGCTTCCAGATCTCGGAACTGAACACAGTCTCCAGATAGTTGGTCAGCCAGTAGAACTGCGGCAGGGTGTTGAACATCACATACACCGGGACGCCATACGGACACATGGTGCCCTCAGGCAGGGCGCGAACTTCGATAGGCAGATATCCCAGATCGTGCAGGGCTTCGATATGCTCTGTGCCGACGCGGCCTGGGCCGAGTACTTTGTTCATTCGGCGAGCGTACTTCTTCAGTACTTTGGCCTTCGGGCGCTGGAAGAATGCTTCGTCAAACAGTTCATGGAACCAGGTCATGAAGCCTTGGATACCCCAAACAACCACACCGTTCTTCGGGAGGTGGGAGTTGAACAGTTTGTTGGAGCGCGGGGTGCCGTTGGAGAACACCAGCTCACTACCTTCAGGAAACTGATAGATGTGGCCTGATTTATAGAAGTCGATTGCGTGGATCGGGTCTAAGTGTCGCATGCTCATTTTACACGTCCTGTATTTTCAGTTTTGAAAGGAACGCCATCGGCAGTAATGTTGTTCCACCAGATTGTATCAGCATACACAGCGTCATAGATGCCGTCGAAAACGGACAGCCCTTTACTGAATATGCCATGGGTGACGAAGAGCGTCATATGCTTAGGTTTGTGCTTCTGAAGCTCTTTGCCCAGTTCAACAAATGTACGCCCGCCGTCGCAGATGTCGTCAACCACGACCAGATAGCGATCTTCAATCAGCTCAGGGTTGGTGATGCTAACCCCGATGATCTCACCCGTCTTGGTGTCACGGTTCTTGTGGCCATAGACAACAGGAACGCCGTCCAGGGACAGGCTGAGTGCTTCGGTCTTCTTCGCCGCGCCGCCGTCTGGGGCTACCAACACAGCATTGTTACCTCGGATGAACCAGCCCAGATACTGACGGACGATGTAGTCTTGTTGGACCACGTGTACGTTATTGATCAGAGATGATACAACGTTGCTGTGAGGATCTTTGATAGCCACACGGTCGAAGTTAAGGCTGTTAACGAAATCAGCTGCCCACTTGACAGACAGCGGTTCGCCGAAGTCACAATAGCGATCTTGGCGAGCATAAGGGAAATACGGGATGTATGCATGGAAGGTGGTCATGCGATCCACGTTGCCCAGGCCGCGCACGGCATTAACCAGCAAGGCCAGCTCAATGAAGTCGGCAGAGGATTTGATGTGAGCATCAATGGTCACGTTATTGACATGACCCACAGGAATACCCGCCTTTTGGATCTTGACGTGTTCCTCGCCACCAGGGAAGGTGAAGTGTTTATAGAACACATCTTGGTCGTTCAATTTCAAACGAAACATAATGTAGCCTCATGGTTTAATGTACAGCCGTATTATACTGCGATGCACAAATTGAAACGCCCAGCAAATATACCAGGCGTCATTGTTATCTAAATTGGGATACAATAGCCCAAAACAATTTCAACAAATTATCATTCGGTTGATAACCGCTGGGGGATAACAGCAATTTTTTAACCGTGTCACACATATCTTGGCGGTCTGTTTCTTTACAGGTTTCCCAAGAAGGTGTAGTGTCTACAACCGCTGACCGGGCGGCCCAACAAAGTTTTGCGATATGAATTACAAATTCGCTATTAATTTCAGCATAATCCATATGGGATCTGATAAAATCCTTTGCTTTCTGTATTGCTTCAGAATTTTTGATTTCATCATGTCGTTTGTTATCGGTTTTATAAAGACATATGTCAATATGATCCAACAACCCAAATTTATTTGATTTAATCGATCTAATGGAATATGCAGTGGCCACACCTTCCCGATAGTCGGGGCCAATAGATAATCGTATCGTCCGACTATCTTCAATATATTTTTCAAGTTTTATAAACGGTTCTTCAGTTGTCTTGCTGATAAAATCTTTAACAACCATAGCCCGGTATGCTTCCAATTCCCACAGTTGAGAGAACGTTTTATCGTAGGCCAGCTTCTTACCCAACTCCTCATCAAAGTTGGTGGGGTCAATAGACGTAGAACTATTTTTACCCCATACAACAAAGCCGTTGTCCATTTTGAAGTGGCAAGTGATAACCCGATGACCTCCCACTTCACGGTCTTCATAAATGACCTCAGCAATGTGAGATTTAAGAACATCGGGAGTGAGTTTAATACCGTTTCTGTTAGACATTCACATACTCCAATAAAGGCTACAAGCGTCGACGACTTTTGTGCAAGTGTAGATATCGAATTGTCCTATATGACATTTGGACTTTGGTAGGCCGAGTTGTTCAGACAACCATTGATACGCCTGGCTGCGGGTCATCTCACCTTCGCGCCAAAGAGGATCAAAACAGTTATGTGCCTTGTTTCTTGCCTTGCGCAATTCGGCGTTAGCCATGCTTCCGAGGGGAATGCCTCCTGTGTTAGGGTGACAACCTACCCTGGCATCACAAGGCTCACAAACCCAGAATTGAAGATGACCAAGATCTGGTCGATGTGGGTATATTACGCCACCACTGACTAGGTTAGCATCTTTTCCACAGTAATCGCAAATAACTGGTTTCATATTCTTCCATTAAAACAAACCCCGCACATGGCGGGGTTCATTATCTCGCCAAAGACGGCGGGTTATTTCAGCAGGGCTTGCAGTTCTTCAACAGATTTACCCGCCAGCTCTTCTTGCTGTTTCTTCTTGATGAGTTCCAGGATAGCCTGGTTGTGCTCACGTTTTTCCGCAGCGGACAGGCTATCGTCACGCTCTTTCAGCTTGGTGCTGATGATGCTTTTGACGATGTCAAAGCGCAGTTGCAGCAGAGAGTCGACGGAAGTGTTGTTACCGATGAAATCTTCATCGTCGATCGCAGCGGCTTTCAGTTCGCGGCTCAGACCTTTCGCCATCTCGTTCAGCGCAGTCAGGCCGAGATCCCACACCTGCTCAACAGACAGATCACCTTTATTGGAAGAGAAACGCAGTTTCAGACGGGTTGCTTTATCAAACATTTTTGTATCCTCAATTGAATTTGGTTATATTTTAACTTAAAAGACGACTTTGACTACACGATTAAAAGAACCGCTTACTTTCACCAGCACATGGTTGCGCTGCGTAGAAGAGAAGCCCAGGCCGCTGAGTTGTTTTTCGCTTGGCTCGGCTTTCATTTTAGCGCCAAGCATTTCAAAAACTTTACCATGCGGTGCCAGTTCCGGCTTCAGATATTCGTTGTAGAAGCCGCGAGTGCTCGACGGGTTGGCACAACCTTCCAGGATAAAGAACAGGTGGCGGTTCCCAGTTTGTTCGCCGTCCCAATGGTTCGGTGAATTCAGAACCAGTTGTACCTTCTGGAAGTTCTGGGTACGGATGCCCCAAATTTCAGTTTCTACGCCAGTCGTCGGCACCAGAGAAGACTGAATTTCAACAACCTTTTTGTCTTTGACGCGCAGTTCAATGACGGTGATCTGCTGTTTGTTCTTCAGACCTTTCTCACAGGAGAAACGTTTCAGGTCGCCTTCATATTCCACTTCAACGATGAAACCGGTATCGATGGTTTCACGCTGGGCATAGTTGTCAACGATGAAACGGTACACCCCATCGCGCAGCATGTTCTTGTCTTTGAAGAAGATGTTCTCAACCGGCTTACGCTCTTTGTTGATCCCATCCATGCCGTTCATATCAATATCCAACTCGCCACCCGTATGATAAGAACGGCGGCAACCGCGAGAGAAATAGATATGTTCGTTAGCCGGGGTGTACATATGCAGGTCCAGGTCGTCGTTGTTGAACCAGGCCAGAGACACACGCAGGAACGAATCAACGTTACCACCAGCGGCTTTCACGCGCTCTTTGATAGAGTCAGCGACTTCACCGTTGTACGACCAGGAGAAGTTGTTGTTCCACTTGAACAGGCCCGGAGCGCCTTCGGTTTCCGGTGCAACCAGAGACATCAGGTTGGCAGTGTGTCGACCTTCGAACATAACTTCCATGGAACGCGCTTTTGGAATAACGTTTTTGATGAAATCATCAACACTGATCTCTTCGATCTTACCCAGCGACTTTTCAGTCACTTTTACTTCCTGTGCCAGTTGATCGAACGGGTCCATAGCTTTCCGCGCATCGATATCGGCGAACAGCACGTTGTTGATCGTCAGATCTTCATACTTCGCATAGCGGCGACCCAAAGATTCAGTCAGGCCGAGTTCAGCAACAGTTTTCTGCGCCTTTTCGATCATACCCTTCGTGACCAGGGCGGTCGGGCGGCGATAGTTGGTCGGGGCAACTTTGGTTTCAAAGGATTTCACCGCCTTTTCCATTTCAACGCCGTCGGACAGATCAGTCAGCAGGGTGCCGATGGCAGTGTTACGGATGCCGAACGGTTTATGGTTTTTGGACAACCAACCAGTTCGCCAGGCCCAAAGTTGTTTCAGATCGGGGCGAATTTTAGCGTATTCGGTTTTGCTCTGTACAAAACTTTGCACAGCCGAACGATGCTCTTCACCGCGATACAGCGAATTCTGATCGATCAGTTCCAGGACGATTTCAGCCGATTCCATAGTCAGCTCACGCATGCTGCGCTCAAACACTTCGATCGATTGGGAAATTTCGCCTTTGGTGGAGGCGATATCTTCGCCGCGCAGGACGAATTTATTATCCAGAACGGCATGGAAATGGTTGTAGGTGCGGATATTACCGTTTTCACCCATTTCATGGTTGCTTTCTACGCTCACCTTGGCCGAATCGTTGAAGTAGACGCCGACGATGTTGTGCTGCTTGACATACTTGGCCAGCGCCGCTGCCACCACGTCATATTCGTTGCCCAGATTAACACTGTCCCACACAGTGACCAGGTTCAGATCAGCGTCAATCGATACGACGCCGCCGATATTACGGATGAATTGCTTGCAGCAGGTGCAATCGTGCTCGGTGCGCTCACGGTAGATGTTGTTGGTGCCTTCCGGGAAAGACGACAGATACAGATCCCACAGGGCGTCTTTGTCAACCGAAGTCATGTACAGGCCATTGCTGGCCATCGCGGAGATTTGGTTCTTTACAGCAACTGCGAAAGGTTTAAAATCTGACATGATATAGTCTTCCTGTTTCAGTTCAAATGTGCGCCCCGATTGAGGCGCTTCGTTAAAGTGAGGTCAATATACCCCGATTACAGTTATTGAAAACTTTAAACCGGGATCATATTAATTCGGATACTTCTGAATTTCTTGCCATCGAAACGGGTATAGCCAGCCACGACAACACTGCGAGTGCCTTCCGGATAACCCTTTGGAGTTTTGACAACTCGCACAGGACGTTCACAATTTTTGTCATAATGGGAAATCTTTTCCAGAACATGAAGATTAATCTGAGAAAGAGAGTCACCCATCACAGTGTATTCGTATTGTTCAGAATTTCCCAATAATATTTTGAATTTGTACTTCTTATCAACCAAAGAGCGACCAGCTGGGTCCGAATAACGATGAGAGCAGATCTGACAACGATACAATCCAGTCCCAAAGTCAAACATCTTTGTGGCCCGGCTTGAACAGGCCGGGCATACTTTCCAAGAACGATGACGCTTCACAGGTTTCATTTCTTCATCCTTTCCAGGAGGTTGATGGAGCGGACTTGGGTTTTGGGAGCGGTATATACTTCCCCACCATTGTATCCGACCTTGCCCCGAGGCTTTTCACCACGCATGACCGCCTCAACACAACGGGTGTATTTGCTCAGCTCACAGAACATGTTCTCCAGCTGCATGACGTTCATACAACGATCATACGGTTCTTCCGCTGACCAAAACGCATTTCGGTCATAACCATATTGACGATACACATCATCCTGATTGTCACGCAGCCAGAAGATGCACTCTTCATGGGTCATACCGTCCTTGTCCAGGAATAACAGATCAATCCCGGCGCGGCACCCCGGCCCGGCGATAGTGAAATGGTTTTCACTAAACGGATAATCCGGATTGTATGTGAAGTCAACCCAAATCTGATATGCCAAGAATGGACCGAGGCCTTCAACTTTGTTAAGCAGTTCTTCATAAACAGATAGTGGCGAATTGAACCCCAACAACGCATGGAAGAAATGAGGATTATGGGTAACAAACGCTTTCAGGAATCGGACAACACGCATTCCCATATGCGGTTCCCAGCCTTCGATCACAACTGTTTCCGGATTTGCTTCGGCCAGAGTCTTGGCATCTTTGTATTTCATTTCCCCGACATAAAACTTCATCGGCCCTTCTTTCTCAAATACTTTCACCATCATTTTGCTGGGGCTGGCTGGCTTACCAGTCACGGCCAGTTCAGGAAAAGCCAGGCATTGCTTCAAGCCGCCTGTGTTGAAAGCATTAGTGAACGTCACGCCGCCTTTTTTGTCAAAGTCCGCAAATCGTTTACGAGTTCGGTCCAAATTGATATTACGGAAATCATTGATGGAGACCGGACCTTCTAGAACATGCTGGATGGGATCCCACATGTTGAACATACGGAACAGAAGGCAGTTGAACATCTTGTCCGCCAGAGTCAGGTTCTTGTTCTCGACGATATTCCGGATAAGGTGCTGAGACTGCCTGTCGTGCTCTCTCCGGACGTTACAAAACTTGACCTGCCGTAGTATCTCGTTTTCTGTCCAGGGAGCAGGGAGACTCTGGACGTCCTTTCTTACGTGGATTTTGTAACGTTCATTCATCCAATCATAGGACAGCTTGCGATGGAAAGGGCTGAGGACAGGATCAGCCATTTTGATTTTATCTTCACGGACACCGCAATATTGGATGTCTGACAGTTTATCTTTCATGGTATCCTCTTCTTAGAATACGAAAACAGAGGCCATTATAGCCTCTGTTGTATATTGAAACGCGGAATGACTTAATCGATACGGGTCAGCTGCGTGACTTCCGGATTGTACGGGGAGTATACGAATACACGGACGTTCGCTTCCCAGACACCTTTCAGCGGCGGACAATTTTCGCCCCCAATTTTGTAGACAGGGACATAGCTTTCTGTCTGCTCTTTGGTGCCGACAACACTACCAGTAGAATATTCGGTTTGTCCAGAAAGGAATGTTCTGAAGTCGTTCACATGGATATATGCAATGCCGTTGGTGTGGTCAACAGAAATACCACCCGGTTCAACCGCCTGAGTGGCAACGATAGTTTTGATCTGTTGTTCGGGGTTGGCTGTCAGCATATCACTGAAGTCCGGTTCCTGGAAAGCTGCCATGTTCTTCAGGAATTTACCAGCCGGGTATTCTTTCCCATCCACCGTGACAGCTTCAGTAACTTTCACGCAGGCCTGCGGGAATTCACCTTCCACACGAAGACTTTCGCGGGGGAAACCTTTGTTGTAATAATATTCCAGCGCCGGGACAATTTCTTCCTGGCTGCGGATGAACTTGCTCATATTGGAAGCAAAAACGCGCTGCAGACATTCATCACCATCGAAGCCAGCAATGTGCGCCACGCCGTCGTTGACAGTAGTGATATCGCCCTGAGCATCCATGATGGCTTTCATCAGATCTTCAGTAGTTTTCGGCGTTTCGCTTTCCCGGGGATTCAGTTCCAGTGTCAGAACCACCTGGTGATCGAAATACACCGCTTCCAGGAGTTCTTTGGTTTCTTCCAACACGAGTTTTGCCTGATTGCGAATTTTGCTAAAGTCGGGGGCGGTTACGTCCCCTTTAGCATTACCAAAAGCCAGATTCAATCTCACGTTCTTACTAAATGTAGTTGTCATAATATAGCGACTCCAGTTATTCGCTTTTGGCCCGAGATGGGCGAATGATATATTTGGGGACCAGTTTCCAATCGGCGATCTGATCGTGTTTCACAACTTTGATACGGGACATGTCGGCGCATTCGGTCACTTGTTCCGGATGCAGAACCTTGATCATCTTCCACTGCTCCAGAAGACGAATGATGCGATTCATACGCAGGACATCTTCACGCTGAAAGCCGTTGTAATGTCCATCCAGCATAAACAGATGCTTGAAATGAACGATAAAATACTTGCCAGATTTATGAAGAATATGGCAGGTCTGGTACAGGGTTTCAGGCTCTTGACGAGTATTAACCCCGATTCGGCTCAGTGTTTCCTTGATACCCAGGAAGATCCCCGGTTTATCTTGGTTTAATTCAACTTCGACCATGCAGTCGACGATGCTGGCCTCATCGTCTACCGCAGTCAGTTTTAAGATGTCGAGCGTATTGCGCGCCATGACCAAACTCCTTCATTAATGATTTTAACTACTTAGCCTTGCGCGGCTTCGCTTTCTCGTTGCTGTTGGACAACTCAACTTTCTTCCTGATCTCGGCCAGTGCTTCTTTTGGAAGAAATTTGAGATACTCCGATGCTTTTTCATGGCTGATGTAATAATACTCAGACAACATCTGAATATCAGGATCAAGCGGACCTTTTTTGGCCCACTTCCCATACCGCTTGCGAGCCGGGATAGAATGGAATGCCATGTTCCATTGCATCCACGGCGTGACCTTGTGAAGCAAATTCATCCGCTGGGCGGTGACAAGAGTATCTTTGTTCTGTGCCAGCCCGCGCCGGGTCATAAACGGATCAAAAGCCTTACGAACATCAGGGTCGTCCGTTTGCAAGAGGTTCTCTTTGGTGTTGTTCAACGCACCCAGGAAATCGAACAAAGACGGAGCAGCCATAATCAGCTCCACTTAATGTTGAGCATGACGTTAGTCAGGAAATAGACAGCATGAAGCCATACGTCCCCGGCCTGACGATGTTCGATCTGCGCCTGACCACAAAGAGCGACCATATCAACAATGCTGGTTGTTTCAATCGCCCGAGGCTTGTCTTTATCCTGGGGCACGCAGAAATGGAAGAAGCGAGAGTAGAAATCGTCGCCGATGTAGTTCTGGTTGTCAGTTACCCATTGGCGGACGCCGTCCCAGTTGTTCCGCTTCATCTCTTCAACCAGCTGGCGCATACCGCCTGCGTTGACGACGGCCAGAGCGCGTTCATCGATTTTCCCGTAGGTGGAAGCATTGTCTTGCAAAATGCCCATGATCTTACGGTTATCCGGGAAGAACTGAGGAATGATACGCCCCAGGACTTTCAGATCTACTTCGATGTTTTCAGCAGCAAGGATTTCAGCGCAGCGCCGCATGAACTGTAGTTGCACTTCATGTGCTTCTTTGTCAGTCCAGATGAAGTCGATTTCACGACAGCGGGATACCAGCGGTTCGTTCAGACGCGATTTGGAGTTGGTCGTGAGGATAAAAGAGCAGTTTTTGCTGACCTTTTCGATGATACCTTTCAGGGATTCCTGAGCAGCCATAGAAAGACGCTCGGCCTCATCCAGGATAACGACTTTCCGTCCGCCGTATACGCTGACGCCAGTAGAATACTGGATAACTTTGTCGCGGATGGTGTCGATGTTGTTGTCCAGCGATGCGTTGATCATCAGCGGCTTAACGCAGCCAATTTCATTACAGACGGCCAGAGCAGTTGTGGTCTTGCCAGTACCCGGTTTCGGAGAATAGAACAGCATTGACGGGATGTTGCCATTACCACCAGTGATATAGCCATGGATCTTGGCGCGGACGTCCTGGGGGAGAACGATCTCGTCCAGATTGTCCGGGCGATATTTGTTTTCCCATGCGTATTGGTCACCGACGATTGTGATATTAGACATTACAGCCTCTTTAGATGATGCGTTTCAAAATGCAGGGGCGGAAAGCCCCTGCAACGATATTAAAGCAACAGGCAGGTATTGAAGAATTATTCCAGCTGCATGCCGACGTAATAGTTGATGGTGCCGTCGACCGATTGGAAATTGACCAGCTGCATTTCAGTACAGGCGCGGATGGTATAGTTGCCTTCGATCATTTTCAGATTTACGACGTCGATCGGCATGGAGAAATCACCCAGCGCAGTTTCGCCCAATTCAACGGTATAGTCGTTGGAATTGTCGATTGCCGGAGTGGTGCCCACCAGGCGGGTTTTACCGCCGCTGGCGACCATGCGAACAGTTTTGTGGCCCAGGGTAGAACACGCGCGGATCAGCTCTTTCATTTTTTCCGGCGATACAGTCGCTTCGAAATCCACAGACGGCAGGTCAATGGTGTCAGCCGGAACAGTTGTCAGTTCTTTAGCGGAGCGCCAGAATTGCAGCTGAGAGTTTTCGCCTTTGAGCAGGACGTGATCTTCGTACATTTCGATCTTACCGCTTTTGAAACTCGGCAGGCGCTGGATGGCCAGCAGCTTGGTCAGATCGAGGATCGGGAATTCGAACGGGAAGTCTTCGTCGATATCGGCGATGGCGATAACCGTTGATGCGTCATTTACAGTACGCAGCTTTTTGCCGGGTGTCAGGACAATAGACGGGCAGATGGTTTCGAAGTTAGCCAGAAGTTGCAGAGTGCGTTCCGACAGAGTAATTTCTTGCATTTATGTATCCTCAAGATATAGTGAAGTCAAGTCATGTTGTTGACGCAATTTAGTATCGCCCATTTGGGGATATAGAACAAGCGTTAAATCTCCTCGCGCGCGGTTTATTAACGAATTAGATTAATCTATTAAATTATATTAATCAACTCGCTACGCTCGTAAACCCCAAATACTCGTTGCTCGCAAAGCTCACAACTCGTATAGTACGACGGATTTGTTCAACAAGAAAGGACTTTTTAATCTGACAAGCAAATTATTTTAAATTGGTCTAAACAAGACATGAGACTATTATATAAGGATGCAAACAACACGAGATGAATAGCATGAAACAATTAGTAGCAATCTATGCCGTAGGTGTCACAACGACAGATCTCTTAAACAACAAGATTGGGAGATCGTCTACTACCACTTCATTATTGAAGATATTAGTAGACGAAACTGGTACAGACAATGCCAAAGAAATCCCATTCTCATTTCTATCTGGTAGCGTCAAACCCGGCCTTTACGTTGCGATCGTCAACATGAGCACCGTCGGGGAATTAAAAGTCTTCCCGTTGGTCAGCAAGAATCAGGCAATCATTAATGAAACAATTAAGCCGGAATTGTTGCAGCGTTGTTGTGACAGCATCGATGCCTTCCTGGGGTTAGTCGATACTGAAGAAGGCGAGCCGACACCCGCCTATGTGGATCAAGACCCCAAATAATCTTCCAGCGCCACTCTTTTCAATTCAACAGGGTGGCGCTCTGTCAAATAGAATTTGTACCGTTCGTGAGAGTGGCGCAACGCATGATTGAAACTTCCATTATAACTCAGATTATCTACCAAATCCCATATCATAGCAACATCTTTTGTTGAGTGTATACGCATCAACCGCCCCAGCGTTTGGATGACACGGATATATGATTTGCTCGGGTGTGCTAACACCAGATGGTGGAGTTTCTTTATGGAAACACCTTGTTGCATCGTCCCATAAGAAGCCAAGAGAGTGATGTCCTCTCCTTCCTCTATCGCCCGTTGTATTTGCATACGATCGGAAGATTTGACTTCACCGTTGATGATAAATACGTTGGACTTGACTTCCTTGAGAATATCGTAGACGACCATCATATGGGCATCAATACGCTCGAACATGATGGCGACGTTACCTTTTAACGTCAATGCCATCTTGGCAATAAGCCTGTTCCGGACTTCATTTGATATCAAATATTCCATTTCCTTTTGATAGTCAGCACCGTGCATATCAATAGCATCAGCCAATCTATGTTTCAATTCTATCATCCGGATTTTAATATCAGCTGCATAACCCATATTAATCAGTTCGCGAGCCGTGATGATCTTGTGGTAGGCGCCAAAGTGTGACACAACCTGTAGACCAGCGACTTTAGTGTTCGCCAAAGTACCCGTCACCCCAAGGCGCTGGTCAGCATTTATGCAGTTGTTGAGGATATATGAAAGTTTATCTGACTTTGAAGTATGAACTTCATCAACAATGATGTCGCCAAACTGATGAAACCAATCCTTTGGCTGATCTTGTATACCTTGCCATGTAGAAATTGTGACAGGCTTGTCAATATTGCGGGTTGCGCCTTCGCATATGGTCTGTACCTCGTAGAACGGGTTCCAGGATTGCCCATGACTGTATTCTTCAAAGTTCTCATACAATTGTCTGACGAGGTGTACAGAAGGGACAACGATAAGCGTCCTCAGATTGCTTTCCAGTGCTTCTCGTCTTTCCCTGTAGTAACGGGCCATCACATAAAGAATAAAGGATTTACCGGCACTCGTAGCCAGCTCGAGTACGCAACGAGATTGCCTCATGGCAGTGGCAATAGAATCAAACTGATACTGACGAACTTCAGCATCAATATATTCCCCAGACTCTGTACGAATTTGTGTTTTAAGGTTATTACAGAAGTCATGGATTTCATTATCAGGAATATCCTGGATATATTTCAACGCAGGATCTACATCGAGTGAATACCCGTTGGTCTTACAAAATTTGAATAGTTCGAACAGAAGGCCGATATCAATCAAACCGGATGATTTGGTGAATAAGCGGACGACACCGTCCCATTTGCTGAAAGGATTAGGCTGGAAGTTAGGATCTTCAAATTTGAAATAATCGTTAAGTTCTTCATAGATCCCGGCGTCTGCATGCACTCGCATACGGACTTCATTCACTTTAGAGACAGAGATGTCGGCCATGCTAATTCTCCCAATTATATGGAGTATTTAGCGGTTCGGCCAGATTCCGTTCTGCTCTTTGTCCATGCGATGATATAGGCGAACACGCTCAAACATCTTATGAAGAATATCTTTCCTCTCGAACTCAATAACTGTCGGCAGTAAACCATTCTCATTGGATATGATGTTAATCAGCCTTTCTATTTTGACGCCGAACATTTGTTGGAACATGACTGAGTATAAGCACAGTTGAATACTGTAATCCTCAATCATGTCCCTGGTTTTGAGGGTATTGGAAGTCTTGAAGTCTATAATTGCCGGGACACCATTGTATACTCCGATGAGGTCTACCCGCCCGGCAAGTCCAAGTGTCTCGCTATATAATGGAATCTCCTGAGCGTATATCTTGGTCATCCTATTCAGATATGGAAACAGCTGTTTGAACATGAAGAAATATTGTCCTGCAGCCGCTATCACTTCTGCCATAGGAGCATTCTTCAGGTACAGCTCACATGCAAGGTGTACGGCTTCACCCCGGTCAGCACACCTTTGGGTTTCAGCCGCAGCCGCTTCTACACCGAGTTTTTCAACCCAGGCGTCCAACCAAGTATGATCGCCAGTACGTCCCAGCATTGTCGTGACGGAAGTTAACTTCACTCCCGTTGGTGAAACGTAATGACGACCATTCTCGTTGGTTACACAAGTCAGTTCCTTGTACGGTAATTCATATTGCTGAAATGTGTAATGACGAGTCTCAAAGTCGTTAGACTTCCGGAGCGCCTGGAGACGACTCATCAGTAACCGCCATCCATGTATTTTCTCCAATCTATAGCGTTTTTGACTTCATAACCCAGCTTGTTCAAACGATCCAGACAGCTTTCTATGAATTTCACTTTTGCTTTCTGCTCTTGCAACAAACCAGACATCTCAATATACATATCGTCAGCCTGAACCCATAGAGGCAAATCTGTCTTCAATGGCTTGTTGTTCAGGGGGCGATCCCGATATGATTGAGGGGGAAGTTCGCCAGCATAATGCTTACGAAGGTATACGTCAATCTGTTTGAACCGCCCGTGTAAATATTCCAGATATCGACCCTCACGGATGTAATGGCGCTGAACGACCATGAAGGAACGCCCGATCTTCAACGATATCTGGTCTAAGTTTCTGTCCGCCGGATCTACTGTAATCAGTGGCTCGAGTTCAGTCATAATGTCTTCAACAGACATCGTTTCATATTTCGGTTTTTCATTAACGTCCATAAAATATTCCCACCTTTTCAACTCTCGCTATTATAACTCACTCTTTATCAATTTCGCGGACGACGCGGGTCGGTGTCAGTTTCAGATACTTGAAAGTCACCGTTGTAACTAATTGGGGAACAGAAGCGTCTACGTCAACAAGAACGTTGTCCAGTGCGGTCGGTCGGGCTTCTTCCAACAGAAGTTGCAGGCCAACCGGGCGGTTCATGTTGTTGAGTAGTTCTATGGTGATGTCTTTGCTCACAGCCATATCGGCAGCGGCGTTACTGGCTATCCAGTTATAGATGGTTTCCCAGTTTACCCAATCTTCATCGATAACGAACGTAAATACGATGGGATCATATGTTAAACGTTCAGAAGGGATCGTATTGAGCACCGTACCGGGCGAAGGTCCATCGATGCCCTCGGAATACACGCCCGGTATGCTAAAATCGTGTACAGAGCGGGATAACAATATCAGATCTCCGATAGTTAAGCGCCACTTATCGGATGCTGCATAATTTGGGTTGTCATGTTTGAATTGGACTGAAGTAGACATTGTTAGCACCTTTGCTGTGGAGATTAATTGTGTCCCTGATGCGCGGAATCAGAAGATGGGTTGTGATGATTTTTATGGTACTTGTATTGACAAGTTGCCGTATTTTCGTCACGCCTATCATTTCTGTTAGCGACCTCTGGGACACTGATGTCCGTGTTGTACCAGTAACCATTTCGACAGACAGCAACAAATGTGAAAAATCCATGCTGGATGAGACCACTATTTTGTTTCAAAGTTTCCAAAATCTCCAGCCTGTCGGTTGTTTTGATGACAATAAAGACACTTTGCGACCATACTGGAAAACCACCATCCCTCTTTTACGCAAAGGGGAAGAAGGAAAAATTCCTTACTTGTCAGCAAGTATTTATTACTCACAGAATAACAGCATCATCATCACATTCAATCCATCGTTCTATGATAAAATAAAACGTTACACCATGAAACAGGGAGTTAATCTTACCACGGATATAACCGTCACATTCCAAATCACAAACAACACGAAGAAGTCTATCCGGATTGCAACACAAGGTGTTTTTGTTAATAATGAAGCCGTTGGTAATGAGATGAACGTTTTTGAAATTAAGCCTGGTGGGAAGGTGTGGATTAGGTTGAGCGATGTGGGGGTGAACTCCCTCCTGATGGAAGGTATTGAGCCAGTGGGAGTTCTACCAGCGAGGACTGTGCCCTGATCATTTCAGGGCATTTTTCAAATCATTAGAACCAATATTGTTGATGACGCCGCCAGCACAAAGATCTTTAGCCCATTCACCGAGAACATTAGCAAAAGAGAAGTTCAGGCACTTTTTCACCATATCTTCAATATGGGCTAATTCAGCAGCTATCCCATCAGTGATGTTCTGGATAACACCATTCACTTTTGCTACAGCATCATTGATTAATCCGTTCACCTGGGCTGCTAAAGCCTGGATTTTAGCCAGCCCCGCCGCCGCGCCTTGTTTGGCTAGATCATACAGTTCTTGGACTTTGTCTGTTATTGGAGATAATGCATCCTCCATCGCAGTCAACCATTGGTGCCCGAGGGTCTGTACGACACCGAATGCGTTGTTGATCAGATCACAGTTAGTGGGTTCTCGTTCAATACTTTTGAGACCGGATTTGTAGGATACTGAAGTCCCGATCCTGTTGTAGGCTTCGTTAACCGTTTGGTCTCCATAAGAATTCAGAGTACCAATCCCAGTATTGGCAGTCCCATACATTGTGTTCATGGTGTTGAGTTTAGCAGGAGTCAAACCACCAGCTGTTATCGCTGCCTGAACGGACGTATCCGGGATGCTTGTAATGCCTGCTATACTTTGTTGGCCATTGGTGATTAACGTCTGAGAAGTAGCAGAGAATCCCGGGAGAGGATTGTTAAAAGCATTACCCTGTTCAAGGGCGTCATAAATTTGTGCGTTCATAAGAAAATACCCCCAATTGATGGGGGTATTTAAATCAGGGGAGGCGATACAGAAAATTACTCCAGAAGCGGACGGCAAATTTTTTGGCATAAACCAGTTTAGACGAATACTGGCTAGATGCCAGCTCCTGGAAGGTTTCGTAACCCACAGCAACCAGAAAGTACAGAGTGAACAAATAGCAAAATAATTGAAAAATGATCATGGGACGTCTCCAGTGTTAACAAATTACAGAAGGCGTTTGGTTTTTGGCTTACCCAAGAGCATGACCTGACAATGCATACCTGCTTTGTGCATTCTTTTGATCATATCCTGTGTGCCAGTTGATGAACCGTCCCAGAAAGCCAGAGGCAGTATCTCCGCCTTGTATTTCTGTGATAACTCCAACGCCTTGTCTAACATGTCCTGGTTGCGTTTGTTCCCGGCCCCTTTCCCATATGTAGCGAAGTATTCATCGGGGATAGGCATTCCAAGATAAGTCGCTCCTCTGGATTCAGCCCAATCTTTGCATATCGTATCGACACCGACAGCCTCTCCCGCGATCAATAGGATATCACACGGATGATACAGATTACAAACTGAATGAATATGAGAAAGTTCATCCAATTTGTCAAAGATTTTGTCGCGTTCTTTGATAGAACGCGATCCGGTTATGAGAATAATAGTCTTCATTTCCAATACTCAAAGTTGCTCAGCACAAAGAGATTGACCATTGGATTGCTGCAGGGCATAGGCTCTACATTGACTCCCAGACTCCGAAGATTGTTCAGGAGGGCGTATGTGTCACGATGCGCTTTGGAAGACGTAGCCGGACGGAAAAGTTCGATGCTTTCGCGCCCTTCCTTTACTGCAGAAATGATGCGGGCGTAAACGCTGTGCTCATTCCCACTCCATTTGAGGGGAGGCAATTTAGAAATAGAAGACATGCAAGCCATGATAAAGAGACCTCATCAGTGTGTAGGGTACAATATGAATCATACCCTAATGTCATTAATTTGATAATTATGCTTTGTTCAGGCGTTCCATTTCTTCCATTGCAGCGACGATGTCGCCCGATTCGAATACTGGACGATTGCTGCCTTTGGCTATGACATAATGGGTGGAATCTTCGCCGTTGGAGAAAAGTTCATATTCAGGCTTGAACGTGAAATACATAGACACGGTAAACTGATCAGCCTCGTGAATGACAGTCTTGTCTTTCAGTTTGCGTAAACCACCGTCTTTCTTATAGATTTTAGCGCGGAAGGACTCTCCCAGGGCATCCACCAATTCATCCAACGTAGCCTTAATCTGGGTGGACTTACTCAGACGCTCGGAACCATATAATTGTTTGGCTTCGACATTACCCACACCAAATTTGTTGACGAAAGAATCAAAATTGGAGAACTCGTCGAACGCATAGACAGTGATGTTGGGAGTGATCATGATATAGTTCCTTCATTTCAGAGTTGGTGTCGTACTGCTTATGAAATGAAGTATACGGGGTTTATTGAAGAAGTAAACCCCGTTTATTGAATTATTTTAAAATTATTTGAAGCGGTCCGGAAGGGCATCGTGAACTTCAGCAGATAACACCAGATACTTGCCATCAGGTGTCTTGTAGCAGTAGTCTTTCTTGATGTGACGCATGTGCTCAGCGGTAGCTGCCACACAATCGTCAGTGACATCAATTTTATCCCCTACCCACATACTGGTGTTCGTTTCCAGAGTGCCGGAGAAGATAGTACCAGTCAACGGGCTGGCTCCGATCTTTTTGATGCGCATGTTAATATCCCTGCTCTTCGTAATGGTCTTCAGCACCAGTATCATCGCCGATTGGGTTTTCAAACCCATATTTGAGAGCTGTCGCTTTAAAGAGAGGAAGGCCATACATAGCGTAGGAATCAAAATTTTCCAGACCTTCTTCAAGGATACAGTTCCACATTTGTACGACTTCGTACATAAGGCTAGAACTGATCCCACGGCGGTTGAGCGCTTTTTCAAAGCCAAACGCAACGTCCTTTTCCAGTTGTTTCAAGATATTTTCTTTGGTGAATTCAACCGGAACATGGGATTCACGTTTTTCAGGATTGTTGAAGGACAATCCCAAACCTTCGATTTGCTCAACTGTCAAAAACTGCGCCAGACGGGTCAGGTCACGACCGTCTAAAGCCGCCGACAAAGTTCCTGATTTATGGCCTTCTAAAATTTGATCGAGAGTTTTCATTTGTTACCGCCTATAAAGTTTTGAAATATGTAGAACGAGAAGTGTCTTTGATGGCTTCATGAATTTCTTCTTTCAAGACCTTCACCTTTTCTTTATCCATTCCCTCAAAGATACCTTTGCGCTCCAGACGCTTTATGAGGTCACGGTAATGCTGAGACACCAGGGATCTACCCATCTAAACGTTCCCAGGACCATTTCTGAGCCTTTGCTTTCCCGATGACGGGAACATTACGGTGCATGTTAGTGAAACACCCAGTCTGGTAGAAATCAATTACGATATGCTCGTTGTCCACATTCTGAGCCCAAACGTGATGTCCGTCGGGGTAGACGTCGCCTGGGCCATGACCAGTACCGCCGCCGTCTTTGGCAGTTTTGGTAACTACATAATTCCCGAGCATATAATCAAACACGCCTTCTGGATATACGCTCCCATGGGAAAGCGTCCAATCTCCTACGCAATTTGAATACAGGAAATGATTAGGGACATTTGTGCCGATTTTCATATCCGGCGTCAATTCGAAAACGTCACCAACAGTTAAGAGTTCCATCATTTCACCTTCACCAAAGTGGGGACATAGCACGGATGCTCTTCACATGACATGAAAACATCGTAACGAGCACCAGATACCAGGCCAGGTAAATTGCCGCTGTCAACCATATTCCGGACGGTTTCAACAGCGTTGTACCAACTCTTGGCAGGGTCGGCATCGACTTCTGAACGGGGAAGATGGAGTTCACCAGTGGAATAATACTTCCCGCTGTCTTTCATGTAATACAGGTTGACGGTTAACACCTGGGGGTTAGGAATTTCAACCCAACCACAGTCCAGAAGATCCCGCACATCCGCCACATGCCGCTGGACGTCGATATCACCCGTGGACAACAAATATGACAATCGACCCTGGAACCCTTCTGTCTTTTCGTCCAGATCAGTTTTGAAGAATCGTTTGCCCCGAACGTCCAGAAAAATGAATTTATTTGCCATGATATAGATCTCGCTTCAAAGTGTTATGTCGTGTTCGACATCTTCCTGTTTGGCTATTTCCCAACGGATGACAGTACCATCCATTTGGGTAATATCGCGGTTCAGACTGCTTTCAGGAAGGTAAAGGGTTGGTTTCAGATAGTACCGAGTTTCAGCTTGCTCAAACAATTTTTGAGTCCTGAAGACTTCCACCTTTGATTCCATACCCTTTTTGTCCAGAAAGATCTTACGAATTAGTGTCTGCATCTTCCCATCCCCATTCGTCTTCCCATGCCTGACGCGGCGTCTTGCCGTTGTCATAGTCTTCACGCCAGGCATCGGCATCAGCTGCTGAACCGCCCTGAGAACGTGCTGCGCGCTCAAGGGTGTTGTGCCACTCCGCAAATGTGGAGTTGGCGTTGGTGGAAATTTGAGAGTTGTCTTCACGGGCCATCAGTTGTTCCTCGTTAGGTTTGTGGGGCAATAATAATTGAAATCTGGTTATTGAAAAGTTAAGAATGCAATACGTGTGACATCGCAGTGTTCAGTTGTATTTTAAGAGTTGCATACTCCTGTTCAAGGCAACGGGCGGCGAATGGGTTATTTCCGCACTGAGAGGAAAGAGATTCCATCATCTTTACTTGTAACTGTAATTGCTTGATCCAAGCCTTTTTATCCCAGGAATGCCCGGCGCGGGACTTGAAGCAGTGGTATCGTTTAGCCAAAGACATCGCTTCAGAATTTGAGATATTTGAATACATACAAACCCCCAAATAAAAGGGCGCAACCGCGCCCGCTTTTACAGAATACCATTAGATGGACCGATATCCGTTGCTGGGAGAGATTTCCTTCCCAGAATCTGATTGGGGATGATAAGACTGACCCAATGCATTTTCTATGAACCCAATATATTCAAAGATTTGCTGTATGGCAACGCTCGTTTTACGCCCGATTTCATCATACACATCGATGAGGTTAGAGGGTGCCGCAGCATCCTCCGATTCTTTTACTTCCCGAGGGGGTTCGACATACCCCAATTGGACCGCCACATCTTCCAGGCGATTACGGATGAAATTGATTTGTTCCAGATTGCTGCCGAACGCCGGGATCAGGGAAGACAGAGTTAATTGAATGTTGGTTGTGTTCATGGTTTGATTTCCTGTTTGTTGGAATGGACAAAAAGAGCGCGGGATTGGATGTAACCATTTGGAGTCAAAACGCAGAGATGAGTATCTTTGCCTTTGGGTGTAGAAACCAGATCTATTCTTTCACACAACCCTTTAGACAACAATTCTAACTCACCAGATTTAGATGGAATTTCGCCAGCTTCTCTTGGCCCAAACCAGAAAAGTTGGTATAGAACATCAATTGCTGCTCCTGACAGATTCATGTTTGTTTCCTCAGTGATAGACCATAATATGATAGCACTGAGGGTGTATAAAGAAAAACCCCGCACATGGCGGGGTTTGATTCAGATCAGCTGTCCGATTAGAACAGAGATTTGATGAGACCTTTACGGAAGTACGGGTTGCTGTCCTGGGCGATGCCGTCAGCAGTAACGTATACCTGCGGGTCTTGGTTCGCCGGGATCTGTACGAACGGGTTCGCACAGATGCCGTAACGGGTTTTGAACGCCATACGCGGTGCGAAGGTGCTTTCACCCTGGGTGCGGTACATTTCCAGCGGCACGTAAGGTGCGAAGAAGATGCCGGCATCCAGCGCAGTTGCGCCTTTGTACGCCAGGGTGATATATTCTGCTACTGCATACGGGTCGATATAGACGCGCATACCGTTGGACAGAACGCCCGCAAAGGTCTGACCAGTCGGGTCAACCGCCAGCTTGGTGTTTTCCTGCAGAACCGGAGCGTAATCCAGCATGCCGGACATTGCCAGCGCGGACGCTACGTTCGGGGAACACAGGACACGGTTGCCTTTACCACGACGGGTGTCGACGCCGATACCGTTCGCTTCAACTTCCAGGATGAAGGTCAGGAATTTCCATTTTTCCAGCGCCCAACGACCGGAGATATCCTGAGCGATGTCTACGATACCGTTGGTGCCGAATTTTTTGAAACGCACTGCGCTGAAGTTCATGGTGCGGATGAATTCGCGGTTCATTTCCGCCTGAATTTCAGTTACCATCACGTCGGACAGAATGTTATCCACGTCTTCACCATGGATCGCCATCATGTCCTGGCGCAGTTCGTGGCTGTAATCAGCGTACAGGCCGCGAGATTTCGCAGTAACGGTCGCTTTTTGAACGGTGATACCAACACGCGCCCACGGATTGGACGGAGAGCCCAGCAGTTCAGCGTCGGTCGACGGCATACCTTTACCGATGGTGGTGGTGCCAGCGCCGGAACCTTCGATCTCAGTCTGGGTAAAGCCAGACGGGTCACCAGCCTGTACAGTACCGTCACCGGAATAACCGGAATCGGCTTCCTGCATGAACAGTTCTTTACGGGACTGCTGGGTGTTAGAACCGTCAGCAACGCCCTGGCGAGCACGCAGTGCGAAGATCTGACCGTCCGGACCAGACAGCGGCTGAACGCCGAAGAAGTCCATCGCGATGTTGATCGGCGCCAGACGTTTTGCCATATCGATCAGAACCGGTTGCCATTTACCGACAGTGGTGTTCAGAGAACCCGGCGCTTCGGATTCGCCCAGGTTTTTGGCGTTCCACTCAGCCTGGTTCTGCAGCAGGCGGACCGCAACGTTTTCGGCGGACAGCGGCTGAATAGATTTAGATTCTTCATTCAGAACCGGCAGCCACGTTTCGCGCATTTGTTCAGTAACAAGTTTCTTAGCCATGATGCTCATTCCTTACATTGATATTCAGTTAAGTTGAAATTACTTAGTCGTTCAAAATCAAGCCCCCTTTTATAGAGGGCTGTGGCTGCAAAATTTAGCCTTTCAGACCACGCATACGACGGTATTCTTCCAGCTGACGGCTGACCGACTCTTTCAGTTCTTTGTCGGTTTCATCAGGATCGTCGTCGTTGTCGTCATCATCGTCATCGTCGCCTTCTTTTTTCTGTTTTTTACCTTCTTTGATGTCTTTTTCCTGATCATCAGAAGATTTACCGCCTTCGTTGTCTTTACCGACTTTGTCAGTAAAGTCGTCTTTGTTACCTTCTACCAGGTTGCGGAAGGTGCGGACGCGAGCGCCGAAGGAAGAGGCATCAGCAAATTGGATACCTTCCAGAAGACCAACAACGACTTCTTTTTTGGTACCAACCATGCCTTCGCAAATTTCGTCAATGACGTTATTGCGCTGACGAACAATTTCTTGTTCACGGATCTGTTTCAGCTCGGATTCAGAAACGTTTGCACGTTTTTCTGCTTCCGCCAGCCGATGGGTCAGGGCAGCGATCTGGCCGTCGGTGTCAACAGTAAATTCAACATTGGCTTCTTTCAGCACGTTGACCATACCAGACAGGAATTTTTCAGCCGCTTCGGTTTTGATGGTGGCGTCAATAGCCGGAGCATTTTTGTTCGCCCATTCTTCAACCACGGCGTTGAGAAATGCGTCAACTTTGGTCGCCACTTCCTGAATATGGGTTTCTTTCAGGTTGGCAATTTCTTGCTGATGCGCTTCTACCAGTTTCAGGCGTTCCTGGTGGGCAACCTGCTCGGTCTCTTGGATAGCCTGAAGGCGGGCTTCGCCAACTTTAGCCTCCATCAGACCGCTCACTTTGTCCAGGAACTCGGTGCTGAGGCCATTAACGCCCTCAAACAGTTTTTGTAATTCAGGTTTCATGATAATTTCCTTCTGAACGATTTTCAGTATTTAGTGAGCTGAAATCAACCCAATTTCTTAAGAGCTAAATCAAGACGGCGCAGGAAGTCGTCTTCAAGCTGGCTATTGTGTTTAACCAGATTGTCTACAACCTGACCTTTGATGTCTCGAGGCATCCAGATACCAGAAGATTCATCAAGTTGCCAGTCTACAGATTCGTGAACCGCTTTTACATAACAAACTTGTCCAGAAGGACGGTCGACAGCATCAACAGCGGTAAGCATGAAGCCCGGCTTGACATCGTCATAGCCATTAACTTCTACTGTCTCACCCAGGCCACGTGTAGAGACAGCCAGGTTGAAGTCCGCATCAGCCAGAGCACGGATGATCTGACCTTTGGGGGTGTTTAAAATACGCGCCCGACCGATTGCATTATTGCCTTGCCACACGAGTGACTCGGTTTTGAGGGCAGCATGTTCGATATCAGGAAATGGATAGTCAGGATGCTTGAGTTCACCGATTGCGCGACGATCTTGAATGTATTCCCGGTCATATGCTTCCACAGCAGGGAGACCGACTTTTTCAAGGTCGTAGTTGCGCCCGTTGCGATTAACCTGGTTACACATCACGAACGGACCTTCGATGAACATGGCCTTCCCACCAGTGGAAGTTTGCGCTTCCCCGATCTGAAGTTCCTTTCCTATCGCCGTGATCTCACGCAACAGTTTCATCATTTGCTCCTTACTTACTCAGTCCCATCATTTTACGGAACTTCATGGCTTTCTTTTTACGCCGCTCGACTTTGCGTTCATACCCCAGACCCATACGTTTTTTGGCGCGTATGGCTTTCCGGTTGCCCAATTTACGGGTACGGCGCTCGCTGGCGTTCATGACTTCACAACGAGAACCATCAGCGGAAAGTTTGAATCCGGGAGCGCATTTTAAACGACGACGGCGTTTACCTTTTGCGTTCACTTTATCGATGACTTTCTGTTCGTCCATGCGGGAAGCCAGGAAATCAGCGAACGTAGCAATTTCTTTGATTTCCATAATAATCACCTATTCCGCGCCAGTGCTGAGATCGTCACCCAGGGAATTCAGAACGTATTCTGTACCTTGGGCGATCAGTTCTTCACGGCGGGCGTCAAGTTCCATACCACATTCTGCCGTGGCATTTTCGATGTCACCATCCAGTACGGCTCGAACAATATCGATCGCGCTCATGATTGTATCTCCGAAGTTAATTTTCTATATTTAGTTGATAAATTTTTACTCTTCTTCCCCACCGGGTGTACCCTGGAAAGGAACGACTTCAGGGCGCCATTTCAGCGGGCTAACATCTTGTCCGCTAAATCCACCGCTTTCATCAGCCTGAACCTTCGGATACATACCTTTATCTTTTTCTTCTTTGATCTTCTCTTGTTGAGCCTTAATTTCTTCATCAGACATACGCATAATGTTCCGCATAGCGTAATCAATTGAGAAGAATGTTCCGATATAAGGCTCAACCCCAGTCAGGGCACTCAGGCGACCAGCAAGCATTTCATTTTCTTGCTGTTCACGAATAAAACTGTCTGAGGTGAATTCAAATGTAATGAACGGTTGAATCTTTTCAACCCAATCTTGTTCATCAGTAATCTTTTTCAATACAAGCTGGCGACGAAGGAATTCAGAGAAGAATTTAGAATAACGACGACGCAGGCCCGCGCAGAATTTGTTGAAACGCAGTTCTTCCTGGGTAATCTCCGCCAAATTAGAACCGCCGATATTGATACTTCCTTCTTCCTGGATACGACTCTTTGGAATAAACAGAGAGCTATACAGTTTTTCAAGGAAGTAATTCACGTGATCCATCTGTCCTAATTGGTCACCACCCCCGACTGTCGCAATCTCAGTGGCATTCTGACCTTCACGACGAGGCAACCAGTAGTCCTCAGCAATTCCCATCAGATGGCTGTTGCCCGTAATCTTACCAGTACTGCGGTCAAACGCCAGACGGTTTTTGAATTTACCCATCATCATAGTCATGTATTCTTCGGCAGATTTCTTACCGAGAGTACCGACGTCCAGATAGAATGCACGTTTTTCAGGAGCACGGGTGATGGCGTAAATTACTGTCGCATCCTCAACCGTAACCAGGTTGTTGAGCGGACGGATAGCAGGGTTCAGCAGACCGGGAACAACACCATTTGCCAAAGGATCTTCACCGCTATCAACATAGACGATACTTTCTTCGTCAAATACCAGTTCCTGTTGAGACGGCTGGAAGTTCTGAGATGTCCCAGATTGACCAGTGAATTGGTTGCGGTTGTAGTTCGGATTGTAGTAATACTTGAGAGTGACCTTTTCGATTGCCTCGATGCCGCCTTCTCGCATCGTTTTCTCAACGACGTATACTGGACGGATGCAACGAGAATCAAGCATGACCAGCTTCTGAATGCCGTTACCCGGCTTGGTCGGATCAGTTACAACATGATATGCCTGACGGCCTTCAACATACCATTTACGCATCTTCTGATACGCGGTGTCGTCAAAGTCCAGCAAATTCATAATCTCTTTGAAGCATTCTGTGATTTGTTCTTTCAAATCTTCACTGATGCCTTCAACTTTATCGAGATTGATAGTAACCGGCGTTTCATCTTCTTCGCAGGTGACAACGTCGTTAATAATGATGTCCACCGCTTTGCGGATTTCAGGCTGCTGAGCCATGGACTGATATTCTTCAACAAGCTGTTTGACATTAAGCAGCTCGCTCTCAACACCAACATAATTGTAAGTGTTGGCCCCGCCCTGGAGGATGACTGAACCATCCTGAGCGTCGTCCAGAGCTACAACAGTCGCTTTTGAAAGCAGCTTCTCTTCTTGACTCTGGACATATTTGTCCGTGTCAACTTTGGCGTCAACTAAACCGCCGCCGCTGAACAGACCAAAGAAACCTTTGCCGTATGCCATGATTATATGTCCTCAACGTTTTCTTGTAATTAGTGAGGGGGAAATAAATTCCCCCACCACGTGTAACGTTAGAGAGACTTGTCCGAAATGGCCTGGAAATAACGCAGGTCAACAGTGAACTGAGTATAGGAGTCCATAGCAGACATATCCAGTTCCAGCTGGCCGAGGTTCTGAGGCCAGCCGCCCTGCAGCGTCCAGGTCTTGGTGACGTTGTCGTTAGCATCCAGCAGTTCCATGATGATGTCACGGAAATAATCATCTGGGTTAGCAGACGCACGGTTGTTGTTGCTGCCGTTGATATACTGCTGCCAGATTTCAAATGCGTTATACGGGGCGTTGTCTACAACGTTGATAAACGTTACAGGCAGAGCCTCAAAACGACGGTCGCCAGGGAACGGCAGTTCACGGCCACCCCACGGAACGAGAATCTCACCCAGCTGGCCTGTCGGGGTGTTGGTCGTTACAGCCAACAGAGATACGTCACGAATGGTGTCAGAACCCGCTACGAATGCCGGGAAGTTTACAGTCACACGCCAGCGGTGCTGACGTTGAACGCCGCCCCCACGTGACATGGCCGCGCGAAATTCATTTACTGTAGCCATTATACATTCTCCAAAAAGAGTTACACAATTCTAATTAGTCTGTTAATCTTTTGATCGTCAATTTACTGAGATCAAAGCCATGATCAACATTGTTCCGTACTGGTTCAATCTCACATAGATCCCAACGTGGATCAATTAATGAGACCATACCAATATGTTCTCCAGTGGAGGTCAATTTAGCAGCAGCTTTACCAACCAGATGACTTCCATCGTTACCGCCTTTATTCATGTTGTAGCCCAATTCATAAGAATCGTATTGAGCAATTAATTGCTTTTCCAATTCCCATTTGTGGACTTCATCGGTTTGAGCAATAATCACGAAAGTAAAAGCAGAAGCCCCATATTTGCGCATGGCATCATACAATTCACTTTCAACATTATATTGAAATGCATTGGCCAAATGTTGCTCATATCGCCTTTGCGGATCATTGGTCACACCGATGTAGACCTTGTTGTTAGATATCATTTCAATTTTGTATGCAAATATCATTTCAAATCTCCGGGTTGCCGATATTATTTACCCCGAAGTAAAACCCCGCCGAAGCGGGGTTTGGTGTCTTATGACGCTGCGACAATACCGCCGCCGGATTCGATTTCCGAGAACTCCATGTCCGGACGAACGGCAGCAAAATCCAAGTACACCCAGTTAATGCTGTATTCTGGTTTCAGCCAGATACCAGCAACCATCTGGTTGGCAGCAATAACTTCAGCCGGGTTATTGTCTTCGTCGCACTTCACTTTACCGTCATAAATCGCGCCCATGTTGGCCAGCTGGCGAATATAAGGACGAACGGCGTTGCTAAACAGGCTGCGAGTGAACGCATCGTTGTTTTCACCAAGATAGTATTTGGCGATGGCAGCGATGTTTTGTTCAGCCATGATGAACAGGCCGCGCACGTTAATGCGATCGAACGCCGACGGGCGGGTCAGGCCAGTCTTATCACCGTACAGCACGATGCCTTCTGTGGAGAAGGTGACGATGCTGTTGATCTGGTTGCGATACAGCACAGCACGTTCATCAGAAGACGCGGACCATGCCATACGATTGTAATTGTTGTATTTGCCACGGTTATGGAACGCCGGGGACTTATAGATACCAGCAATCTCAATAGTACGCGCCCACAGACCTGCAGTACCACCACACGCCGGGATCCAGCGCATTTTGTCGTTGTACTTGTCGTAAACGTATGCCCAGTTGTCATCCATAAAGAAATAGGAAGAATCGCGCACCAGGCTTTCACGCCAAGCCACAACATCATCCATTTCACGACCACGGTTGCCGACAACCACATCACGCAGCGGTGACACAAACGACACTGTGTCTTTACGGTTAGTCGACAGATCGATGATCGCCTGTTGTTCAATCAGCTCTTCGCAGTATGCAAACACAGGTTTCGCATCGTATGCTTCGGCGTTGTTCAGGGCTTCGATAGCAGCGACACGGTTGACATTGTAGTCATCAACACCGCCTTCGAGTTCAACCACACCAGCAGCCAGGGCATTAGTGAAAGTATAAACCCAATTCGAAGTGTTGTTGATAACATCTTTGAAATATGCGTTCGCACCGTCGGATTTTTTAGAACCCTGGGTGTTCTGCAACAGTTCATATTTCTCGATGATCGTGCCGGATGCGCCAACGGTGGTGATGATCGCAGTACCAGTCAGGCCATTAGCATCAGGAACCACGGCAGTCACGGGCTGCGGGCCGATAGCTTTGTGGGTCAGAATGACGGTATTCGATTTTACAACAACGCTCGAATAAACATCAGTCAGCGCTTCCATCTCCAGGCCGATTTTAGCCGCTAGAGTTGCTGGAGTATCCGTCTGCAGATATGCAACAGATTCACCTGCTACTGTAATGGCGCCAGCGGCGGTAGCAGTACCAGAAATAGAAATGCGATCGACCTGACCAACAGCGCCGGAAGAATCGGTGATACGACCAACTTTGTCCACAACGACAACGTGGAATTCGCCAGCCTGAGGAGCATATGCGAAGTTGTTACGGAATTCCCAGGTCGGGAATGACGCAGCATCACAGATGTTAACGGCGATATCGTTGCCCAGAGAACCGGGATAACGACCAGTCCAGGTGATAGAAGCCGACGGACTTGCGGTCTCAAAATCCAATTTGTTTTTGATGAGGATCGCGCTCTGGCCTTTGGTCACGGCATTCTTTGCAGTAGGGCCGACGATACGGGTCACCCATGCAGCAGAACTGTACGACATAAAGTCAGCAATGACCAGAAAGTCGATTGCGGTATCATCATTCGGTTTGAAGAATTTCTTCACCAGACCAGTCTCACCGCTAGTAACCAATACAGGCAATTCAACTTCGCCCCATTGGAATTTACCAGCAGACGCGCCCTGAACAACAACGGACGGAGACGTCTGAAGCGTGGCATCGCGCTCAGTCCACTGTACGGACGGCGCAACGCTGAAGCTTGTAGTTGCCATAATCTTATTCCTTCTCTGTAGAGTTTCGCTCAATTTGAAAGATATTTAGTGATCAGTTCTTGAACCACTCTTCCATTGACATCCCAGAACGTTCATCAAATACATTCACACCCCCGAAGCCCGGCATATGCTGGACTTCGTGAGGGGTATCACCAGTAAATTTGCCCCCAAATGGAAGGACTTGGTGTTGCTCCATCGCATTCATACGTCCGCGCATATCTCGCGAAATGCTGGTATCAGTCAGGTCACTGAACCATTCCTGTTTTACAGCCCATGAATAGAGAACAAGTGGCATAACGCAGTCGTCGTGACAACCCTGGTCGGCCTCATAGCGGGTTCCAGTAAACACGAACGTACTGAGTTCATCAATCGTATCCTGGTCTTCGATTACCAACATCTCTCTTTCGATAAGTGCTTTCAGGTTAGCACAACCGATAGAGCGAACTTTCTTGTTGGTGTTGATCCCCGGTTCAGGACGACGCCCGCCGATTTTCTTACCAGTTCCCTTATTGTCTGTTGATGTGAACACGATTTCCGGATATTCAATTTCTTGATACAGGATTGTAATCACCTGACCACCAACATCATTGTTAGTCTCTACAAGCACAGGGCATTCACCGTATTGAGTACACATATCAGCAATCGTGTATGCATACATCATCGGTGGTATCGTGTTGTTCCGGTATTTGGCTGCAATCGTATGCGGATATTCCGTGATGTCCAATATGGTCAGCACAGAGTAATCCCCCTCAACCCCTTTTCCTGTGTCCGCAATTCCGAAATATGTTCTGGTTTTGTCAAAGGGTTTGTAGATCTTGGTGAACTCGTTCGGCTCCTGATACAGCTTGGATGTCATCTTGTCCAGACATTTAGATGGTATTAACGAACCGACAGAACCACGGAACTTGATACCGAATTCCTGATCGAAACGGGCATCACCAAGTTTGGCGCGTTGTTTGGATTCCCAATTCGGGTCTTTGGTGTACGCCGGAACCCTGTACCAAGGAACTTCTGTGAGTTTGAAGTCGTTGTATTGAGGATGTTCTGGGTTCGCCTTCGTGACGATGTCGTAAAACAGCCCGCGCTGACCTTTGGGAGTACTGGTGAGGATACACTTAGAAGTCTCTGCCTGGGCGATCGCCGGGAAAGTGGATTCCCAAAATTCAAAGTCGTTTTCAATGAATGCGACTTCGTCCACATACAGGAGAGATACAGAACGACCACGGATGGAGTCCGAAGAAGTCGCGTATGCGAAGATCTTCGAACCGTTCTCGAATTCAATCAGAGTCGAACCGAACTTCTCACAACCTTGCTGAACGAAGAATGGCATGTCCTGATATGCTTTACGAATACGGTCCAGGATTTCAATAGCCTGTTTCTCTTTGTTCGCCAGAACCGCAATCTCTTTGTCAGAGTTGAACATCGCATACCAGAGAAGGAATGCCGCCACCACAGTCGTATTGTGGCTCAGGAACCCATTGGTGTAATAACGCTGCTCAGATGATTTCACCTGGAGGTCAAACATGTGATGGGATTCGCCGGTTTCCCAAATTTCAGAAATACATTCAAGGCCATCTTGCGTCATGATGGCATCCCCGGCTTCCAGATCTTTGGCGAACACCTCACGATTATATTCATTAAAGAATAGATGTTCGTCCGCGACATGAATCGTCCGGCCACTTTCAGTCTTGACCACATACTCAGCGTATTCTTTTGTCTTGTGCGCAGCAATTACCGGAACCCAACCACTATCGGACTGCACAAAGTATCGTTTGCCGAAACGGCTGTCTACGAACTTGTTGTGTTTGCCAATGGTATTCAACGGCTCTGCATGGTTAACGTCCTCGAAGCGGCTGTGAAGCTCCTCTATGGTGATAGAGAACTCTTCCTGGCTGAGGGTATCGTACACATGGACTTTAGAATCACCCCGGACACATTTGCCTGACTGACGAGCCTGCACAACAGCATTGAAGCGGTGATCCTGAAAGTCATGGAACAATTGCTTCTGATAATCGTGCATGTCAAACAATATGAAGCCGTGGTCGATTGTGGTGATCTTGTAATAGTTCGCAGCGAAGTAGTGGGCGTCCATAGCGCACTTGACATATTCATCTTCCTGCTCATCAGTAAGGACTAATTCAACGCGAGGAGCACGCACGGTCGGTTTGCGCATGAACGTTTGGTCCATACGCAATTTGACGTCTTCAATTTTAAACCCCGTCTTGACCGGGGCATATTCGACTTCACGCTTCGGATTCGCCATTGTCCTCACCCTCTGACTTCTCTTCCGGTTTTGGTTCTTCCGCAACGTCGATTACTTCTTCGTCAGGATTAACACGGGAATTTCGATTAGCCTCAGCGTCGCGCCGTACTTTCTCAATCATCTGAAGGAGATCTCTGGATGATCTGGCAGTCTTCCCGACCTTAACTGTGGTGGAACCATCCTCACCTTCAGTGACTTCAACGGTGGTCTGCCCCGGCGGCTCTCTGTCGCGAGTAACGTCCTTGATAGTCTTCTGGTTTTCCATGAGGTCTTTGTTAAGGCCACGCATGAGTTCACCCAGCTCGCGGAAGACGCTGAATGCACGAGGAGCCTCTGTGGAAGCTGCGAGTTCAGCGGCCTTACCCATCATGAACATCGTGGCTTCCTGCATAGCATATGTGGTGTCACGGATGCGTTTGTAGTCAGTTGTGGCATCAGTATCCTCATAATCAGGGACTTTCGATTCTTTTGATGCTACCTCCGACAATGACGGAGGCATCTCAAAGCCCTGATAACCTTCCGGGGGATCACCTAACCATTCGCCGGTTTCTTCGTCATAATCAACACCAGGCTTTAATGCGGTTTTCTTCATCGCATCTTGGGCAACCTCATCTCGTGCTGAGACAGCGTCTAAGGTCTGCAGCAAACGTTCCGACATATTAGACATAATCAATTATCCTCTGGATGGTGGACGCCATCTTTGTCAACAGTAAACCAAAGAGGCAATTCCGTCCACGGCGTATTCAAATCAGTAGACATTTCTATAATTATTTCCTTGATAACGTTCGGATCACCAGTACCGGAGCCGTCATCAACCCAATAATCCCATCCATAGATCGCACCATGTAGCTGAAACATAAAATTACAATCAACATGAGGAGATTCAGCTGCGTCACCTTCCCAGTTATCTGACATCGTGTGGCTCACCAATTGGATCTTCACAACCTGATCCTGCTTGAGCGTTTCGTTGTCCTTTATCTGGCAATCTATTGAAGGTGTGTAAACAGAATAAATCTGTTCCAGAATCTGCAGCATCTCATTCATCTTCTTCGTACGGACATTGTATTCAAAGTCGATGATGATCGGAATCCGTTGCTTAGATGTTGCGGTATTAGTCGCCAATTTGTTGTGATACGAATTCGTTACCTGTTTATTGATTTCAAATTGACCGAAAGACATAGTCGCAAATGGTAAGGCATTCGCCGGGGTATTTCGGTTCAGGTCATTACGACGACCAATAGCCATGTGTAATGGGACTTTCATAAGCCCGCGCTCAGTTTTCACCTGAACATCGGACATAATGGCATTGAACACATGGATATATTTCAGGAGTGAACCATGGTAAAAATAATTTTCAAAAGGTCTCATGGTTATTCTCCAAAGTCGATTTTGACATTGTTGGGAGCCAGATCTTGTTCAATTTCATCAGCAAACTGGTTGTCAGTCTGAAGAGTAGCATCCTGATAAACCCCATCACCTTCAAGATCTTGAAGGCGTTTATCAATATCATCAATTTCAGGGACGCCAGTGTCGAAGTCTTCGTTGCCATACTGGAACAAGGTACATGGTAATGAATACGTGTACCACTTACCAAATTGCATGAAGTCTTCATCGTTGTTAGGGTTATTGACCTTGAATATTTTGTTCGCCATCGGAAGATAAATGAGATCCCCTTCCTGAGGTTGTTGGTCCAGTCCTGGGCCATTACCAATGACTTCCGCAAAGCGGCGGCGGGCGATAGTGAACGTCACCTCATCTTGCAATTGAATACCACCGAACTTCTCCCACATTTGGGTGTTGAAGCCCTGGTAATCCTGCATATAGACCTCAATATCAAACGCCTGGTCGAAACGATGTTCGGCTTCGTTTAAAATTGGGTATTTTTCATAGATGGCGCGTGGAATATACTTGACGTCTATCCCACGCAATTGTATCATTTCCACCACGAGGTCATCAATTAACTTCTGCGTGCCTTGGTGGTTCGTGTAGTTGAAATATTTTGAAGTGGCCATGACTATACCCTCAATTTTGAAGGTATTTAGTCGATGTTTAATTCTATTGAGGAATTGATGAATGCAAGTAGAAGATATCAAAGAAACTCGTGATGGTAGCCGAGTGCGAATTATTTGTGTCGACGCGAAGATTGCGAGTGGTATGTACAATATTGTCGGTCTGGTAAAACAATCTGACGGGAATGATTTCATTGAATGGTGGGACGGTACTAACACCCATGATGGATATATTCAGGCGACTGCTCTCCCCGGCCCTCGGGATATCAAACTCTAAAAGAAAGCCGGGAACCCCCCGGCTTTTTGTTATCCCATAAAGAAGTCGATGGGGTACTGCTGACCAGTGCGCAGTTCTTCCTCCAGGCGCTCTATCTCGGCCTCGGCCTCGCTGAACATACTATCGCCATCCAGTTCGATACCACCAGGGAGACGGATCCCTCGGGCCTTTTTGAGCACTTCCGCCCAACGACGTTTCACCAGTGCGGTTGCATAAGCCTTCAACCACATATCATTCCATGCTTCTGTGTTCTCTTCCGCCGTTGGATCGATGTTCTGATAGCATTTGAATGCCAGGACTTCATCGATAACAGCTGAGAATTGAGGATACAAACGGCGCTGGAATTTCTTGTAGACGAATGCCCTGCGGACATTGAGGACGCTGGTGATATCGGAAAGGCGCTGCTGCATAGCAACATAATCGATGAGACGAATGGATACCAAAGCAGCCTTGGGCACTAACATCGCCTGAGCCATCTGCCACTGGGGAGTCGCCCAGTTACCGATAGATTCAATTGGTGGCCCTTGGATAACTTCGACAACGTCATCGATGTCTTCTGGAAAGGTGATATATCCTTTATCGATGTCTTCCTGCTTCACCTGGTAAAGGAAAAAAGCATCCTGGCTACCGTCGCGATGGTACTCCCAAAACTTCTGCAAAGCATCATCAACCGCGTCTTCGACTTGCGTTTTGTCGAGGTTGATCTGGATGACAGGCGCACCCAATTTGCGAAGGACATAATTCATAAATGAATCTTTGTCCCGAATCTTATTGACGGCCATTATCACCCTCCTTGCGCTGTATATCTGAAACAGTCAGGCGCAATGTTCTAACGTCTTCAGAAAGGCTGTTACTGTTTAATTTCAATTCAGTCATGTTTTGTTTAACGTAGGATATATCGTTGTTCATGACAGCCATTTTTTCACTGAGATCATTAACCTTGACCAAAATCTGGTCAACTTTCCCAGAGTCTTTTTCCAGGACATTTACACGGTTCTCTAACCCGCCCATAAACCATACGAATGTCGCAGAAGAGACTAACAGAGATGCGACGGCGGCAGTCAAGATTTCCTTAACATTAAACACGCTGTTATTCTGCGTTGTCATTTTCGCCCCCGTCCGGGATTACAATCCCGAGTTTTTCCGCCATTAACTTCACGGTCGCTTCTAATTGATCGATCTGAGAGGCCTGTTGTGCAATAACGGCTTCCCGCTGCTCATTGATTTGCCGGGATCGAAGTGCAGCCATACCAGCCAAATGATCCGTGCAGATAATTGCTCCGGGGCAAGAGCTACTGCGTACCATTGATGCGTGCCCCTGTACTTTCATTCCACGCATACACATATCCTCTTCAATAGGGCGGGGGATTCCCCGCCATTTCAATTTTATTTATGCCAGAGCGATCAAGCGGAAATCTTTGCAGGAAGGTGGGGCTATCCGGCTTCCGCGAATCAATGCTCGAACTTTCAAGGCAGAGAATGGGTTACTGCTGTCGACGGTCTTATCGTATTCGTATTCAAAGAATGCGGAACCATCGTTGACCAGAGGAGAATTCGGCGTAACCGTTTCCCATTCGATCGAATCCATTTCTTGCCCTGGGCGCAGAAGTTTGACCTGTACAGTCATGGTCGACTGAGAAGGCAACATTGCACCGAAGTACATTTTCAAAGTTGTACACGGGTTGTCAAAACTTACGTCCTTGGTCACATAGCGGAAAACGTCCTCGAAAGGATCTACGCCATGCGAGTTGAGAACCACGGTTAAGTCATCACCATCAATCATTGGTGCCGTGTACGCATTGCTCGCGCTGCGAGTCATGGTGGCTCTTACCTGGAAGTCCCCGGCCTGACGATAAATCCCTTCTGTCGGCAGAGGAACATCAGTGTCAGATTCAAACTCAGCCCAATCAGACATAGAATTGGACGTAGAATCACGATAACGGTATTCCAGTTTCAATATAGAACCTTCCAGAGCAGAGTTCGTTACGCTGGCATAGAACATATCCACCAGGTAATTGCCCAGGAAAGAACCATCTTCACCACCAATCTGGCCATCGCTGTCCGCAGCTGCTCCAACGTCAATCTTGAATGAAGTATAGCTCGCATCTGTGACGGTATGGACTTTATTCAGTTGCTCTGCGGTAAATCCGCAGCCGCCTGTCAGTTCTGACAACGCCACGGAGTTACCCGCAACCAGACCATGACCAGGAGCGTAAACAGTCACAACAGTAGAACCATTGACGCAGTTCAGGACGTTCAGACCCAGAGGACGAATTTTAGGCCCGGCGTTCGGGGTAAATGTCACCACGTTATCAGCGGCAGCAAAATTACAACGATACACACGGAATTTCATATCCGCCATTTGGTTTGGAGACCAGGTTGAACCGTTTGAAGAAGTGAAGAACACACCAGTATAAGGCTGTTTGGCGATATATTCATTCGACAGCAAGTTCTTTTTGCCCATCTCTGCGATGTAAGCATTGTAATCCTGGGTGTTTGCCAGCAGAACGATAGCAAACTCTGTGCCTGCCTGCAGATACACTGGATAATCGAAAGTGAATTTCGTCCCGAGGGATGAATCGTTCGATACTTTGACGTCAGATGGATTCAAAGTTTTCCGGGTGATGACCGTGCTCGCTGGGAGGCCATTGCTCATCTCACGGATTTCCAGAGTTACTGGTACATCTCGAGACTTGGTTGAGAAGAACACTTCCACACCTTCAACATATTCACCACCAATGCTGGTTGCGACCATGAATGACTGTGCGATAGGATCTCGCCACTGACCAACAACGGCTTCAGACGAAGTCGTTTCAGATTTAGTTGATACAGTGTAACCCAGAACACGAGTGTTAACATAAGTCTTCTGGATACCTTGTTTCTTACCGAATGATTTATGAACAATCTCGGCATTCGTCAAAGTATCATCAGCAGACTTGCTATCCACTGGACTATCAGTAAGACGGAAGACGTTGTCGCCAGTATTGAACTTAATGGTGTTATTCTGTGGAACTTTGAACACACCTTTCAAATTACCGTTGGCATCTGTCGTCAATGGCGCACCGTATGCCCCACCGTTCGGTTTGCAATACAGGTTCACATCCCGACCAGAGAAGAAGGCATACATCCGAGTAAACGGACGCAAGCCGCTGGCGTCAAAGTTGATTTCGATCGAACGCATGTACGGAATAACCTGCGTCTCAACAATCTGTTCACCAGAAAGTGAAGTGGTGGTAGTATCCGTGTACGTATAAGTCGAAACGTCGCGTGTAGACACAGTGGTCCGATAACGATAACCCCACCAAACGCCGCCCGCGCCATGCGGTTCCCATACCCGCTCAGAAACAGAAACTGTCCGCCATGTACCGTAAACCGTACCTTCTTGAACGGCACCACGGGTATTGATCGTCTCGTTGATAACACGAGGCGCAACATAGTAGTTTTCAAACCAGTAATCTGTTGTCGGATTGAGTTTGAGGAAACCCGTCCAGTTGAACACAGCATATGGGTTGACGTTGATCGTCGTCGTCGCATATTCCTGATTGACAGAAATTTCCGGAGTGTATTGACACACAACCATGCCGTCCATAACCTTGTTCCAACCATCTGGAACCAGATCAATCGCGTTTTGTTGTACAAACGGGCGCAGACGACCATTATCAGTATCTACAGAACCCATCCAGTCGGAAGACAAATCGTCGATAAGACGGAAGTCTTTGAACGGGTCGGCGGCGATACCATTTTTGTAGCGTGGGTTGCCTGTTACCGGGTCGAATACTTGCTGGGTCATAGCCGAAGATTCCAGCTGAGACAGCGTCGTGTAGTACTCGACGTTCGATATACGGGTGTCCAGTTTACCGATGTCACGCATTGTGTAGCGGCGATTGTCGATAGTACGGATCTGGATATCGTCAATATCCGGAGTATACGGAGGGATCAACAGTTCATACAAACGCATGGCGTTTGCCGGGATAGCCGGAGCCGCCAGGTTGTTCGAACTGATACCACGAGCAACGTTGAAAACACCGTTGTCTGCCAGGTACACAGCATCAATGCGAGGCAGATAATATTCAACGTCCATGATGATAGCCGTGTTAGGCCGCACCATATCAGTATCAGAAGCCCCGTTGGTGATCTTCGGACGGAAGTCAATACTGTCGGCCAGGCCATACACTGTGCCAGACGTGCTCGACGTATAACTCGGGATTGATTTGTAATCAATAGAAGTATACGAATCAGCTGTAAAGAAGTCACCAGTACTGTGAGCGAAATACGTGTATTCCACCGTATACACCCCTGAAATGGCTCCAGTAGCCGATATCAGACTGGACTTGTAATACGCCGCATCACGCTGCCCGCCATCCAGAGTGAAGTTAGAGGTCACATCAGCGCCATTGGCATTTTTGACGGAAGTCAATTTGTAGCCGTCATGGTTCGCAAGCTGGATGCTGGCCTGGTTGGTGAAGGTCACAGTCTCAGTCGCAGTCGTGACGGTTTTCGTTTTCATGATAGCAGTGGTGCGTACCATCAGCGCCAACAGGTTGATCGATTGCAGGGCATTACCAGAACCCAGGGAAATCTGAAGAGCCGACCCAACTGGTGTTCCGGTCAGAGACAGGCTACTGGAGATATCGATCTGAGCGGCAGTCCCATCAGATTTAGCCCCGGAATACAGAGAAAATTCCGGAGAAAAACTGTATCCCAGCGGCGCGGAGATAGAACCATTACCTGATGCGTCCAGCGTAATTTTGTAAGACCGCAAGACGGTGTAGTTGATATCAATCGTCCCGGTCGGCGCCAGAGTTTTCACGCCAAATACAGGCAGTTCAAATATGAGGTCCATAGATGAACTTTGCGAGAACTGATTTGTTTCCAGCGCGGCCGAAAACATCGTGGTCCCACTTTCTTCATAAGCAACTTTGGTGACCGCGCTCATATCACCAGTGACGACCAGGTCACGCATATACAGACGGAATTCCGTCCCGGTCCGGTCAGCGGAGATACACAGGGCAGTCGCTTGGGTAACACCAGAAGCGTTCAGCAATTTATAGCGAATGCTGCGGCTGATAACCGGAACACCTTTAGAGTTCTTGGTTGTCAGGAAATTACCTGTCGCTACAGCAACCGGCGTGTTGTTCAGCAGGTCGGTATCACGCGCCTTATCGATTATGACGAGTTCTTCCCCGACATTCTCAATACGACGACCACGGACATAAGAAATCCCTGGCTTCATTACCGCAACCAGTTTGCTTTCATCACCGCCTTCGGCCAGAGTATAGACGCCGCCGTTGTTGTTTTCTTTCAGGTGTTCACGAAGATCGATCTGGTGGGTGGACACATTATAGTCACCAGCTTGTTCATAAGTGCGCTGGGCCATAGTGTCTTCGATGATATTGTACGTCGACTGCGTGACCATGGACTGGATTTTACCGTCTTTGATCTTTGCCAGTTCAACGAAGTCTTCAACTTCCGCGTCATAATCGAACGCCTGAAGACTCAGATCTAGGCGCAGGCGATGAGCGCCCGGCGCTTTGGTGTTTGGCGTACCCTGTGCATTAGAGAACAGGCTACTATCTTGCTCTTCAGTAACGATTTCTTCCGTGACTTTGAACCCGACGCGATGGCTGGTGTTGTTTGCGTACTTGTTAACGACCAACATATCATCGTCTACGTCGAGGAAAAATCCACGAACGAAGTAAACGCCCTTGGTCATGCGAGCAACAATAGAACCGCCGACAGTCTGGGCAACGCCATAGCCGATGCGGATGAAGTTATCATTCACATCATAGGTGTTGAAGTACAAATTATCGTTAGGACTGAACCCATCGGCAGTACCGGATTCAGTCATTTCCAGGATACAGAACATCATGTCTGGCTCGCTAGTATAGCGCTCCAGAGACAGAACCCTGGCCTTGGCGTTGTTGTCTTTGCCGATCACATACAGTTCTTGAATTCCTTCGAGATCGGTGAATTCGCTCCCGCCCGCCAGCTGGAACTTCATGGATACAGCCGAATTGGTAATAGTCAAACCGCCTGGGATTACCATGGAGCCATCTTTGAAAAGATGATTACCAATCTTCTCAATCTGGTCCTGCATGATTGTCTGCAGCTGGTTCAGCTCACGAGTCTGTACTTTGATTGGATTCGGGCGGAACAGGATGCGGCTGAAACGCTTCTCTGGATTCCAGTCGTCCCAATAAGGGCGGCGGTTAAGATTCAATTGTTGCATTTTGTACTCCATCTATAGAGTTTTGTCTTGGAATTATTTAGTATACCACACAACCCATCGTATGAAGAATAAAGCCCCCGAAGGGGCTTATACTGATTGAATTTAGTTGATACGGTGACAGTCATCAGGCATATCCACATTAGGCTGGCATTACGTTGGTACGGGTAATGACAACCGTAACACTACCAGCGGTATAGTTGGCCACAGTGATCGATGCACCACTTAACGGTTTGGTTATGTGTACCATCCCGTCTCCTGGTGTTCCCGCTGAAAAAGACAACAGAGACGGATTAAGCTGTGAGTAAACACCGAGACCTGCAATTGACGAGTCCGCCAGAACCTTCGCCGCTGCAGCCGTAGTTCCTGATATCACCCTGATATGCAGATCTGTGCATCCACCAACGATGACAAGCTCCTGGGTCGCTCCCGCTGCAAGAACGGGCACGCTCTGGTTAATAGTTCCGATACCAAAACCAGTTGTATTGTCGATTACCAGCGTTGAATTAGACCGGGACTGGTTAGTCAGGCTGGTGATATGGTTGTTTCCAGCGTTTATTTTGTTATCACGTACCTTCTGATTTACCGCAGCGCGAATGCCATACTGCCTGTAACCACCTACGGTGTTGTTTTTTATAACAGAATCAGATGTTGCTGTGCTATTGATAAATGCACCATTGGGAATGGCCAAACTAGAGCTATCAACTGGTTGCCCAGTAAAGTCATTATTTTCTGCGTTACAATTTACTCCACGGAAAATAATTGCGTCGTCGGTCCCATCCCCAACAGCCGTTTTTCTTATGGCATACCATTTCACCAAATCTACCGTGACATCTTTTTCAGCATCGACTAATACAGGTCCGCAGTCGTAAGTAGTGCCACCACTAATAATAGCATTCTTACCTTTAAAAATTAAACCAGTACCATTACCAAACAGATCCTTTATGTTAAGTGGGCCAGCATTACTGGTATGCTGAAAATACCAGCCGTTACCAGCAGAGCTGGATATACAACTAGGAGTATCAAAAGTAATTCCCCTGCTATCTGATGCTGCCTGCCCTGAAGCGGGATCCGCTGCAAAATCTTTAATCAGGAATTGGGGAATGTCATTCCGGTTAAATGTAAGTTCAGGTGAAACAAAGTTCATACCAGTACATCCTGCCAAAACGTGCGTGCCTTCATCTCGTTCTACTTTTATGGATGTGAAAACCATATGTCGGCATTTATTCCACACCCCTCCGGTATGGTTGGCCTCCAGGTGGAGTTTATCGAATTTACAGGCATTAGTAGCATCATAGCCTCCGGCGTTGTCAAATAGTACACAGGGAGCATAATTATCTGGGTCAGAATTCCCGCAATAGATAACACTAACATTTTCAAATGGGCTGTCGAACAGCTCACCACCATAGATGGCAATACCACGGATATGACGGATAGCAATGTTGCGTAGACGTACATAGGAGCCGTACAACAGATTAATACCCCCTGCGCCAACAGGCACATCACCCGTTTCTTTCCAGTAATCTCCAATGACCCCGCCATTAATCTCGCAGTACATTAGGCGTTGCCAGGTCGGGTCGCCGGGGACTACACCCCGAGTACCTATAGTGGTAAATGCAAAATTAGCATCGCGATGAGGAACAATGAGAGTGAAGGGGTCTAGTTTGTACTCCCACCCAGCTATCAAGGGCAGGTCTTTTAGCGCATAGGTGCCATTTGCAAAATGTATTCTTCCATACTTTTTTTGCCCTGCAACGTATGCACTATCAGCCCTTCCGCCCCAATGTGCTACGGCTTCCATAATAGCTTCGGTGCAACCATCTTGCTTGTTTTTAAAATCGCCCAGTGCATCAACGTAAATATCAACCAAAGCATCAGCAACAGTCCCGGAATATTTAAGACCTGCCATACCCGCGCCTGGCAGTTCGTTTGAACGCAGATTTTGAATTATATTAGCTGAGTTCGGATTAAAAATACCGTCAGAAGTAGTCAAACCCATTACATTATTAGAAATGGTCCAAGAAATTGGAGTTCCAGTTGCTGTACCTCGATACCAACAAGTCTGAGTTTCTTTGTCAAACAGTATGACATATGAGTCAATTGGGGTGGATGTCGACAAATAGCCGACTTGAGACTTCTTCAAACCAAAGATACGAGCAATCGCTTCTTTGTTGGTTTCGCGTGAAGTCGAGCCTTGAGATTGGTTAAACTGCGTTTTCATGGGTGGTTCCTCATGTTGTTTTTCTAACAATGTCTCCTTGTATTTAGTTTGTTCAAAAGAAAAGCCCCCGAAGGGGCTTTGTTTAAACCATTGCAGCGATGTCCTTAGAACAGGATTACCATCACCAGTTATAAGCTGTCAGAATACCTACTCCTGAGCTTGTGCAAATGCTATTTGGTCTTCCAGGGTAAGTTCCCCCCCGTTTCCATCATCAGTCTGGACGGCCATCTCCTGAGCCTCCGAAAGAGCCTGTGCAACCACTGCACGGTTACTAAACATCTCATCAAGTTCAACCATAATTTCACCTTTACAGATTAACCCTTACATATTTCGTGGTTGGGTCATAGTAAAAACCACCCACCGATGCAGTTGTTTGTGGCAGGTTCGGGTTAACAAACCCATCTGTAACTATCTGCTTCCTTAGCAGTGCCTTATACCCAAGAACCGGGTTAGTGACAGCATCTGACCTGTACTCATAAGAACTTCCCTTTGCCTGCAAATGGTACACACTGCCAGCAGGGTCAGTGTATTTATACTCATTGTCAAAAGATCGTTGATCTGAGTACGAGAACGCTGTATTGAATGCATTATATGTAACATTAAATTTGTTATTTGCCCCCATGCCAAGTGAAAATATGTAGTCAAAATCTTTAGCATTTACTTTGATTTCACAGTACTGCCCGCCATTGAACTTGATAGCTGATTGTCGGCCAGTGCCGATGGAGAATACATCAGCGTGCACGGCAGTAATATCCACGTTACAGTGCTGGATATAGGCATTATTCGCAGCTGTTGTATAGAATACAACAGCATCAGTCACGCCATACCCAGAGCCTTTTACGTTACAGCTTATAACGGGGGTTGTTGCGGAATTTCCTATGAATGCCGCGACGTATTGTGCGTTATAGGCTGTAACGTCACCGCTACATGCCTCGCAACCATACCCTGTAATAACGCCACCCCCCTCAACGATATCCGTCGCGGAGACCTTGTAAGTAATGTTCTTACATCTGTTCCATAAATGGAGTCCGGCATGGTACGCCCTATTGGTTACTAGGGTTATGCTGCCATTGACGTTGTTACTCTCAGACTCAATGCCTGCATATGCCGAATCATTGGCAACAACCTCCATGATAAAGTCGGAACACGCATCCAGCTTGAAGGTACTACCGAGTGCCAAATCTGAACTTGCTGACGTCGGCTGCGGGTAAATCTGACCTGATTTTCTGGCAGTGCAGAACACCTTTTTGTTCTTTGTGCCGTTATTGGCGAAGTAAGGGAAGACAGCTCTTTCCAGTATTACCGATTTATCGATATAAAGGCCATCAACGCCAGACGCCCACAGGCCCAGCGTATTGGCCAAGGGAGATGTGAAAATCTCCCTTGAGTCGATTTTGGTCAAACTTTGGTATGCGTATAAAGGCCTGTTGGTGGGGTCATCAGAGGTGATGAGCAGTGACCCCACCAGTCTCGGGTTTTTACTGCCGGCAATCTTGAGCGTGGTAAAACCAGAGTAGCTTGCTGATGAAGGTGTTGCGCGGGAGAGGGTGGCGCCGCCCACACCGTCTAATGTGATATTATCGGCGGTTATTGTCCACCCATCTGTTGCCTGCGAATTATTGGGAAAGCTATTGTAATAAACAGCATTGGCCATCAATCTGATGTAGTCGCCATTAACAAGGGCACCGAGCATCGTTTTAAACGGAACTGTGTCGGGTATGGCCGAGCCTTTACCACGACAACCGTACCATTCGGGCTTAACAGTGCGGGACGCATAGTATTCCTCACGTACGAAGACTAACCCCGACGTTGCGGATGCCACTACCTTCCCACCGTCAACCGTATAATCAGATGACTTTTGTACAATAAAGTTACCACCACCTACTACATAACCTAAAGCATATTCGGTAACTTGTATGCGCTGACCTACCGTTACGGGGGAGACTGTGGATAATTGAGCAATGGTAGCTACACTTCCTATGTGAAGAAGTCCCTCGCCTGAACCAAGGTTTGCAAGTATGTCAAAAAGGGGTAGTACGTACGAGCCAGTAGTAGTTACTAAGTTCAGAGAGCTACCAGAGACTTGCCAGGAAATCGATGTACCTGTGGCGTTGCCACTTTTCCAACAAGTTTGGGTTGTTTTATCAAACAACACCTTATAACCATTCAATACTAATCCGGCTTTCAAATAAGCGACTTCGCTCATTTTAACGCCGTATACACGTGCGATAGATTGTTTGTTCACGTCTTTAGAGACGGAACCACCGGCCTGACTAAATTGCGGATTCATAAGAATCTCCTGTTGTTTTTCTGTATTAGGGGGCAAGCCCCCTTATTTAAATTTACTTTCTAAATCAGATAATCTAGTTTCGATATCTTTTTGTTTCTGAACTATAGCTCTGGTTATCCAGAACAATAATTCTTCTTTTCGAAATGCATAATCTTCTCCGGCTTCCAGTGCCGGTTCTATTACTTTACTGCCTGCCTCACGCACCAGCACTTTGACTTCAGGAACCGCCTCAACAATGAGGTTCCCTTCCTCATCATACTCAGCATCTGTGCCTGGGATGGTTTCATACTCTGCATCCCATGTTTCGACGACAGCATCCCGTGCATCCCATTTGTCATAACAGAATGCAGAATACTGCGTCCAATCCAAACCGTACTTATCCATAATTTCAATGGCGTCCTGTACGGTTGGCCCACTATGCAATCGAGCATCATCGCCCTCAACCTGGTATTTTTCCATCCATTGCCATACAGAGTTGAGCATAGCTATTTCATAGAATGCGGATACCTCAACTGGGGTAATCTGGCGAATGTTTGTCTTTTTGTCTCGGTTTGATGTTGCAATGGTACTGTTATTTGCAAACACCTGAGTCCAGCGGCTAGACGATGTACCCAGTGAATAGGTGCCATCGGCAGAGGGGAACGTATTTCCGGCCACTGAAAAATTACCGCCCGCCTCCAGGGTCATCCCGGACGCCGATGATGCAACCAGCCTGTGCGAAGGCGTGGTGCCACCATTGAAGTACCATTCCATTGCCTTAGTACCAGATGCACCGCCGTAGCCGATACCAGCAGATACACTGGAGCGGTGGGCGGTAGCTTGTGAGGTCCCCGTAAGCACTAAAGTAGCGGCAGTCAGCGCGTTATAGTTCATGTCATTAAAGAACGTATAACTGGACAACTGGTTTTGATCTACAGTAAGCACATCGCCAACAGCACCCAATACACCTTGCACCAAATACCGTGCAGAGCTGGTTCCATCTGCATTAGCAATACGCTTGACGAGATGGAAAGTTCCGGTGGCAGATGTAGAAGATCCACCAGTAACATAAAGCGGAATGCCTACTGCGATATATGGTAACTGCGCTGTAGGAACTTCAATTATAGTGGTGTTGTTAGAGTTTACCGCCGTAATTGTAGCGCTGAATGCCACCTTAAACGAGGAGTCCAGAGCGTAGCCGCCAGTCACCATCTTCCTCGCAAGCGTATATCCATTGGTCAGGCTTGGCGAGAAACGATAGCCAGAAGCAGTGCGGCGCATATGCACCCAAGGCCCAATAATGTCCCCATTAAAGAACAATCCACCACCAAGGGAGCTATCCAATCCAACCTGATTAGTCACGGGACTCAGGATACTAGTGCCACTAGATTCCGGGGTATAGTTTCCGCACCCGTTAGGGAATAACGGGATACCGCCAGTATAGGCTTCCACAGCCTTGAGGACAATCGGAGTCTCGGCTGGTACAGTTACGGTGATGTTAGCATTACGAGCAAATGTGTACTGACCATCCCACGCACTAAGACGTTTCTGTGCTAGCATAAGCATTTTATAACCGTTGCCGAAGTCCACAACCTTCTCAGCAAAGGATTTATACAGCGCCTCATCCGTGTTCGGCCCATCCTGACTTGCAGCAGTAATCCACGCCACGATGTTACGAGGATCGAAGTTACCCGTTAAGTCCTTAATCCAGAAGCAAACCATGGATTTAGTTGCTGGGATCTGCCAAGGTAAGAACGCGGTTCCGCTGTTAATCTGCATACCATAGGGGTTGAACATCTCTTTAGCATACGGGCGATCACGCCAGGAATCCCAGTCAGTGCCCGCAGTGAGGTACATGTTATACGGGCCATACTTGAAGTCGAAACCATTATGGCGAAACGCACCAGTATCACGTACAGGAGAGCCTATAGCGTATGCGGTCTGTCCATTAGGTGTGTCATAATGGTAGAACCCTTCCGGGTAGGTGTAGTTACCGCCGTCATCAATAGTACCGAAGCAGCCACCCTCAAAACGAATCTGAGAGTATTCGGTAAAGTTATCTTTGTACACACTGACGAGGTCTAAATGGAGACCTTGCAGACGTGATGCTTTACCGTTAAAGCCCCAAGCACTGACGGTGTAAAAGTTATATGTCCACTCAGTATATACAGCAGTGAATACATGGTTCTGCGCTGTACCATATACTGTACCATAACGCGCGTTATAATCTTTTGCTGCTGCTGGCCCCCAGTAACCACCAGAAACATGCATTGCAGTACCAGTACAAACTGCAATATATTCCGGTATTTCACCAGAAACGTTGGCTGCATTGCGCCACGCCAGACGGTTGGTTACTTCACAGTTGTACAGAGCTGACCAGTCACAGCCATTACGGTATGTGCCACGACGACCACCCATGAACTTACTGTTATTGTGTGCAGTTCGGTTAAAGTTACCAAAGCGAGAAGTAATACCAGCATTAACCCAAGCATCAACTATGTACTTATAGTCAATACTGTCGTTATCGAACGCATGGCCATTCTGGTTAAACTCAGTGGCTTCTACTTCAGCAGTAGTTTCCACCAGTGCCCACATGAACGTTTCTCGAATTAACAAACCGTGAGTAGAGAAACCTTCAGGATTCAGAACCAGTACACCTACACCAGAGGAACACTCATCCCGCAAGCTACGGATTGTGTGGTCACCAAATAAGGTGCCTCCATGGATGGATGTATTCTGCAAGCTGACAGATCCCCAATATATACCCCTGTTCACGGCTTCCCATTTCTCGGTGATCTCATCTACACCGTGCTGGAAGCCATTTAACCGCTTACCAGTGACAGAGTATTGATAGGATGCACCCGCAAATACAAAGATACGTGAAGCGTTCAGATGGTAAGCGACCCCGGAGTACAGCTTGGCAGACTCTTTACCTATACGATAACTATCAGTAGGGACAATGATGTTGGTACGCTTGCCTCCATCATAAGTGTCGATGTTATTAGCAGTAGACACGCCAAGTGTAAGATGGGATTCAATACCATTGATGACTTGCCCTAAACATACAAAGTTATCTGTGGTCTTATCAATACATTCGGCATAATCATAGGATTTAGCACCATTAGCTAAAACACTAATATTGTCCACAGCAATATTTAAAGCATATTCTGTACCTTTGGCGTTATAAACCAAGGCTTTAGATACATCATGCGTACCAGCTTTAGTCAAGTTGGTATTACCTGTCTTATACCAGTCACCATGCCCGCCATCCATACTCTTATAGAAACCATGAGTGTGTACTGGAGACTTATCCGTTACATCTGTCATCAGTTTTTCTACGGAAGCTAAGTTATAACCGATGTCATCCAGAGTCTCTTGAACGGTCTTACCGGATTCTGTGCCAATTTCACATGCACCATTGTCACCAGCCAGCGCCGGAATATTTTGCTTGATAGACATCTCAGCAACTACCCAAACACCTGTTGGCAACGCTGTATCAAGAACAACTTTACCGGAAGTTTTGAAATAATTGTAATCTTCGCCGGGTGTTTTGTATTTCCCGTCTATGTACAAAGACTGCACACCATATGTTGTGAAATCAGGTGTAAATTCAGTTTCACCACCAACAGAAAGGAATTTGTAGATACGAACTGCATTGTTGCTCGCATCCTGAGGAGACATGATTTTATCGAACAAACAGAATACGACATCCCCTGGTTCCAGCTCGCGGCCGAGGTTTAATGTATTCCCATCGAGTTCGAAATTATCAAGCGGGACCTGAACGCCACCGTTGATAGTAACAAACCCTGTGATAGGATAAAATGGCAGAGAAAGGAAAGTTTCCCCACCGTTGGTTGAAGTGTATTTGAACGGGATTTGGTGTGGTGCAACGACTACACCACCGAAGATTTCTTCTACGTTTCTGGCCATTTGAAAATACCCCATAAGGCGTTACCAATATGGGGTATTTAGTTGATTAGACAAACAAACACACTTTACAACGATTTGGATTTCATGTTTAGTTTAAGCCCCATAAATGGGGCTACTGGTCAAGAAAATCGGGCTTCCAAGGCTTCTAACCTAGCAATCATACCCGCATTTATGAAGCATAACAACTCTTCATACCTGATAAGGTGAGTTGTCCTCGTAAGGACAACAACACCAAATTCATCAGTTGACAGATCGTCCATACCATCAATCAACTCAATGAATCCGTCATCGTTAGCTGGAATGTGGATCTCTCCATTCTCGTCAGGGATTGGCTCATAATTTTCTCCACTTTTAACGACTACCTGTTTAATGGTAGAAGTTACAAGTACACCATATGAGTCAACCGACAATCCATTATCAGAGAAAGCCGCCATAACTTTTTGTGCAACCACACCAAAATGATATCGGGCAGAATCACCTTTTTCAGCAATTGCCGCGGCCAGCTTATATTTGATAAACAATTTAGAACATATTTTAGCCACTTCAATCTCAGCATCACTCAAATCTTCCTGAACCGGTTTTAAGTTGGAATCAGATATTACGTTGGGTGAGTTCTGAATATGTAAGTTGTTCCATGCTGCAGTTGGTGAGCCGAGATCATAAGCTGCTGTCGTCCTTGGGAATATCCCGGATGTTGTTATCTGTCCACCGTTTGCGTAAATAGCATTGAGTCGGTTTGTGGTCAACCCTAAACTGGCCGCTAGTGTGGTCAGAGGATAAAAGTTAGTACCCATCACCCAACCAGCATTAGACCCCGCATCCGCGCCGGATGAGTTCTTAATATTCCAGGTAATACCTGCGGTATAACTGGTAAAACTACCCGATGAGCTACCGTATTTTAATGTCGGTATCATACCGAACCAGTTAGACTGACTGACAACTTCACCAAACCAAACGTCACCATTATGGTTGGTAGGGAATGCTAACCCTTCGTACTCCGTATTTGTTGTCGGTTTTTCTGTAGCAGATGTGGTTATGCGAATTGGCATGGCCACCGCATAGTTCGTATTATTTTTTGCAGATCGGCTAATTGACATTATCGGCCTGAAAAAATAAGGCGACATAATGGCATTAGACATATTAATCCGGTCGCGGGAGGTCGTATTATTGAAAATAACCCTAGCGTCACACAGGTTGTTTTCCCCGACGACGCCAGAATAATCAATTAGTGCTTTATTGCCCGGCAACCCAAATATATTCCCATCAAAACGGAAATAGCTGTTAGCATCACAAGATATTCGACCAAAACCTTCCCATGTCATTCCGCCGCCAACACCACGAACTTCGGTTCCCTCAACCCTCAGAAGTTGGCAAGTATTAACTCCAGTAGCTGCGCCGCCCCAGAATTTAATGCTGTTTTCAGGGGAGTTATACCAAAGCAGACCGCCGTTTGTACCATTGAAATAGATACCATTACCATCTTCTTTCAATTGGCTCTTCATGTTAATGAATACGTTGCCATTTAGGCTTGGGTCGCCAGTACCATCGTTGTTAAAAGAAACGTTGTTGTAGCATTTATTTAGATTCCAGTCTCGGAAAGCGTTAAATTCACAAAATCCGTTTTGGTCTCCATCGTTGTTATCTGTAGTCAGAGTTCGAGTATTAAGCAGGTGCAACCCATCCCTCATGCGCTCAACGTGAATTCGATCACAAACCATATGGCAAGAACCGACCAGTTTAAGGGCATAGCCGGAATATAAATTAGATTGTACAGCCTCCAGCCATAAATCATCTATACCATGCATGGTGTATAGTGAAGATGGAGAAACGGACAAAAATAACGGGGTGTCTATCGCTGGAGCGTTAAAAAACACACGTGAACCCCCAGCCCGGTGTGAACCGCGTACACCATATACCCTGACACCCAACGCCCTGTTGTGCCCTGTACCTGCAAGCTCTATATTACCGATAGCCGTATAATAGTTGGCTTCTGGTAAATGGACTTTACCTTTGTTTATAGATATAGAAGTGTCAATAGCCGCCTGAATATATGGTTTTACATCAGTACCGGTATATGTTGTAGTGTTATAATCAGGGATATACCCATACATTTGCGGCGTAAGGTACTCATCATGCTCCAGAACACGTTCCCAATAATATTCCGTTTGGCCCGTTGGAACGCAAATATAACCCCCGTCATCCACAGCACCCCCGGACTTAGAAATGAATATACCACCACCAACTGGGGCAGAATTCATAGCACTCCAACCATCATTGTAGGAACGTAGATTAATGAATTGTCCTGCCTTGGTTGGAATGATAGTTTTCAACTGATCAAAGCTGGAAACAGTCCCGATTTTATCCCAACCAGTTTTAGAGTTAATATCCATTGTGGATGGTATTTTCTCTATTTCAACACTAACGTTCCCTGGCGTATAAACTAAAACCCCAGCATTGACGGTTGAAATCTTAACACCAGCTGGCAATCCTTCAGGAATACCCCAGCTAGTCTGAGTTGCCACGTCATAGAGAACAGTTTTACCATCCAACACGGTTTGCTTGTCAGTGCTGAGTATGACTTCATCATTGCTCACATTATTTGCACGAGCGACTTCCCAAGGAGTACGGTCTATCTGGTTATAGACCGTTGGGTCACCATTGATAATAACGACGACATCATCATCCGTTTCCAATTCATCAGCGAGCGTGATTGTGCTAGTCTCTGCATCAAAAGTGAACCCGCGACCGATCTGCTGACGCTGCCCCCGGATATAGATCTCGGAAACGGAATCAACGACTACGTCCAGAACGATTTGAGTTTCACCGCCGACTGCCGCGCCGCCGTTGTATTCCCAGGTGATTACAGTACCACCAGAACTCCCGCCACCCACGCCAAGCTGGATTGGGATATACTGAATAATCTGCACATCAGAACCAGAGGCCAACGCCGGGTCGAATTTGACTTCATAACCGTCAAGAGTATACAGGGATTCTTTCAGGCGTTTCCCATCGGCATAAACATCTACAATCGTCGGCTGTGTACTGAGAGTGATAGAAGATGTTTCAGCAGACAGGACTTGGCTATAGATCTCACGGCTGTATACTCGACCTTGGCCCAGACCCACACCCGATGTAATAACCCAACCACGGGCCTCACCTGTCCAGGTGAAAGTCGCACTGACATTATCGGTAGAAATCGTCATGCTATCCGCAGAGCCATAGATCGATTTACCGTTACCGTCAACAGTCAGAGGATAAGTTGAGAATTTACCATAAAGGTCACAGACAGTAACACTGTCACCAATACGTTTAGGGGAAGGGAACAGCACCGTAGAGACGCCGTCTGTGTTATCCACCAGATATGCACGCCCAGCTTGCAATAAGGAAGAGGAAGCATGCGGAAGTGCTTCCCAACGACCCCCGTTACCCCCGCCAAGCGGCAACCAACCACCTTCGTTGTAATAGCCTTCGAATTGATCGTCGTCTTCGTTGTAACGGACAGCAGAAGGAACCCCAGAAGCATCAGGGGTTTCTGGCACAGTCATTACCGCATCTGGGCCATGTTCTACAACACCATTATTCAGAATACCTTCTTGAAATACGGATTGTTCTTGTGATTCAAGCCCAAGCGGAAAATTTGGTTTCGTGGGTTTATTAGCCATTTGAAAATACCCCTAGCACATGTAATCGTCTAGGGGTATTTAGTTTAAGATTTAGAAAGAAGCGCGAAGTGAGTAATCAACAGATGCTGCGGTTGTTGTATTAGCGTTGGTCATTGTCAGACGTAGTTTGCCTGAAACAACAGAACCTGCGAATGACAAAGTCCCCGCCGTACTTTTTTGTGTCAAAGATGTCGCCTGAAGAGTACCGTCATACGTCATTGTGACCAAGAACGTATCAACCAATGTGCCCCATTTGGCCGTAATCAAAATTTGACACAGATTCACCAAAGTGAAATCTGGCAATGCAGCACTACCAGATGCCGGGACAGAAGTACTGGTGGTGTTGGTTTTAGCCAATTTTACCGAACCCGCCAGCGCTAAATTCACGGCGTTCATATCAGTAGTATACGTCGATACATCGACTTTGTTTGAAGACAGACCACTGATTTGGCTATCCAAACTAGTCATCTTGGTATCGTAGGTGGATTTATCCACCTTATTCGTAGTCAGACCGCTAATTTGACCGTCCAAACTGGCCATTTTGGTATCATACGTGGTTTTGTCGACCTTATTCGTAGACAGACCACTGATTTGACTGTCAAGGCTCGTCATTTTCGCCGTATACGTCGTATTGTCCACTTTCCCCGATTGTAAATTCGATATCTGAGAATCCAGACTGGTCATTTTCGTCGTATAAGTGGATGTATCCAGTTTCAGATTTATGCGGTTGTTGACGCTAGTGAATTGCGTTTCAATGTTCAGCATATCTGAATCATAATCCACAACCTTCACGTAATCGTTGAAACGAGTGTCCGCGAATACGCTGTTGAACAGACTTGTCATAGACCATATTTGAGACCCACCCGTTGGTGAGTACACAGCCAGAGACTGAGGAAGTGCTGAGTCAGTCCTTACAACAAGATTAGAAAGATCAACTTCCAATTTGTTGTATCCGTTCAAAAGCAATGAAATTTTAAGACCCGACCCCGTACCAACGGAGTCAACAGTGCTCAGCCCGTGCTTTTTCAACATGCTGAGGTTTACCGCATCCGTGTTGGCCGCAGGTTCATCGGTGATCGTTATGGAACGTTGAGTCGGAACTAAGATGCCACCGTTTGCATTCAGCACTGATGCAAACGACTTTTTCCCGTTTATCGTTTGTTCTTGTCCATCGGTTCGAACGACTTTGTTGCTCAAAACGTCGTTCATTGTATCAATAGCATATTTCAAGACGAACGTAAGATGTGCTGACGCCGGGGACAGATCGTCATCTACCGTGATATCATTGACGACATCAGTTTTGTTTAATTTTCCATCGACCGCATCTAGAATATTATCTATCTGCTGGCCTGTATATTTGCTCAGATAATCAGCCATTTTCTTAACTCCTAGTGCTTTCGAGGAATACTTTGAAACCAGATGGATGGAAGTGTTGGCGGAACACGCGCTCGAATACGCCTTCAAAATCTGCTACATCGCCAGGTATTCTTATGACATATGTGTATTCGTCATAATAGTAATCATCACGAAGACCAACTTCACCATCACAATCAAAGTTAGCATCCAGACCAGCCAAATCTTCTTTTGGATAATACACAGTAACAGGAACACCGAAATAAATCCAGAAGAACAATTCTATCGCTTTCTGCGTACCCCGTATTTTATAGATATGCTTCAACAATTTCAGCCAACGGGTATGATCCAGCGTTCGGCGGCGCGTCCCCTCGATGTAAACGGAGAACTGATTACCATCAGCCGTAACAAGACCATCAGAACCTTCTGGAACAAAGAACCCAAATTCAGGAAAAGATTTATCAACTGTGCGCTGAAACCCAAATTCTTTGTACCAGGCATCAATGCTTGAGTTCTTATCCTCCGGGGAAAAGAGGGGACGCCCATCAGAATCTAACAGCTCTTCTGTGTCAAGGGCCATCATCTGCTCAAATGTCCTGACCAAATATTTGTCGATAAGCATATCCCGCGCAGCAGTACCCGGCGTCTTCTGTATCTTGAGGTCTACCAGCTGCATGAGCGGACTGGCGTCACTAGCTGGGTTCAGCCAACTGGTGTCTGCCAGATACGCAAGGATTTCTTCTTCAGTGAAACCGTTTTGGCGATATAGCCAATTGAAGAACGTATCCATGAACTCGATGAACAGAGGGAAATCGTTTTGGTAGAACAACGGCGTCTCATATTTGACGCCCAGATGTCCGTTATTAAGATCTTTGGACATAGCGAACCTCCGCTTCTACGGCCACATCACCAATACGAAGAACCTGGTTAGATGCAACCTGAATATTCTGGTTTAGGCCATCAGGGGATACGACAACAGCCGCGCCGCCTTCATCATAATTGGATACCGTGATTTGCTGGAGTTCAACGACGCCGTTTGCGTAATCAACGACACCAACAGCCTGCACCAAATATTCCTTCGTCGTATCGGAAGTGCTGACTTTGTACATATTGAGAACACCATTTACATCCCGGATGTAATAAGTGAAGTCAACTTCAGCAGGAAGTGGCTTGAACCCGTTGATAATAACCGAACCAGATTTGATGGAACGATCAAAATTGAAAGTGAAGCTGTCGAGGACCCCATATTCCGGTTTGAAGTGACGCTTGTATGCGACGGAAGTGATATTGGAAACGATGGAACGCTCCATATCAGTTATGGCGGTTTGCAACACTTCTTTGTCAAACAACTCATCAAAATTGTCAAGATTGTTGGTTCCCCAAGTCACGACACCTTTTTTGACGAGAGTTTTCAGACCGTCTTCAGCATAAGCTGTGGCAGTAGGGTCCCAGAATATCGTGGTGTTGACCTGGATATACGTGACCTCAGCATCCACGACCTTCGGGGTTATAGAACCGACATTATATTTGTCAAGGGTAGACACAATGTCAGCTTTCTCCGCGTCAGAAAGTGTTTCCCCCACGGTTGGGATTACTGCTATGTAGACGTAACCAGGGTCTGGTGGGTTAAGGGTATCACCACCATAGCCTTTAGCGCGTAGAACGTTCGAGAAGAGTTTCTCTGTCAGGTAGGCATAATCTGTTTCAGCCACTGCTGCGCCGTCCGCCTGATAGCTCAGAGGAGCGAGACGCTTGGTGTCCTCAATGGACTCTGGGTCAGAACCACCCGCACTTCTCTCAGATACGAGTTCAACATCCACCAGGTTGTTCCCAGCGATGGCGGTCGCCGATGAAACTGATGTGATATCATTACCATCTGCGCCTGAAGTCTCCAGATATTGCAAGAACACGACGTTCCCGTCTTCAACGCGACGACAAATGTAACCATCCCCAAATTCGAAGGTGTAAAGACCATCAAGCCCCAATTCTACGAAATAAAGACGGGCATATTGGTTAAGGTCAAACGGACTGTTGTAACGATCAAAGGTATAAGAAACATCAGAAGTTTCAGATTCCTGTACGTTGACGACCAGATGATTGATATCTACGTTGCTGGATGGGATCTTGTACGTACTGATCGCGCTACCTTCAACGTCATACGTTTTGTAAAGCCAATCACCCTGAATGAGTTTTACATTCTCAAAAAGATAATAACCTTCTGATCTGAGAGTTGTAGACACAGGCTTTTCAACGGTGAAGTTATAAGACTTCCCGTCTTTGGCTCCGACAAACATAACCTTGCGGTCCATGATTATTTCGCTTGGCGCTGTCGTCGCATCGTAGGGAGTGACTTTGATGTTTGCATACATGTATGCCGCCTGATAGTTCTCAGGTGTGTACGACAAAAATGCAGAAGACAAACCAACATTGGAACGTTGTTGGGCCGATTGGAGGTGACTTTCTCCGTTCAGCATGTTTTGCATAAAGCCGATAGCATTCGCGTCAGAGGCAAGCAGACGGATGATAGCGCTAAGACCAGATCCTTCAAAGTCATAATCCTTGAAGGTCGGATCAGCTTTCATACGCTGTTTGATAATGTATTCGAAAGCCCTGACGTCGAGTGAAGGAACTGTTTGTGTAGCCATGTTAATCTCCGTCACACAAGTTTGAATATGGTGTTGGAGATATTTAGCTGTTGAGGACAGGAAATGAAATCTCTCCTCGCGCGCGGTTATTATCGAATATATTAATTAACTCGCTACGCTCGTAAGACCGCCCTATGCGGGCTGGCACCCTTCCGCAGCCAGGGAGGCTGCTTCTCGTTGTTCGTTGACACTCACAACTCGAAGGGCACAGCGTTAGCATACAGTCTAGAGATGTGTTAGAAAAGTAGTTTCTGCCTATTAATAATTCCCATTCCTTGACATAAGGATAATATTCAATAACACTCATTCTATTATAATGACGGCGTTTATTTCAATTATACAAGAGGATCTTAATATGCATATCAACACCGCAGTCACTAAACACATTTTACCGTTGCTTGCCAAATATGAAGGCAAGCCCGTCACCAACATTTCTTTGACGACAATCGCTGAGGAAGTCAAACTCCAGACAAATAAAGGAGTAAATTTCCGTCGCGTTATTGACAATGCGGTTTCCCTTGCTCGTTCTGATATGAAACACAACACCTTCTCATTCAACATTGATGCCACGAGCGAGTTCCGTAACGAACTGGAACAATCTTCCGCCGCCCGCCGCGACCGCTTCCGTCATTTATATGTTCGTCCCAATATGCCGGAATGTCGTATTGGGATCAAACTGGAAGCCGTCCGCACGGACACTGCGTTCACAATCAACTATGTTCTGGAACCAGAAAGCCAGCGCATCTATTTCGTCGCTATCATCGGGTTCTACGGCAATTCCATCAATGGCTGGGCCGATCGTGTTAATCTTGGCGAAACGGTGAACACACACTCTATACCTTCAACGCATTTTATGTCAAATGCGGGCGCTCAGGAATATGTGTTCATCCTTGAGAAGGTTGTGAACTTTAAAGTCTTTAAATAACGCTTTATTCAATAAATAAAACCAGTAAAGTAAGTTGCATGGAAGGGAGGGAACAGTATGACAATCATAGCGTTACTCCTTATCCTCATCATCGGGATGGCCTTCACTCTCCTAGGAACACCCGATGTTTACTCTGGTAAAGCGCCTTCGATAGCGCACCGGGTTTTGAGCAGAGGTTCGCCGCAGGATTTTGGGTCCTGTTGCTCAAGAGGAGAGGACTTTTCAAATTAGCCGTGTTGCAGTATCATAAAATTTCAAGGGAAACAACACAGTGGGAGTAGGCTTGAACCCGAAACCAGTTAACCCCTAGTCTCAGGGGCTTGTGTGAATAGAGGCAGCGCAGCAACCCTGCTGGTGTTAGTGGACGCACTGACCGTCGGAGAACGAAACTCCCTGTTGTAGCGTGATTAGCTCAGAAAACGAGAGCACCCCGTTGGCAAGTCGACACCAACACATAGGGGAGGTCGGGGGCGCTAATCCCCATCACGCCGACAACATTATGAGTCTTCTAATGAGGGTTCATAATGTTGCGTCAAAGGGCAACACAAAGGTTTCCTGTTGGTAACATAATTGTTCCTACTGTCTTCCCGGATTCTAGGAGCGCCAACAGGACGAGGCCGGATGCGTAAGTTCCGGCAAATAAAAAGTTTTGTCAATAATTGGTTAGAAAGTATAGTTAACCCATTGAGAGAAAAGCTGTTTGGGCATTAGACAAACACTTCGATGTGAACCCAGGACATGGCGTCTTGTGCTCAAACAGGTTTTCGTTCTCGTTGTGTGCGGCTTTGCGGGTTTTTAGAAACTGACCACAAAGATAAATGCAAACGATAATACGTTCCTGGCAGTAGCTTAACAGCCATACACCAGTGAGGTCTTCCGATTCCTCATCACCAAATTCGGCGCACTAAAATAGGCGGGAGGGTGTGATTAATAAGCTCCCGCCGACTAAATCTGTTTGGGAGGGGTGTCGACGATTGAGAATAACCGCTCAGGAGTTAAGTCGAACTCACCATAGCGACGGGCGCACCCAAGCCTGGTGTTCAGAAGTTCGCTAGGAGATGCCTGTTGGTTACAGGCCTCCGCCCAAACAGATTTGTGATGTTTTATGCCGTTATATCTGACTGTCCAAAGGGGATAAGCTCCTGAGTAAGCAGAGGCGGGTTGCCTAAGTCAGATGGGATGTGAGGTTAGCGCTGACCGAGCATTTGGGTTCGACTCCCTAAAACGGCTCCACATCTGAGAGGGCATTGCACCATAACATGATTGAAATATATCTGAGTGGTTGTCGTTCGCGAACGACAGCAGTACCCTCCCAGATGTGAGCGAAGTCTTGTCATCAGCCCTGATCCCTGGCAGGTGAAGGGCACCCAAATCGAAGTGCCTTGACATTTTATCTTAAACCCAAAGGTTGATCTACAAAGTGGACGGCCAGCCCGGTAGGCGATAACAATATGTTGGGCCACAACTGTTGAGTCAGGGCACTTCGATTTGTGAATTTGAGTGATCGTACTCAGGGGAAACCTGAGACTCTCAAGTTCACAAAACAGTAAGGTCTTTCGAGACTTTACTTTGCGATAACACTCTATGTTGGCGGAACCATCAATCCCACACTTGCTGAAGTAATCAGTGCCTCTGAGTGTTGTCGGCCAAGCCTCGTTTGGTCCGAGCGTTAGAGGGCAAGTGCCTGACTTTCACTCAGGTGCGAGTTGCGACATTGGTTGCAACTTTGAGGACACTGGCATCCGAATATCAGTTATGGGTGACTAGTAAACGTCGTCAGTGTTCTCAAAGTTGTGTCCAACCCGATCTTGCAAGCCCGTATCCCGGTCTGGTTAAGACTTGCAAGTGGAAAGCCCTGGAAAAATAAACGCCTGTTGTGAGGCTACAGTGCAAGCCAATGACCAACAGAAGCGCGTTGCCGCGAGGCGCACCAGAAGACCCGCATGAACTGATCATGCGCAAACGGGATAAAAGGTCGAGCAGCCCTTGGTTGGGCACAACTTAACTATTACACAGCGGCCCGCCATAGAGCGGTCAAATATTGATAGGAGAAGCAATATGACTTGGCGACAGCGTAGTTACAAAACTGTAGAGTTGATCTAAATATTTGCCGGCGCCCTGGTTGAGTGAGATATCGCTGCCCAAACCGGGAGGAATGTGGGGGGTAGATCCTCCCACAGACCAAGAACATATATGCTTGTGTATTTTGTGCATAAACATATATGGTCCTGTAGCTCAGTGGTAAGAGCAGTCGACTCATAATCGATTGGTCATTGGTTCAAACCCAATCAGGATCACCATATTAAGGGGCGATAGTTTAAGGGATAGCTGTCCGGACAGCGAGTCCCCAGAGAGAACAGCTGGAGGCCAATCCAGCAGGTGAGGTGAAAAGCCTCAGACCCCGCCAATTTAGTTCCCGTTGTACGGCAGTATCTCTGAAGCTCTTTCACCCGTGCAGATTGAGACGGCAACGTTAAAGGAAGAGATAGGCTTGGGTACAGGCGAACGTGAAGGTAAACATCTGAGTACCAGACTGCACGGACTGAGGAAATATGTTGAGAATAACGGAAGTTGGGGGTTCGACTCCCTCAGGGAACACCAAATATGTTGGACTGCCAACATGCTCTGGTCTACGGCAGGCGAGATGGGATCGCGGGATTTAAATACCGCCTCGGGAGCACCTAAATAAACCAGTTGTTCAATAAGCAATTGGTGAGTATGATGAAAACGTTCGGTGAGTTTCTTACTGAGTGGGATGGTCTGGCTACTGACAACAAAGAAATTGTTGAGTTTGTTGAAAAGCGTGGTGATCATTGGGTTGTTCTTGATCATACCAAGACGAAAGTCCTGGGAACCCATGACTCCAAAGAAGACGCTGAAAAGCAACTTCGAGCCATAGAAGCGAATAAATAGGAAGATTGGCAGAGCGGTATTGCAGCACCCTGCTAAGGTGTACAACCGAAAGGTTGCACAGGTTCGAATCCTGTATCTTCCGCCATATAAAGGAAAGTTGGCCGAGCGGTTTAAGGCAACGGTCTTGAAAATCGTCGGGTGTAATGCCCCCTGAGTTCGAATCTCAGACTTTCCGCCAAATTGATGATGGTGTAGTTCAGTCGGTAGAACGGTGGACTGTTAATCCATATGTCGCAGGTTCGAGTCCTGCCACCATCGCCAGACAATGGGTGTGAAACGAAAGCGAGTAAGCACGAAGTACGCGACCGACAAGTTCTTTGGAACAACGTCCAATAGCCGAACGGAATCTGAAACCGACGAAAGTAGCATCCACCAAATTGATGTCAGTTGAATAACGCTGAGGCAAAGCGACTCGCCTGTAAGGCAGGTATCCCAGGTTCGAATCCTGGATTCAACAAACCAGACGTGGTGTGGCATCATACAAATTCAGAGTGTAGAGGCTACAGTAGTGCGCACCTCACGGAGAGGCTACACCGGACACTCTGATACAAACACAGTAAGCGTTGCAGCCAGCTGTGTATAAAATGGGGTGACTCCACATCGGAAACGATGCCCCAACTACCAGAAATGGTTTGGCGCGAAGCCTGTAAAGTTCCAGGAGATCAAACCAGAAGGCACTGGTGCCAGTTAACCAATCGGCGTTACGACGCGGGGAGTTGGGCTACGGCAGATCAAATGCACAATCGGGTGAGAAGCCCGTCCAAATTCGGGGGAGTACCAGAGTGGTCAAATGGGCCTGACTGTAAATCAGGTGTTTCGGCTTCGGTAGTTCGAATCTACCCTCCCCCACCAAATTATGAAGAGTGCTCAAGTCTTTGGGGGATCAACGGTGAGAAGCCGTGTTGTTCCTGCTGCAAGCCTTAAATGGACAGAACAGCCAGCCTGGTGACGCAGGCAACTCTTCACCAAATTGCAGGAGCATAGCCAAGCGGTAAGGCAATGGGCTTTGATCCCATGATCTCAGGTTCGAATCCTGGTGCTCCTTCCAAATTATGGGTGCGACTTCCTGCGGGAACAGTAAGGTGTGCATGCCCCTGTTTCTTAATCTGGAGTTTAGGAAGAATAAATCACAGAACCGTCAGTGAAATGCACATAGCTTTCTAAGTTCTGATGACTCTGGGTTCGATTCCCGGCGCACTCTCCCTATAATCTGTGTAGCAAACTGCGTTTATGTTGTCTTTAACAAAGCCCGGTAAGGATACCGGGCTTCTTTTTGCGTATAATTCTGAATCCCCAGATAGGTTAATCTATAACCGATTCACGCTATAATTTATTGTCCAATATGAACTGAGGAAATACTGATGCGCAATGTTACTATCTGGGAACTGAACGACGTGGTCGCCGACGTTCCTCCCTTTGTCCGTATGTACACTTACAAGGGCTACAAAGGGACTCTCAATGAGTTCTTGTACCCAAACTTCGTGCACCGCGAAGACCATATCGTCCCCCGCGATCGCAATGCCCCCGGTAACGCCATCCCGTGTAAATTGTTCCAGAAAGGTATGACCGTCATTGTCGGGTACTCTTCGCTGGATTGTATTGAGAAAGGCGACGGCATTCCCATGCTGGTGTTCAACACTTTTGAACAAGCCGTGAACTGGATGGTCCGTAACAATTACGATTACTATGGCGAAGAAAGTTCTCATGCCCGCCGCCGGAAAGTGAAGGCTGTTGATTTCTTCACTGAGCGCCGGAAATATATTGAGATCGCCCGTGACTATGAAACCATGGTTCGTAGTCGTGAAGTCCCGGTAAAACCGACTTCCCCTGAAGTTCAGACGGTAACTGAGTCTTACGCCCCGCCGACTGTTCCTGAATCTAAAAAGATTTCAGCCGGACGTAAGCGGGGAGGCTTTATGTCTCAGATTCTGAAGTTCCTGGATATCTTCAGAAAGTAACCGAGATTCTCCTTTTCTATACTCCTGTAGATACGCTATGATATGCCAATGTCTACAGGAGAAATAGAATGAACGATACCCAAACTGAAGGTGTGATCTCCCAACACCACAACAAGTCAATATTCAACACCCTATCCCTGGACCGAAATCTGGTGCACTGGGAAGATTATCTCTATAAACACACCCCATGTGAACTCGTTGCCAACCCCGTAACCAACCAACAGGTCTGGTTCAAACGTGAAGATTACTTCGCGCCGCTGTCCAACTATGCAAACGGACAACAGGGTATCAACGGCAGCAAACTCCGTCAGGCTATCTGGCTCATGGTTGAGCATATTAAGGCCGGAGGCTCCCCCGACATCATCCATGGTACTGTCGTTGGTAGCCCGCAGTCCCCTATGGCTACGGCAGTCTCTCGGCACTTCGGCGGGCATACGACTACAGTCCTGGGTGCAACCAAGCCAACCACTTGCATGAACCATGACATGGTCAAGATGAGCGCATGGTTCGGTAGCGAGTTCAATTTCGTCGGCTCGGGCTACAACAGCACCATCCAACCGCGCTGTAAAAAGCTGATTGAACAAGCGAACCCGAAGGCATATTATCTGGAGTATGGGATCACTCTGGATCATAAATTGCATTCCCCGGAGCGTATCGCTGGATTCCATATGCTGGGTGGTGAACAGGTCGCCAACATCCCGGACCATATTACTGATCTGATCATCCCTGCCGGCTCTTGCAACTCCTGTACCAGTATTCTAACCGGGCTGGCGATGCACCCAAAACCGAATCTGAAAAATGTGTACCTGATCGGTATTGGCCCAAATCGCCTCGACTTCATTGAAAGTCGCCTGCGCATTATCGGCGAATATACCAATCTGCCGCACATTGTGGACTTCACCCGCCATTATCATGACAACCCGGACTATCTGTATGGCAAGAAAAACTCTCCGCAGTCCCCTAAGAGCGTTTCGCTGGCAACCTTCTTAGGTCGTAGCGAAACCAATGTCGTAAACAGAGAGGTGGGGTTCCCGCGCTTTAATGTCCATCACTGGGATTTGCACACCACGAATTGGGTTCGCTACAACGATCTGATGGAATACCAATGGGGTGACATTGAACTTCACCCTCGCTATGAAGGCAAGGTGATGACATGGATCCAAGAACACAAACCAGAACTGTTGAATGAAAACACGTTGTTCTGGATTGTTGGTAGCAAGCCATACATCGAGCCGATGAAGGCCGCATGTCCGGAGTTGTCTATTCCTGAAGTAGTACCTGTAAACGGGGTGATACCATCATGAAAATAAAGAAAGCCTTTCCTCAACAACTGAAAACAGTTTCTCCGCTCAAGCAGAAACCGAATTATGGTGGCTTCTGCAGTACCTGTGGCCGCAGAGACAATGACGGCGGTCCTCTCTGTGGGAATGTGTTCTGTCCTGGCGGTAACTGATCCCACCTAAATACCCCATACAATCCGTGTGGGGTATTTATGAAAACCTTCCTTGATTTCTTGCGTGAAGAAACCAAACCTGAATTCAGGAACTTGGAACTTTTTCACGGTTCTAATGTTGAATTCGACGCCTTTGATTTTGAGAAGTTCGGCCAGACAGACTCAGGCACTATGGGTGCAGGGTTCTATCTGACAGGTGATAAAGATGAGGCGCAGCGTTATGCTGAGAATGCCGTTCGGTATCGCAATTCTGGCGTTCCTCATGTTATGACATTCAATGTTAGTGTCCGGTCCCCGCTCACTCTGGATTCCAACAATGTGTCCGCCTGGGAAGATCGCATGCGCGAATTGGGAATCCCTGCCGATAAATTACACGCAAACGCCGCCGAACTGATTAAACGTGGGTATGACTCCGCCATTGTCCTTGATATGGTTAATTTGCCGATGGTTAGGGAAATTGTCCTGTATAAACCCGGTCTGGCAAAGAGGATCGGCTAAATAACCCATAATCCACACTGAGGATCACTAACATGGCAATCTCCACTTTGTTCGAATCTGAGTCAATACTGGACGCCCCAATATGGACTGGTGTTCAAGACGGCACAACCATAGAATTCTTTGAGCGCGGGGAAACTGGCGCCGAAGAGATCTATGCATCCGTAGAAGGCACTGACGTCGTCCGTGCTGCTATCGCCCTGGCAACCTTCTTGGAAGACGCTCCCATTGACGGGGTTCCTTTTGAGGCACATGTTGATCCCGATGATCCGACCAGCATCATCATTACCGTTCAGGGAATGGAATATACGTCGTATAGTATTGAGCACGACGAAGAAAGCGATGCGCTTTTTATTGCCACCGACCTGCAGCTAGAAGATGATGAGATTGCCTACCTTCAACAAAACGGTAAGCTGCCGGAGTACTCGGATGAAGATCTGGATACTGAATTGGCGGACGCCGATGATGACGATGATTTTTGGGAATAAGAAAAGGGGCGAAAGCCCCTTTGTTTATTTCACCCGATATTAGAGGCGGCTATCCAGCCAGGCATTCTTTTCGTTCTGCCATTCCCAAGCGGCCTGACCACCTGCCATCAGAATTTCCAGAGAAGGAGTATTGTCGTCTTCGCCGCCGTGGAGGTCTGGGTCAAACCCGTCATCTTCAGGATCATCTTCGCATTCGTTCTGATACGCAGAGTATTCAATCCAGTGCGCTTCGGCGTCCATGTCCATATCACCCAGAGCGGCTTCAAGAGTCATTTTGCCTTCGGCGATCAGTTCGGCAGTTGCATCGTCCAGCCCGGCGTCTTTGGCTTCTACAAAGCGTTCATGGCGCTGCTGGAACAGGAAGAATTGCATCGCGTCGATACGGGAATCAAAGTATTCTTTACGCGGAATCATAATTTCACGACCATCTACTTTGCTCACCATCAGGACACGTGAACCATATTCAACCAGATAGCGACCGCCTTTCTCTGGCGCTTCACCAGTGATGGTGCCGTAGTTAATGATGCAGCGACCTTCTTCAGTGCCGTACATTACTGTTTTGCCTGATTTTGATTGAACGATGATTTCGATGCCCATGATGTATTTCCTTCTCTTCAGTTTGTTGTTTGTTCGTACTACAATTTGAAGTATACGCCAGTTATTGAATAAGTAAAGTTTTTCAATAAATATTTTAATAAATTTTGAACTCTGCCCCTCGGTACGTCGCAAACCCTCGTTCTATCAGGCCATCGGGAACAATCACGTTCGTGGGCCAACCACCATCTGGTGCTTTGACTTTCAATCGAGTCTTATGTGATCCGAGTTTAGTTTGTTCATAAATTCGGCCTCTTACTATCGTCGCCCCGCCCTGGGTGACGAGCAATCTTTTGTTTACCACATCCATTCCTTAACACCAAAAGAAAGGGGCCGAAGCCCCTTGATTTTATTTCTTCAGATCAGGCCACGCACCAGAGGTTGCAGTAGACCCAGCTGGGGGAGCAGACTCAAGATCGGGAGAACCCGACTGAGTAACAACAGTGGGATCTTTGCTAACCACTTTGACGCCGAATTGTTTAAGGGCATCGACAGCTTGCGCCTTGCGGCTGTTGCTTTTAAAGTGGTTGTAGCCTTTGATACCGAATGATGCACTAATTGCTGTCAATAATGAAGCAGTATACCAATCAGGTGCGGTATCTAAGGCTTGCATGCCACCGACTACTGCTTTGATGAAATCCCCTTTATGATATTCGCCGGGGAACAAAAGCAGTTCCACAACAGGAGCTAACATAACGAGGATCGCGGGGATCGCAAGAACGATAGTCCAGAACTCATCTTTCCAAGACCCACCGACTTCTGTAATCTTAGATAGTTCCCAGTCAGAAGACGATTTTATCGCTTCTATCTTGACATCATGCTTGGCGCTTACAATTTCCCGCTTATATTGAATCAAATCAGTGCCCAGATTCCAGAGCTCTTTCAAAGCGCCAGGAATCATGCTTACCAAGGGGATTGCCATATAAACTCCTTGGTCAATGAACCCTCCTCGGCTAAATTATGGGGACGTGCTAACGGCACGGATAACCTGGAGAATACAATGACTGTTTTCTATACTAACGTCGCCCGGCAAGGCAACGACCTGTTAGTTCGAATTGCAGATGACATGGGCAATCGCCGCATGCTCAAAAAGAAATTCGAACCCACTCTGTATTTACCCACGGCTGATTATTCTAATGTTGAAAAAGTCGGCCTGTTGAACGAACCTCTGATTTCTAAGAAGTTTGCGTCTATGCGTGACGCTGATAACTATATGGAGGAATACAAGGATGTAGAAGGCGCAGCGATATATGGTCAGACCGACTATGCCTATCAATTCATCGCCCACAGTTTCCCCGGTACGATTCAGCCAGATTACAACAACATCCATATCGCGAATCTTGATATCGAAGTGTTCTCGGCAGGGTGGGTTGATGGACAGATGACTAAAGGCCCATTCCCGCACCCAACGATAGAACTCCAGACGTTCAAAGGGAGCGCGGCGCGTGTTCGTCAATTTCATAAACGTATCCTGGCCAACCATGCATTCGTCCGCGAGCATTTCCCCGGCTCCTTTATCTCCAACAACGTGACCGACCAGTTCCCCATCATTGACGCAAACGGTAAGATCACTCAGAACATGAATGCTGCGTTCCCGATTACGCTCATTCAGCTCCAGGATCTGACCAATAACAAATATATGGTCTGGGGGATGCCATGTTCTAAGGATCGTCATAAGTTCAAATATGACCCAAACGATGAAGAGATCGGCGGTCTGGAAGTAGAATATCAAGAGTTCACCACCGAACAGGATCTGCTGCGGTCCTTTGTGGATTACTGGGAAGTGCGGGCCTTTGACGGCTGGACAGGCTGGAACATTGAGCAATTCGATAGCCCGTATCTGGTAGAACGCTGTATGCAAGTATTGGGTGAAGCCGATACCAATCGCCTGAGTCCTTGGGGTAAGATTAAAAAACGCATCATCCGGGATAAGAAAGGTGACATCACGACTTATCAGTTCGTTGGTTGTCCTATGTTGGATTACCTGCAGGTCTACAAGAAGCACACGTACACCACACGTGAGCGGTATTCTCTGGACTGGATCGCGTATTGTGAACTCGGTGAGAAGAAGATGGATTACAGTGAGAGTAAATCGCTGTTTGATCTGTACTTCAATGATTACTGTAAGCATACCCGGTATGGTATCAAGGACGTCAAACTCGTCTGGCGTCTGGAACAAAAACTGCGTCTTATCCAGCTGATGTTTGTTCTGGCATATCGCACCAAGTCTAACTTTGAAGACGGCTTGGGTACGGTAGCGCCATGGTTGGCCATGTGTTATTACAAGCTGTACGAAAAGGGGATTGTCCCCAAAGTCCAGCGCGTCTATGATGGGCCGACAAACTTTGAAGGCGCGTATGTCATGGAGGTCACACCAGGGATCTATTATTGGGTCTTCTCAGAGGACTTGAACTCCCTGTACCCACACATCATTCAGCAGTACAACCTTGGGCCTGAAACGATTATCGGCGATAAACATACCCGTCGTGAAATCATTGAAGCCATGTGTGAAGAGCTTGCTGCTAAGATGAACGATATGACGACGCCGATGCATAAACGTCGTCATATGAAGAACCTCCACGATAAACTGCTCCGCGCGATTGATGAACGCCTGCAGGTTGTGGATGAACTGGTGGCCTTGGGTGAATTCCGTTTTGAAACCCTTGTGCGTTACAACGTTTCGTTTACGCCGAACGTTCAGTTCTTCAGCAATGAGAAGATGTCCTTCCTGTCCGAGATTATGCGCGGCATTTACGCTGATCGTAAAGGAGAGAAGGCCAAGGGTCTGAAGTATGAGCAGTGGGCGGGCTGGTGTAAGGAAATGTCCAAGGGTGACTTCCACCTTGAGTCTGCGATGAAGTCCCGCTACTTTGACCAAGATTGGTATGAAGAGCACAAGAACATCGACCTTGACCATCTGTCCGAAGTAATGCACAAATGGGAAGACCTCGGCGTCGCCCAAGATACATTACAGCAAGGTCTCAAGATCTTGATGAACGCAGGTTATGGCGCTATCTCTAACGTCTGGTTTAAAGAATACTTTAACCTTAACATCGCAGAAGCGATTACAACATCGGGTCAGTTGATTAACAAGTGGAACAAGCGTTACACTGATGATTACCTCAACGGATTGTGCGGGACCAGCGGCCTGGACTATGTTATCGCGGGGGACACGGACTCGAACTATATCTGTATTGAGCGCCTGGTCAAGAAATTGTGGGAAGGGGAAACTGATCACCACAAACTCGTTGATAACATCGACCAATGGATCAAAGAGAATTACCAGCCTAAGACCAATGAATGGGCGCAGATGCTGTGTAATACGATGAATGGCTACGAACAACGCATGGTTTGGGAGCGTGAAGTCATCGCGTCAGCAGCCGTGTGGCGGGCCAAGAAGATGTATTGTATGGCGGTCTATGATAGTGAAGGGATCAAGTATGAGAAGCCGAAGATTAAATTCAAAGGGCTTGAAGCGCGCAAATCAACAACGCCAGAATGGTGCCGTGAACGTCTCATCAAGTGCTATGAGCGCATTCTCTTAGGCACCGAAAGCGAAGTCCAAGACCTCATCAAGACGTATAAAGATGAGTACATGAAACTGAGCGTCGATGATATCGCGAAGGCTTCTGGTGTATCTGATATTGAGAAGTGCGTCGCTCCTGATGGTTCCTTTATCTCTGGTGCACACTTTGCCGCCAAGGCATGCGTTGGCTACAATCGTTTGGTAGAGAAGCATGAAGAACTCGATTTACCATTGATTGAATCAGGTGATAAGGTCAACATCGTGCTGCTCAAGGCCGGGAATCCTTTCGGTCAGAACTATTTCGCCTATCCCGAGTTCTTCCCTGAAGAATTAGATATGGCGAAATGGGTAGACTACAACACGGCATTTGAGAAGTCATTCATAGAACCGATCCAGTCTATACTGACGGTCGTTGGTTGGTCTCATAAACGTCGAGTAAATCTATTGGCGATGATGGGTAAGAAAGGTTGATTCAATAACCAACAGGGGGATATAATTCCCCTTGTTGTTTCCCTTTGACAAAGAATAGGTGATTTAAGATGAAACTCAATAAGATCCTCTTGGTGTGTGCTCTGGCATTTTCTACCACTGCGTGTTCTACCCTGCTGGATGTAGCGTCTACTGTGGACCTGGATGCGCCGACATTCACCAATGAACAAGCTGTAGCCAAGATGGAAGACACCATCAAAGCACATGCCGCTCTGGACAACGCCACCCCAGGTCCGTTGCAAACCGTCTGCAACTATGACGATTCCATTCAGGAAGACGAGACCTATCACTGCACCACTTACGTGAAGCAGGCTTCTGTCGTTCTGTATGCCGACTGCACCGCAGAGCAGTGTAATGCAACGGGTTATGACAAAGTGGAGGAAGACAAATGAATAATCTGTCTTGCCTTTACGATATGAATTCAAAGGTTGGCGGCCTGTACCGGGTTTTGGTGGATGTTGATCTGACGATGGTTGATAGCCTGTCGCCTTGGGTGAAGTGGTTTAATGACGGAAACCTGGAAGCCCAAGCGAGTATCCCGGATGATATCGGCCCGGCTAAATTTCAGCCTATCACCAAGCAATGTTATATGAACCATGCCGGGGATCTGGCAATTCTCATGCGTGAACGCGCGCATCGGGCGTGGACTCACTCATATGTCCATATCGGTAGCCAAGAACATTTCATCCCAAGCGGACGGGACCCGATGGACTTCTGGCGCCAGCCCGATCTGTATTCTCGTATGCAGCCGTTACCCGGCGCGGTAGAGTTCCTGAACAACTTGCGTGATGCACTGCTCATGAAGTTTGAAATGGTGGAATTTGTTGCTGTCACCAAATGTGAACCCGAGCATGAACGCAGCAAACGCCAGTTCGTGTATGAAAAGTTCCCGAACATCTTCAATGGCTTCATCAGCACTGATGAAAAGCATATGGTCGCTGGCGATGTTTTGATTGACGACAACCCAAAATATGTCGACCCGTGCATCTGGAACAATGTTTTCAGCATCTTCGTCCCTCAGGGGAATTATGAAAAACTGGATCTTTCGAATTCGGAAGATATGATATATGTTAAACCAGTAGAAGGCCGCAACCACTTCGATTATCTGCGCGAGAACTTTACAGAAGTCGTTGACCGCCTGGTTGCACATTACCAATTTGTCCGTCAAGGAGTCTGAAGTGTCTAACGAATTGAAAGTTACAACTCAGCCTGTAGTTTCCACGAAAAGCGTTGTACACCCGATTGTTTCGGCTGTAAACAATTATATCAGGGGGATGGAAACTCCTACCCCCGTTGGAGCAGCTCAGAAATTTCATTCATTAGCAGTAGATTCTTTATTGCGTTCTGAAGAAGATGAAATTTTCTATGACTTCGATGACCGTTATAAAGTGAAATTTGAAGAATATGGTCGTCAGAAGGTCGCTGTATTCTGGTCGCCTTGGCTTGGCGGTGTATCATGGCGTATTGAGGACGACAAATAATGTCAAAACTGATTGTAATCAAAGGAACCAGCGGCACGGGCAAGGGTACTCGTGTCGTCCAGTTCATCGAATGGCTGCGTACCCGCCTGGAGCCTCGCGAGGTCACTTATACCATCGGCGATAAAACGCGCCTGTTTGGTCTGGCCTTTGAAGAACTGAAACTGATGTTCGTCGGCCAGTACACCGTGTCAAATAAATCCGGCCTTGCCTCTTGGACCTCGATGGACGCTATCCACGCCGCGACGGGTTCGGGTGATATCGCCCGCGAACTGGTCAAAGAACATCTCAGCGCGGGATATACGCTGGTCTGTGAGGGTGAACCGCTTATGCTCTCTGATAAGTGGCGTCCAGAATGGATGTTTGCCAATTACCCCATTGAACAGTTGGCGCTGTTGTATTTCACTTATCCGGATCGTTATCAGTATGATGCCCGTATCCGTGGGCGTTCTGGTAAAGAAGCCGGGGATTCCGGCTGGACTCGGAATGAGTCTTATCAGAAAGAGTTTGAAAAGTCTAAAGGTGAAATGGCGGCGGCGGGCTGGGAAGTCGTTGTAGATTCATACAGCGGTCAGGATGTCCTCTACAAAAAGAACGGCGTGGGCAGCGAAGTTGCCCAATTACCGTTCGACGCCCCGCTGTGGGTCATTGGTAATGCTATCCACCACATGATCATCAATGAAGTCCGTGATGCTGGGTTCGTCTTCAAAGAATTCTATAAGTATTGCGAAGACAATCCGATGACACGCGAAGTTGGTGGAGCCGATCCCCTGGCGCATCGTGTACCGGAAAAGGCTACCCGTCGCCCAACTGTCAAGAAGACGGCTGAAGAAAAGAAACAGCCGTCCAAGAGTTCTAACGTACTGGCTATGATGTTGAGGAAATAAAGATGAACGACAAGTGGTTGGATGCAATTTTATTGGTCGGGGCGATCACTTGTTTAGCCTCACTATTAACCATGACAGTATATCATTATGGCTTCATTGATCTGTCAGAAGCCGAAAAGAAAACCATGAATGTGGTTTATTGGCTCGGCTTCTTATCTTTCTTTATACCTGTTGTCTATAAATTATTTTTAAGGAAATGAGATGAAAATTTTGATTCCCCGCGATGCCGTGGCTATCGCTATTGATTATAAGGGCGATGCCAAGATGATCAATGCTGTCCGTTATTATCCGGAAGATAACCGGGTTATCCCGCAGTTTCAGCTGAACACTAACCCCGCGTCTAAAGATTTCGGGCAGTGGCGCCAGGTTGGACTCGTCCGCACCAATGCCAACGCCCAGGCATTCATTGCCGACCGTTCCAATAAAGCCAAGCGCATGTGGGTTGTGACTTCTGATAAGCGCTTCGTAGACATTTGGCACTCAGAACTTGGCCCGGTTACTGCGGAACAAATCCAGCTGGAGCCAGTTCAGCCTCATCCTGGAGATGAAGAACTTTCAAGTTCCGTCGGCGAAAAGGATTGATGTATGACCCATTTATCTAAAATGCCGCAGGGGTATAAAGCCCCTGAGCAATGGAAGTATCCCATCGATCTGAAGGTGGACTATCGCAAGCCTGAAAACCGGATGTATCTCCTCAAGGCTTGGGTGGAAGCGCTGTCCTACACTGAAGAGCATAACCAGCAGATGCGTCTGATGGATTATGCTATTGAAGTCACGGAAGGCATCACCAATCTGGAAAAGATCGAGCGCAAGATCTGGATGTCGTTCCTTTGGGGTTGCTGCTATAATGCTATCGGCCCGTGGACAATCTATTCTGAGTTTCCGGTTCCGCCTCAGACTAAAGAAGAAATGCAGCGCTTCTGTGATTGGTATAACCTGAACTTTGAGCGCATGCGCTTCGATACTGATTGTCGCTACCGCAAGTCGAAGATGATCCCATGTGTTCAGTCCTATGTGGATTGGCTGGCTGGGCGCACCCAGATGGAAGCATTCCGACCGATGTTGGAGACCAAGCCCCAAGGTGACCAGTTCGTTAAGCTGTGGGACACCGCTATGTCCTGGAAATACTTCGGCCGCCTGAGCGCCTGGAACTTCCTGGAAGCCCTGAACATGGTGTTCGGCAACATGTGGCAGATTGACGTTCCTGGGTTTATGCTGCGTGATCGCGATGGCAGTGAATCAAACCGCAATGGCGCGGCGTTCCTTTCTAACCGTGATGATTGGGTGACCAAACACGGGAAGAAAAAGATCGACGGTTGTCCTATCACGGATGAAGAATGCGACATCCTGGAAGCCGATTTGGAAAAGGCTTTCCGTGAATGCGTAGAAGAGTTTGGCGAACTGACTTTCATCAACCGTCTGAACTTTGAGACCTCCGGTGCATGTTGGCTTAAGAAATTCTTCCGTCTGAAGAACACTCGTTATATCGGGTGGGATGCCGAGCGTACCTGGGATGAAATCGACTACATGGAACGCATCTGGCCGGAATACTCCTGCGCGGCACTCTGGGAAGCCCGTTCACTCTGGTTACCAGATACCCTGTTATGCGAGAAGGCTCCCGCAGGGCACGTCCCAGGCGTCCAGAAGTGGAAGATGCCGGTGTTCTTTGAGACGGGCATTCCCCTTCATATTTGGCACCTACAAAAAGGTACGCGCTGGGAGGCGAAAGAACACAATATTCTGACGGCGAAATTAGAAAGTCCTCCCGTCCCCAAAAGCGTAAATCTGATGTCATTGATGAAGAAATAACTGAGCAATATTACTTTCTTCAATAAAGGGAATGGGCTTATATTTGGCTCGTTCCCTTTTATTTTCAAGGATTAAAATCATGACTCGCACCGAATACACCGAATACCTGTACGATCTGTTCATGAAAGAAACAGACGGCCAATTACATCCTAAGAAATCGCTTTTCAAAGAACTTTACGAGAAAGGTGATTTGTCACCAACCCGTATTATTCGTGAATTGCACCTCATGGGGATTGAGTACGAAACACCGTATATCACAACAACTCGGACTCTGCAACGAGCTACTGCACACAATCTTCATTCTGTGGCCTCAATCATGTTCCGCCATCATCTATCATTTGATGAGGCCATGGATCCGAAGTACCATGAAGAACGTTGGGAGCTTCTTGTGTGTAATGGCGCTGAAGAAAAACACAAAGAACAACTGCTGGGTATGACCAAGGCCCAACTCGTGGATGGTGTATTATGATCTATCTCTTTTTCATCTTACCGTTGGCGATGGCGGTAGCGTTCATCGTCAGGCACCAGGCTGACCACAACGTCAAGGAGACAGTCTATACCACTCTTATCGGGGTTGGTTTATCTTGCCTGATACAAGCGGGTGCATACGCAGCATTCTCCCTGGGGAGTGCTGCTGACGTGGAAATCCTTAATGGTTACGTGACTGGCAAGACTCGGGAAAAGGTTTCCTGTGAGCACCAGTATCAATGTGGTCAGACATGTTCAACGGATAGTAAAGGCAACCAGTCCTGTGTCCCGATCTATTGCGATGAGCATGATTACGACGTTGACTGGGATGTACACACGACTGTTGGCGACCTGACCATTAAACGCATAGACCGACAAGGTTTGCGTCAGCCGCCGCGCTGGGCGCAGGTGAAGATAGGGGAACCAGCGGCCCAAGATCATCCGTATCAGAACTATGTTCTGGGCAACAGGGATTCATTATTCTCTCGTTCAGACGAACAATTCGCTCAGAAGTTCAAAGACCACATCCCGGCATACCCAAAGGTCTATGATTATTATCGTGTCAACCGAGTCCTGAATATGTCCGGTTTGAATCTTCCTGTTGATTACTGGAATGATTATCTGAACGGTGTTCTGAAAACTCTGGGTGCCGAGCGTCAGGTGAACATCGTCTGGGTGATAACTTCTGGTCAGCCCATTGAATATTTCCAGGGGCTGGTGTATGCATGGTCTGGCGGTAAGAAGAACGACGTCATTGTCGTTACTGATATCGCCAAGGACATGAAGATAAATTGGGGCAAGAGCACTTCGTTCGCTGATGGCATGAACAATATGGAGTTGCATTCTCGCAACGGTTTATCTCTTACAGGACACCCAATGGGGATAGCAGTTTTCCAAGAAGTCGCTACCAATATCAGCAAGGGTTACAACCGGGTGTCCATGAAGGAAATGGATTACCTGAAATGGCGTGAGTTGAAGACCTGGGAAGCCCTGATCGTGTCTTTACTCGGTTGTGTGCCGTTTGGTGTATTATTCTATCTTGGCGCTGGGCCATATAATTTTAGTCTAAATCGTCGTTTTCCATTCTAAACAAGAGGCTACAAAATGTCAAAACGTATCAGTCCTGCTCTTATCACCGTCGGCGCTGTTGTTGGTTTTATCGCGATCATCGCCGGGTTTCTTATCAGCACGTTCAACGGCTTCAACACGCTGGAGAACAATGTTAAGAAGTTCAACAAGGACTCAGAGAACTATCTGAGTTCCTATACTCTGAAGGTACAGGAAACGGCGCAAATCCCGGACATGTACAAGAACGGGTTGAAGGAAGTCATCAAGGGAACATTTGAAGGCCGCTATGGCGCCGACGGTTCTAAAGCGGTGGTGCAATGGATCCAGGAACAGAACATCCAGTTCGATTCGTCTCTGTACAAAGAAATTCAGATCGTCATCAGCGCGGGCCGCGATGAATTCCGTATCAGCCAGACCAAAAAACTGGATGCGTGCCAGCTGTATGAGACCCGGCTCCAGCAGTTCCCGGGCAACATCGTGGCTGGGATGTTTGGTTTCCCGCGTCTGGATCTGGAAAAGACCTGTCAGGTTGTAAGTGATAGCCGTACCCAGGCAGCTTTTGAATCTGGTGTTCAGGCTCCAATTAACTTTAAAGGTTGATTATGAAAATTCCGCTTATAACACCTTTGTACCCAATTGAATCTACCACCCCATCGTTTGTTATTAAATCTCAGGTTGGTGAAATTCAATTCAACGCCGATGGACTGGAGTTCAAGGGAGAAGTCAAAGAATCGGCTCGAGCGTTTGCTCGCGAAGTTGAGGCGTTGTTGAACTCCAGCCAACAACGCCTGATAACCGAAGCGAACGCACTGGCTGGAGAGTTGGGTTACGAAGGCACAGCATCCAGCATCAATGATGTTGCTGATCTGTTGAATTTTATTCGTAAACTGAAAACACAGGAGGCCAAAGGTGGAACGAACTGACCTGGTTCGAAACCATCAACACCATCTATATTATGGCGGTTGGCGGAACCCCTGTCCAGATCTGCGTGGCGCATTAGCTGAATAGACTTAATTCTTCAATAAACAGGGATAGGGTATTATTGCTCTATCCCTTTTCTTTGGAGCAAAATCATGTCAGAACCCAAAAAGATCGTTATCATCGGGGGTGGTCGTCACAGTATTATCATGAAGGCCGCATTACAAGATCTTCATCCGGAATGGGAAATAAAGCAAATTTCCATTGAAGATCATATGTCGGCTCGTGAACTGGCACGTCGTGAAGAGAACGACAAGCGCATCGTGATCCTAGATGAAATCTGTTCTGAATTTGATGTGAAGCAGCTCATCAACAGCCTGAAGTCAAGACGCAGATTAGATGACAATGATTTTATTGAAACATCCAGAGACGAGCGTCAGATGATGAAAGATGCTCGTTACCAAAAGCCGCCTCGCCTTCGTGGAGCCGCTGCCCACAAACGCCAGGCTACTAAAATGAATAACAAACGCCGGAGCAAACGCTAATGCCTACCAAACCAACTTATGAAGAACTTGTGCAAGTGGTTCTAACATTTGACAAAACCTTGAAGACCCTGTACAATGCACTGGGGAAGAATCCGACTTCGGAGTCAGGGAAGACGGTCAACCTGTTGTTGATGTTGAATCCTTTGTGGGATATTGATGCTATCGTGGCGGCGCTGAAAGAACCAGGAGCACAAGAACCAACTCCCGTCGCTTCTAACATCCAGAAGTATCTGGAAAACTTTGACGAATATTCTTTTACTGGTCTGATGCTGCGAGATCTGATCGATCAGGAAGAACGTCGGCAGAGTAAAAATTGTCCAGAAGTCCAATCTCGTGATGAAATCAGAGCATTGGTGGAACGTGATTTTGACTATGATTTCATGAAGTTGGCTGTGATGATCGTCCAGGCGTTGTCCTATGCCGCCAAAGGAGAAGTATAATGGTTTCCAAAAAGACATTAGTCGCCATTGCTATGGCTGGTGCTGTTATCAGTGCAGAACAAGCATTGGCGCGTAGTTATCAGGAATCACGCCATCGCGGTGATGATATTTGGTATTCCAACAATTCCGGACCGGGAACGCCAGGCCATGGTCGCCCATCGGTGAAACGACCGAAGAAAGCCAAAACGCATGGAAAGAACAAAAGGAAGAGTAAATGAGTGATGACACTTTAACAGAAGAACGGCTCCTCGAAATATCTGAAGGTGAGCCGAGGAAGGTAAAGTGTCATGTCATGTTTGGTGAAGGGAAACAGATGGCCGATGAAATTCTGTATCTTCGAGCCGAACTCGCTCGATTAAGTAAACCTGAACCCGAAATTTAGAGGATATATTATGAGTTCTATTGAACAGCTGATCACGCCGCAGTACATTTATTCTAACATTGTTGAGCATCTGCGCTCACAATTGAATATTGGTACGTTGAACAGCAGTGAATTGTCTGACTTCAAAATTCATGAAGTCGAGATCGCCGCCTTCGGGAGCCGCTACCATTTTGAGATCAAGCGCACCGTTGTAGAGGATGTGACATCTAGTCTGCTCGATTTGAGTGCCGCCAAACCTAATCGTGCTGAGCCGACTGAAGTTGTCAAACAATACGTCGGTTATCTGGAAGAGACGTTAGAGCCGGGCGCTACCCGTCCCACCTTTAACTTCCGAGCATCACTTGTCGGATAATATGAACTAAAGCCCCTTCTCAGGGGCTTTTTCAATTGAACCATTTCCAAGTATTATACCAGTGTAATCCCTTTGAAACTGATAGGACTTCTTCGTTATGAAAATGCGCAAGTCAGAGCACTTTGTCCGCTCTTCATCATCTATTGCAGGTAATGTCTTCAATGTTAAAATGACCGATAAGTTATTTGAAACGTTGTTCTCTAGCCTTTATCGTTATAAAGAAGCGGCGGCGCTTCGTGAGACCGTTTGTAATGCTATTGACGCTCATAACATGCGTGACCGTTTACAGCGCCGGATGCCGTCTCATTACGCCTCTCTGTCCCCGATGCCCCAACTGTATAGTAAGTATCTGGCGCCTTCTAACGTTCCCGTAGAAGTCCATCTCCCGGACGATTACGAGCCATGGCTGGAAATCAAAGACTGGGGTATCGGTCTTTCCCTGGAACAGATCATGGGTGAACCTATTTTGGCCCGTGAAGATGAAGTGCTTCTGGCGGGTAACATGATCGTGAAAGAAGACGAAATCCCGGAAGGTTCTGAAGTTCTGGGTGTGCCTGATTTCTCTTCGTATTATGGCGGCCAACTGGTCTTTAAAACCGAAGATGGCGAAATCATCCGTTCCCCTGGGCTTTATACCACATTGTTCAACAGTACCAAAGAAGACGATGATGGACAAATTGGCGCGTTCGGCCTGGGTTCCAAATCACCTTTCTCTGTGTCGGATTCATTCACTGTTGAATCCCGCTATGAAGGGAAGGTCTATCGCTTCCTGATGTATCTGAACGGGAACCGTATCCCGACTGTAGACCTGGTCACCAAAGATCTGGAGACACGTGAGCCTCTCCCGGAAGACACAGATGAATGGAACGGCTTGTCTGTAAAAGTCCCGGTCAAAAACAGTCGCTTCCGCGCGTTCGAAGAAGAGTTGATTCGCCTTGGCAAAGTTATGAAGCCCAACGAGCGCCCGAAAGTCACGAATCATTCATACAACTTCGATTGGGAAGACATCAGTTTTAACAACCGGGTGGGGAATACCTATATCCAGCCGAAGGGAACGGGGAATACCCACTATGCGGTCATGGGCGGGGTGTCATACCCTATTGATCTGGAACAACTGGAACAAGATGTTTCTTTGATTCTGGAAAAATTCCCGACGTCCTATACCTTCTTTGAACTCGGTGATCTTAACGTCCCACCATCCCGTGAAGACTTGTCTTATGATGAGTACACTCGCGAAACCCTGAATCGCCAGTTCAAGAAAGTGGCGAATAAAATTATGCAGGAAAAGATTTCCGAACTCAACCTGGCGGCCAGCAAAGGCCCGCTGGCGTTGTATATGAAGAAAGACGAATTCACTAACATGTTCGGTAGCGGTTTCCGCAAAATGATGGAGCGGGACTTCCCGGCTGACACCCGCTTCTACAAAGGGAAATATGTTTACAACGGCACCCCTGATATAGAACGTAACATGGATGTTGACGCTCCATTCCGTACTGCCGGGAATCCTTATTATCTCGAAATATATTGGGATGCCGGGTATTTTGAATCCAGGGATTCACTCATGCTGAATGATGTTTATGGTTGGGTTGGTGAGAAAAAATCGGTTGCTATCATTATCGATAACTCCAGCCGCGCCCGTAATCTGAAAATCAAGACAGCACGCAATAATCATGATGTTGTCATCGTTGTTAAGCCCAACGATTCACTGCTGACCAACCGCAATTTATTGCAAAACCATAAAGGCGCATACAAGAATCATGAAGAGCTTCAAACCTATTTTGAATCTTGGGTTGGTAAACAAGAGACCACTATAGACCACCTGGTATTTGCCGATAAGTTTTACGAAGTTATTTCGGAAATCCTCATACCAAGTGAAGTTTACTTCATGCATGAAATGCAGTATGTAAAGCCCCCGGTCGAAAAAGATCCAGGGATGTTCCCATTTGGAGGGTTCCGTTTTAATTTCTATAAAAGCGAAGAACTGTCTGCTGAAGATATCTCCAACATCATTGATTCTGGAAAACAGATCGTCTACATTGAGATATCAGGAACTAACAGCATCCATGATATCCGTGGAAACCGTGTTAATGAATACGTTGCCCGAAGCATTTTGGAATGTATGCATAACACTCCTATGGATGATGAGGGGAACAAAATATTCGAGTTCATGAACTTCCATAAGAAAGTCATCCTCGCTCGTCGGAAATCTGTCCCAATGATGAAGAAATTCCCGGAAGTTTTTGTCCCGATTGATGCTGTGTTTGAAATGTTGCTAAAACGCCATATGCCGTCTTTCAAATCTAAGAATGCCCGGGAACTGTTAGCATTAAGAAAGCAATCTCGTTGTATCATAAACCGTATTCCGTATGCGGAGTCGCTTCTGGCCAAATCTCACGAAGGTATTCCAGAAAAGTTTGCTTATCTGAAGGATAACATATTCCTGCTGGATAAGAATAATATTGAATTGATACCGGAAACTGAATGGGATTATCTGAAAATGATCAGTAAGAACAAGAAAGGTTTACCAGGTGTCAAAGATCTTAACGAGGCGATGGAGAAATTAAATTTCCGGGTTAGCATCAAAAAGAACTTTGACCAATACCGTCGCGGGCACACCCGGATTACTCAATTGTTTGACAGTATCAATAAATTACTGTCAGAAAATGGTTATTGTGAAATCAACCTGACACGTTCTATTTCACAGGCCCAAAAGAAAAAGAACCGTTACCGTGTTGATTGTCATAACCTTGTGAAACATTTGATGTCAACATATACACCGGTGGCTCAGAATCCTATTGAAGAAGATAAAGAAGGGTTCTTTGCCGCTATTTCAAAACGTATCCTCGGGGCATAATAGCCCCGTCTAACACAAAGTG